AATGCGAGCATCAATATAGCTAGCCGTTACCACCCAAGTACATTCACTATGCCCATATATGGCAAGCTGAATCTACTTGGCAGGCCACCGTCAACTGGCCAATCGAGGGAACTACCGGGAAACCGGGGCTCCCTCAAGCCCACCGTTCTTTAGACGGTGGGTAGTTGACTTGCATTGGCAGCTTCAGTTAAGGTTGGGAAAGAGCAATATCGAGCTCCTTACGCATTTCGCGTAGAACGTTCATCACAGTGACTCGAATACAAGAGTCTTGAAGATATCCCAGTTGGCGTCAAGCTGCTGGTAGATGTCGATTTTCTTTTCAGTTTTGGTGTCGGGCCATCCAGTAACGATAACCTCGTATTCACATTTAGCCCAGAAGTAGTACATGCACTTGCGGCGAAGCTCAATTTCAAGAAGCTCGTCGGGTGTATATTTCTTCTTGCGCTTCTTGTCATCCCATATTATCTTGTCGATAAGTTTCCGGTACTTTTCGTCGTCCTTGCCATAGGCGGCATTCAGTTTCTTCTTTATCTTTTTGAGGGCATCAATAATCGATGTGAGTTGCCCGAATTCAAATATGTTCTTGAACTGGATATCATTCCCGTATTCATTGTAGATTACGAGAAATAACGGTTTCTTTGCACGATTCTTTTTCATGCTCCCTCCTGTCGCTAGACGTCATTTAACCGGTTAGACTCCATGTTCATCATAGTCATGGCGTACAACTCCCGAAAATCAGGAACATACGGCGGAAGAAAATTGGGCTCTAGCCCAGTTTTATCGAAATACGAGTCCTTTACGAACGTACAATACAGTGTATAGAAGTCGTCGTGGGATTCAGGGCCAACAACGGGAATTTCGTACCTGCGGGTTCCACTGTAATTACCGACCTGTTTCCATTCGGTAGTCCAGCATTCCCGCGGGAACGTGACTGTACCTTCGACCTTGGCGCACACGATTGTGAGGTACAGCTTATCGGCATACGGCATGGCCGCCCGGTACACGCTGGCCCCGCCAATGACGAAAAGCTCGGTCTCGCCGGCACCCTCGGCAATCTTGATTGCTTCGTCGATGGAATTTACCGTAGTACACCCATCGACCTTGTATTCCGTGTCGCGGGTAAGTATGAGGTTGGTTCGGTTCGGCAACGGCCGTCCGATATCCTCGTAGTTCACCCGTGACATCAGGATATGGCGTCCCGACGTAATCTGCTTGAACCTTTTCAGGTCCGAACCGATATGCCAAGGAAGGTGGCCGTTGTTCCCGATAACCAAATCGGGAGTCATTGCAACAATCATTGAGATAATCATGATGCTATACCGCCACAGGGGCCTTGATTGCCGGCCACGGGTCATAGTTGACTAGTTCGAAGTCCTCGAACTTAAACCCGAAGATGTCCTTCACCTCGGGATTTACCTTCATTTCCGGGAGTGGCTTCGGCTCCCTGGAAAGCTGTTCGGCGGCCTGTTCGAAGTGGTTTTTGTACAGGTGCAAGTCCCCGAAGGTATGGACGAACTCTCCCGCCTCGTACCCGCATACCTGTGCAAGCATCATCGTCAGCAATGAATACGACGCGATGTTAAACGGGACCCCGAGAAACATGTCGGCACTACGCTGGTAAAGCTGGCAGCTGAGCTTCCGCTTCCCGGACTCTCCCACTCCGCCCACGTAGAACTGGAACAGGCAATGGCATGGCGGTAGCGCCATCTTCTCGACCTCGGCCACGTTCCACGCGCACACTAGGTGCCGACGCGAGTCCGGATTATTCTTGAGGCTGTCTACCAGCGTTGAAATCTGGTCGATGTGCCCGCCGTCCGGGGTTGGCCAACTGCGCCACTGGTGACCGTAGACCGGGCCGAGGTCTCCGTTCTCGTCGGCCCACTCGTCCCAGATGGTGACCTTGTTGTCGCGCAGGTACTTGACATTAGTATCGCCCATAAGGAACCAGAGCAACTCGTGGATGATTGAACGCAAATGGAGCTTCTTGGTCGTGAGGCAGGGGAACCCCTTGGAGAGGTCGAACCTGGCCTGCCTGCCGAATACGCTGCGCGTTCCGGTGCCTGTACGGTCGGAGCGGTCGACGCCGTTGCCGATAATGTCCATTAATAAGTCGAGATACTGTTTCATGATGGCCAATCCTTCTATTTCTAAGGCTCATTTTGGACAAATATAGCAAAAATCCCGGAATGTTCCGGGATTCTCGCCGTCATCGGTCCCACTATATGGTCATGGAACCGTTGCTCTTACCACGCACGGGCATCACCTCGTAGGTGTCATCCGGATGCAAAATCATCCCGATTCCCGCGCAATAGTTAATCCAGTTCCTGTTATCGTGGCTGCTATCGCCGGAGAACGTAAAATACTTGTTCGAAGCGAGCACCGCGAGAGGCAGGGTGAAAAAGTCGTGGGTGTAGAATAAGTTCAGACGACCCGTAGACTTGTTCAGTATTTCCTTGCACACTCGCTCGTAATCGCTGGCAAGCTTCGCTTCCGCCTCGGCAGCGGAAGACACGCCGAAATTCTCGGACAGCTGCGTACTGGTCAACTGCGACGGGTCGACCGCATATTTCCTAATCAGGTCGCTATTCCCGGAAGATGCCGGTTGTTTGAAGAAGCGATACTGGTTAAGCATGTCTGCCACAACCGTGATTTCGCTGTAGTCGGACGCATCGAAGTCGGTGTCGTAGCGTGCGCTGGCAAAAGCTTGGGCCGAGTGCTTGCACCGCAGGTACTCGGTCGAATAGTAGGCCGCATTATTTGCCGGGAAGTTGTCGATGGTGTACGTGACGTTGCTGCTCGTCCAAGAAGCGTTGTTCCTCGCCTGCTCGCCCATGGTCGTGCAAGTCGTCACACCCGTCGAGTTGATGTCGCCATTCACGCTTGTGTCGTCGCCTCGTTCAGCGTGGCGAAGGACGAAAATCACCTTATCGGTAGCTGTCTTCGTCCCGGCCATCACGTAACGATACGAGTTCCAGCTGTTGAGAGGCCATGACGTGGAGACCTGTACGAACCTATCGAGAGAATGTTCGTCCATAAAGTCGCTATACGCGGTGTCCTTGTCCGCATACGGCCATGCGTCATATGCCTTAATCATGTCCATGTACAGCTCTCGGCGCGTGTCCGTAATGAACGCGGTGTTGCTCATGTTGTTGAGCGTCAGGTACGCGTTCATCGGGCTTCCGCTCATGAGGAGGTCGAACAGCGTCGCCATGTCCTTGTCAAACCGGATGATGTCGTAGCCGTTGATGGAAGACAGCCAGAAGTCGCTACGTATGAGGTCGACAAGCTGCCCGCCGATTTTGCGGTTGTAGTCAACCGTTCCCGGCGTCTCGTCGATGCATGCAATGCGGTAGCGGTTGCTGTCGTATTCCGAGACGAAGCGAACCAGTGGCACGGAATCTCCCCGGTAGTCAGTAACCGTCTGGTTCGAGTAGTCGTTGATTATAGAATCAACGGAACTGGTGTCGCTCCAGAATTCCTTGTCGTTGTAAACGCAGGTATTCCCTACGTATGCGACCCGGGACACCAGGTCTGGCTGCACGATGAGTCCGCTTGCCCCGGAAACCACACCGCCGTCCGGCGCGACAATCGCGCTGAGAGCGTGGGTGGACGGGTTAAGCGATATCGAATCGCTCCCTGTGACGTTGAATAGAGAGTCGAGCTTATCCTTGTCGGACGAGCTCAGTACGCCCGGTTGCGCCGGTACGGCCTCGGTCAGAACTTCATCGCTCTCGCCGAGCACGGCTGGCGTGGCGGATACCGCTGTCGGGATTGTAATCGTTGACGCGACGGCCTGGTCGGCAGTAAACGAGCCGACCGACCTGTTCGGGGATGCGGCAGTACCTGCCATGTCAATGGTGATGGTCGCGTTGTTAACGGTCACGTTCACCGCTTTGTTCGAGTCCGGCGTAAGCGCAGAACCGTTCAGCTTGACAGACTGGATTGCAGTACCTGCAGCCGTCAACACGGACTGTACACTCGACGTCAGGTCGGTGTCGGGAATACCACCGGATGGCTTCTGGTATGCACTGTCCGCCTTACCGAGAGAAGTTTGCACAGCAGACGTCAGGTCGGTGTCTGGGATACCGCCGGATGGCTTCTGGTAGGCAGTGTCTGCCTTTCCGATAGAAGTTTGAACGGCAGATGCCAGGTCAGTTGATGGGATGCCGCTGGCGGGCTTCTGGTACGCCGTCGAACCGGCTCCCGCACCCTCGCGGATATCCTGTAAGTCACTAATCGTGTCCTGCTTCCCGCTGATGTCCTGGTGGGAAGTGAGAACGACAGCGCTCAATCCGCTCTTAAGCTGGATGGTCGTCTTGTCGGCGTTGGTTCCCGTCCCGGCCGTGACCGACATCTCCGATTTATCCGCTTTCCCACTGATATCCTGGTGAGACGTAAGCACAGTCGTGGACAATCCGGACTTCAACTGGATTGTTGTCGTTCCTGTCCCCGCGGTGATACTCATCTCCGACTTGTCGGCCTTTCCGGACACTGCGGTTGACACTGTGTTCTCAGTAGCAACCTTGTTAGTCGACGCATTGTACGTCCCGTCGAAGGAAAGTGCATCCTGCTTGGAATTCCAGTTGTACATCTCTCCCGTAGTGACCAATGACACGTCCGTGCCGCCAGACGAGGCGGACAGGTGGGAATACGTCGTGTCAGACCCGGGAATGCCAAGGCCGGTGATGTCCGATTTTTCCACCGCACTAGCCGCGGTCACGTGACCAAGCCCATCGACCGTTACCTTGTAGAGGCCCGACTCGTGCGCGGTATTCGATGGATGGGTATAGTTGTTGGCGTTAGCCGCTATGCCGGCCAGCTTCTCCTTGTCCTGACCGCTCATCAGGCCTTCGGTATACGTGGTCGAGCTTTCCCCGGTAACATATCCCGCGGACGGGATTGCGACAGTCACATCGCTCGAGGCGTTGGCCGTGAACCCGGTGGCCGTCGCCGAACCGGAACCTAGCTGCAGAAGCAGCTTTCCATCATTTGCAGCCGATGGAACGGTTATGTCGACTGCGCCGTTGGCATCCGGCGTAAGGGCGGCATTGTTTACCTTGACCCCCTGGATGGCAGAATCAGCCAATGCACCTTGCGCCGCAGTGGCGAAATCGGACGCTTTTTTGCCAGAATCTGCCAAGTTCCCGGACGAGTCGAGGGACGCAAGGTTACCTGTAGTAGCTCCCGAAACCTTGGTAGCCACCCCGTTGAGGTCGGAACTTTGCAAGGCAGTGTCGGCCTTGTCGAGAGACGTCTGCACTGCAGAAGACAGGTCAGTTGAAGGTATACCTCCGCTCGGCTTGCTGTACTTGGCACCCCATTCGTATTTCTCGCCGGTCGTGACGAGTGACACGGCGGTGCCACCCTCGGCGGCCTGCTTGCTCTCGTACGTCGTATCCGACCCGGGAATCCCGAGCGCGGTTATGTCCGACTTCTGGACAGGAGCAACGGACGAAACGTGGCCGGTGTCATTGACCGTCACTTTGTACAGTCCGGATTCCCTTTCGGTATAGCTCGGATGGGTATAGTTGTTCGCCCCAGCCTCTATTCCGTCAAGCTTCTCCTTGTCGGAGCCGCTCATGAGACCATCAGTGTTAGTCACGGTCTCGCCGCTTGTGACGTGGGTCGCCAGCGGAATTTCGATGGTCTGGTCGGTCGATGCGTTCGCAGTAAATCCGGTATCGGTCGCCGAACCGCTACCGAGCTTTAGCTTCAGCTTGGCGTCGTTAGCCGCGGCAGGGACGGTAATACTCACTACCTTATTCGAATCCGGCGTGAGAGCCGAACCGTTAACAGAAACTCCCTGTATGGCGCTGTCGGCTTTTCCGCCCTGTGCCGAAGTGGCAAAGTCGGCAGCCTTGCTACCAGAGTCAGTCAAGTTTCCATTGGAATCCAAACCGGCGAAATTGCCCGAGGTTGCGCTCGAAACTTTGTCGGCCTTCCCGGAAATGTCCTGATGCTGCTGCAACGCGCTGTTGGCGAGCGAGAGTGACGTGTTCACTTCTGAGCTGAGGTCCGTGGACGGTATGCCATTTGCCGGCAGCTGGTACGCTGTGGCGCCTGCCTCCGCACCGCTACGGATAGTGGAGAGGTCAGATATCGTCTCCTGTATGCCAAGTGCAGTAATGTCGGACTTCGCTACCGCTGTCGCCGCGCTCACATGTCCTTCCGAATCGACAGTAAACTTGTAGAGTCCCGATGCGTGCGCCGTATGCGACGGGTGGGTGTAATTGTTGGCCCCGCTCTCGATGCCGTCAAGCTTCTGCATGTCGTTTGCGGGGATGAGACCCTCCGCGTACGCGGTAATGCCGTTATTGGTAGTCTTGGCTACCGGTATGGTAATGCTTTCGTCGGTGGACTGGTTGGCCCCAAACGTCTTCGCCGCGGACGAACCAACCGTAATGGTGAGTGTTCCGTTGTTGGCCGACGTTATCGTGCCCTTGGTCACCGTGACCGCACCGTTCTGGCTAACCGAAATCTCGATGACAGCGTTTCCGCTCCCGGATTCGGTAATTGCCCCGTGCCAGTATCCGGACAAGTCCATCGACACGTCGCCAATAAGTTCCCAGTCCACCGTACGGGTGTCCTCGCCGGTAACATCATCAGTGTCCTCGGTGATTACGGCAATCCAGGACTTGTACTTGTCATCACCTGGCGCGGTGCTGACCTTCGTCAGGTAGATGAACTTGTCGCTAGCCTCCGCATCAGGGACATCCGGGTGGGGGTCGGCCCCGGTAGTAAGTGACACTACCTTAAAACCGCCGTAGTTGGACAGTACAGCCGCGATGGCAGCATCTGTCTCCGCCTTGGTGTAAGTCGTGGCCGCGTTAGCCTTGAGGTCCAATGATTCCTTGACGAGCTTCTCGGACGGATAGTTGGTATCTGTCACCGTAGAAGACCATGAACTGACCTTGTTGTTCTTGTTTTCGGTATTGTCAGTAGTTACACTTACCGACGTCACCTTTCCGTTAGTCTCGGTAACCTTCAGCTGGACGTTAGTCCCGTCGGAAGACGAGACTTCCGCATCAAGGGCATTTATGGCTCCGGTAACAGTGGACTCGGTGGCCGCCTTGTTGCTCGACGCGTTGTATACTCCGTCAAATGTCAGAGCATCCTGCTTTGCGCTCCATGTGCTTTTGTCGGATGCAGTTACATGGATGTCGCTGTCTGCTATATGCGTGTTGTAATCCGAAAGCGCCGCGGGCTGTACCGCGGTAGCACCAGCTGCCGCGCCTTCCCGGATTGCTGAGAGGTCGGATATCGCATCCTGCTTGGAGTTCCAGGTGTACTTCTCGCCCGTGGTGACAAGAGACACCTCCGCCCCACCAGACGCGGCGCTCTTGCTTTCATAGGTCGTATCGTTGTCGTCGGCCCATTCAACGCCGGTACCTCCCGAGTTGACTTTGAGGACTTTCCCGGAATTTCCCGTCGTCGAAGGCAGGTCGCTCCCGGATGGCTCCACCCACCCGATAGTTCCGCTGGAGTCCGTTACCCCGAGAACCTTTCCGCTGTCGGACGATTGCGCGGCGGGAACCTGCCGCACGCCGGATATGGCGCTGGCTACGGCAACACCCGACTGCGCGTTAGCGGACGAAGAATTGTATGACTGGTCGACTGTAGGGATAGTCGGTGTACCCGACAGGTCAGAGTACGCTCCGGTAGTGGCAACCGTAGCCAGATTTGGACGGTTCAGAATCTGAGTTATTCCGCTTGTCGCGTTCCAGTCGGCATTCTGCTGTGCAGCGGGGACCGTCACGTTCACTTCCCCGTTAGAATCCGGGGTGAGCGCGACGTTGTTCACCTTGACTCCCTGGATGGAGTTGTCCGCCTTATTGAGAGAATCGTTTACCGCTTGCGCCAGGTCGGTTCCGGGGATTCCTCCGGACGGCTTGTCGTACTTCTGACCCCAGGCATACTTTTCCCCCGTAGTCACGAGGGATACCGCCGTGCCGCCTTCCGCTGCGGATTCGCTGCTGTAAGTGGTGTCGGTAGCCGAAATCGTACCGTCCGATGCGATGGATATGTTCGACCCCGGCGTAAGTTTTTGCTGTACGACATTCGGGTCGACGCTGATTGTGGTACCGCTTATCAGGATTCCGGTCCCGGGCGTATAGTCCGTGCCTCCTCCGCCACCGCCACCGACCGCAGAAATCGTGTTGCCGACGATTGTTATGTTCGCGCCGGGAATAAGCTTGGGCTGCATGTCAGACATCGCAGAACCCGAATCGCTTATCCCGCCGTCGCTGGACATAACGAGGATATTGCCAGCCGTCCCTCCGGAAATCTTGTCGACCTTTCCGGTAATGTCCTGGGACTGCAATGCACTGTCGGCCTTGCCCAGTGATGTCTGCACTGAAGAATCCAGGTCGGTCTTCGGTATTCCGGTCCCGGGCTTCTGGTACGCCGTACCGGCCTTCCCTAGCGCAGTTTGCACAGTGGAAGACATGTCGGTATCCGGAATTCCCGTACTTGGCTTCTGGTATGCGGAATCGGCCAGCGAGCCCTGTGCGGCCGTAGCAAAGTCCCCCGATTTTTTCCCCGAGTCTGCAATGTTCCCGTTAGAATCAAAAACGGCAAAGTTCCCTTCCGTGGCGGATACGACTTTGTCTACCTTTCCGCTGATGTCCTGATGGGCCGTCAGCACGGTAGCCGACAATCCGGTCTGCAACTGTATGGTTGTGTTGCCGGTCCCGGGAGTGATGGACATCTCGCTCTTGTCCGCTTTCCCCGATATGTCCTGCTGCTGCAGCGCGGTATCGGCCTTGCCGAGGGACGTCTGCACGTCGTTTGCCAGGTCGCCCTTGGGGATTCCGGTGCCCGGCTTCTGGTATGCCGTCTCGCCCTTTCCGGCTCCCGAGCGTATGGATTCCAGGTCGCTGATTGTATCCTGCTTGCCACTTATGTCCTGATGAGTCCTCAGAACAGTGGCCGTCATGCCGGTCTTCAACTGGATGGTCGTCTTGTCCGAGTCGGCCCCGGTACCCTGGGTGACGGCCATCTCGGACTTATCCGCCTTCCCGGATATGTCCTGCTGCTGCAATGCGGTGTCCGCCTTGGAAAGCGATGCCTGCACCGATTCGCTCAGGTCAGAATCCGGTATTCCGCTCTGTGGCTTCTGGTACGCGGAATCGGCCTTCCGGAGATACGTCTGCACCGTCTCGGACATGTCAGAAGACGGGATTCCCCCGGAAGGTTTCTGATACGCGCTCGCACCGGCCGTCGCACCGGAACGTATGCTGTCCAGGTCGCCGATAGTATCCTGCTTTCCGCTGATGTCCTGATGTTCCTTCAGCACCTTAGCCGAGAGGCCCGCCTTCAACTGCACGGTAACTTTATCGGAATCCGTCCCGGTTCCCGGAGTCACGCTCATCTCGGACTTGTCCGCTTTCCCGGAAATATCCTGGTGTTGCTGCAGGGCGCTGTCCGCCTTACCAAGAGAGGCCTGGACCGCGTCGGACATGTCCGAAGACGGAATGCCCGCGGATGGTTTCTGGTACGCGGTGGAGCCCTTCGTAGCGCCCTGGATTACATCCGGCTTTACGCTAATCACGCTGCCGGTAATGTCGATTCCGTTACCCGGTGTATAATCGGTACCGCCCCCGCCACCCCCGCCAGCAATCGTCTTGCCGCCGATGGAAACAATCCTGTCGTTGCTGATGCCCAGTTCAAGCGAATTTCCGTTCTTGTCCTTCTCGGCATGCCGAGCATACTTGGCTAAAAATTCCTTTCCGTTGAGCGACTTAATCAATTTGGTCATCTGGATACTCGGGTTGACGTTTTCCGTAGTTTATGGGCGAGTATTGATGGCTCCAGGGATAAACTCCATATTGTCACAAATCGAGGGGTGCAAGATGGGAAGCAAGAAGATGTTCGGGCCACCGCGCCATCCGGGCGTTCCGTGCGGATACCCGCCGGTTCCGATGTCTATACCTACGCTGCCGGAATTCCCCCCGACGCGCGGGCCAATCAAGATTGTAGAGTGCCGCGAGTCACCCGACGGCCAGTTCGACCTTGTTCGGTTCAAGCATGGGCCGCGCGGCATGATACCTCACGGATACCTATTCGACGGATTCGGCGTCAAGGGTAACGGCCCTCGCCTCCTCGACACGCACGACATACGCGGGGACATCTCGAATTCCGAGGGGATGGACGCCCCGAACATCTGGTTCAACAACTCGGACTGCGGGCAGAACTTCTAATGGAAAATTTCAGCGCGTCTCTATTCGAAACCGTTTCATCGGCACTGGTGCGCCGGACAGTAAACAACATGTACAGCGCCCTTTTCGAGGGTCTCACGCCACAACAGAAGACGCGCCGAGACCTGCGGAACATTCTACCGGAACCGCCAGGAGGCTGGGCTGCCCCGGCCGTCGACGAGGAGGGGAACCGGCTGCACACAATCGAAAACGGCAGGCCGATGAACTTCGCCGAGTGCCTGGAATACAATGTCAGGAACAGCTTCTTCCATAATGGCGGCCGAACAAATCCAAAATTCGAACCGGGCGTCGCCCGCATAGCCTACACCGAACTCGGGTTATGGCCGCAGAACCTCATCGACTGGAAGGACCGGAAATCCATCCCGGACTGGGGCAAGATACGCGAGTTCGCCGCCATCTTAAAGAACATCTCCACGTCACACGCTGACGACTACGACCCGACGCTGAACGGGATGTCTTTCGACGAGCTGTCCGCCAGGTTCGCCCACGGTTCCGCTCCATCCGAAACGGTGAACGAGACGGCCGACGGGACGGGATGCCGATACGACGTTCGCTGGATTCCTAACTTCCAGACCGCCCGGCAATACGCGAAGTATACCGAGGGAACCCAGGCCTGGTGCCTTACCACGGACCGTTCCCAGTGGAACCACTACATGAAGGGCGGCACCGTCAAGATGTACATCTGCACCAGGCCCGGATTCGAGAATGTTCCGGGCGAACCCGGCCCCAACTGTCCTCTCGACGAGTACGGGCTCTCCATGCTGGGCGTTTCAGTAAACCCCGACGGCTCGCTCGACACGTGCTGCAGCCGCTGGAACCACCTGCACGGGGGTTCCGACATGGTGATGGACGAGGCCGAGCTGTGCAAGGTCCTCAACGTTCGGAAACTCTCCGACGTGTGTCCGCCATATACCAAGGAAGAAATCGACAATAGGGCCAACAGGGTGATGAGCGAAATCATGGCGAAGGTGCATGCCATCCTCGACAAGAACAATCCCATGGACATGTCAGCAAATTTCTTCTTTTTCGATATGAAGGACCAGTCAGTTCCCGGATACCGCCTGCTCGAACTGCATGCCGGACGAGAACCAGCCAACAGCCGAGTAGTGTGCCTGGTGCTGAACGACAAGATGGAACCCATGTTTAAATATCCACTGGTAGAGTACCGGCTCTTCGGCGGCTCGGTAGACGCCGATACTATGGCCACCAGCAACCCGGCATCCATATCCGGGAGGTACGACCCCGATATCGATTCTCTCGATGCCCTGATGGAACCTCCACCGGCGGACATCGACATAACCGAGATGCCGATGGTGTTGGGCTCGTTCATTTCCGGGAAAACGTTCTACACGTTGGAGAACGACATTGATTGCTCGTATTGCACCATAGACGATGTTATCGATAGCACCGACCCAAAATATTCATACCGCTACTCCGACGACGAATTGAATAGGGGAATCCTCCTGAACATACACGAAGCGTGGACCGGCGACATGCTATTGGATACAGTGAAAATGAAATTCGTCAACGAGCTCGACGACAGCTTTATCGACGGGCATGTGGGTAACATGACATGCAAGGGCGGAAAAATCTATTTCGTATCAAAGAACGGAGTCATAGATTACGGAAAAGTATTGCGCAAGGGGAAAAAGTATTTCAACGCCGACATTTGTTCTAGCCGAAACTACCGGAATATCGGAATTGACTTGTTCACTGGCTCCATATGGGACAGAAGCGGTATTGCTTCCAAGTCACAAATGCGTCTTGTCTCCGATACCCGGAAGCTGTTCATAGTAGACCCGATTACCGGAAGAGTCATCCGCGAGTTCAACAGTGTGGACTCATATGAACTGGTGGAAACAGACGGCAATGAGATGTTCAAGATAACCACGAACGATGGCAAGATATTGCATTGCGACTTTGACGGAAATCTGCGCGACTAGCCTATCCTGTCATAGAGTTTTATCAGCTTGTCCAGGCTTTCCCTTGAAATTAGGCTCCACACCTTCTGCAATTCCGGGCGTTCGAACGTCTCGGTAAGACTGCCGCTCCGCCCCTTTGCCATATCCGACATGAAGTCGAGTATGCGCGTGGTGAATACGTCCATCCCGTTCTCGCCGATTGCAGTATTTGCCGACACGAACCATTCCTTGGGCACTGTCCTGAAGAATACCGCCTGGGTGTTGTTCTCCACGCTGAATTCGGTACCGGCTGGCACGTCGAACACAACCGCCAGCTTGTCCCGTATCAGGTCCTCGGAGAACACGTTAGCCCACACATCGTTCCGTCCGGTTTCCCGGCAAACATTCTGCCGTATCCCGGAAACCAGAATGCTTTCCAGGGCCTCCGGCGTATACGTGTAGTGCATAAAACGGATAGGCCTCATGGCCCGGCGCATGGACATTCCGCCGCACGGCTCGGTCACCGACCACAGGTTGTCGGTGCAGTTTTCCCGGAGCAACCCGGAACCGAACGGCCTCAATGCGGAAACCAGGTCGACGAGCCTGTCATAGACGGACTTTTCCGGGGCGGATTCAAAAATCGCCGAACACGCGGAGGAAACTGCCTCGGCCATCTCGGGAGAAATTCCTTCAATGTCAACCAAATCGTTCATGCGCATCTCCAAAAGAAGGCCGGGCAGCCCGAATGCCGCCCGGTCGAACTAGGTACCGGCAAATATCTTCCCGACCTGCGAGATGAATTCAGCCGCGTCACGCGCAGCTAGCTCGGGATACATGCTCTCTCCCGCCTCGGGGGCGGGGCCGGAATACCCTTTCTTAAACTCTCCATACGGGTCGCCGTCGACTTCGTACCCGTTTTCTCCAAGGTTATCTAGGAACAGTGTCTGCACGAACTCGTCAAGTTCCGGCTCGTTGTCTACCAGCATGTAGAACTTCGAGTTGTCGAACTTGCTCATGCGCTCGAGGATGGAATTTCGCCCGTATACCGGATTGTCCAATGCCATCCGGTTGAACCGGTCGATTGCCGGCTCGGCCTCGACCGAAGACGACGACCACCCCGGGCCGTCAACGAGCATCAGCCCGCCTATCTCACCGGTGCTCTCTGCCATCGGTTACCTGCCTAGGGTCTACTGTAAGGAGCCTACGCCGCCCGTCGTTTCCCCGCGTGGTCAGCCTGGCACGAAGGTCAGGACCGATATCCACCGTAGCATGCCCGTTGCACCTAGACATCTCCTCGCCGATTTCCTGCAAAGTACGCTGAATCATCATGAGGACCTGCTCGCGGCGTCCGATGTTGAAGGTGCCGTCCGCAGACTGGTACGTCCCGTCGCCATTAGCTACGATATTGTTGAGCAAATGCGGGGCCAGGTCGCGGGACTCCGCGGGGACGCCCATGTCATCGAGCACGTTGGCGATGTTCCTTTCATCGGCAACCGTTCTCGCGTTGGTGGCTGGAAGCCCATTTTCCCGGAAGCCATCCATGCCGAGCATCCTGTTCGCGCGAGGATACTGGACATCTACCGGCTGTTGGCCTGGGAGAGTCCGGGCGTTTCGCTTCCGCTTTTCCTCTCCAATCATTCCCAGGAGCGTACCGATTGCGTTTACGATTTGCGGCTCCGCCGGGCGGATGCCTGCCTGTGCCTGGTTGAGCACGTCAAATACGCACTGCAGTGGATTGGCGTCATTGGCTTGGCGTCGTTCCTGGTCACGGTATATGTCCTGGCGTCTAAGAAGGTCCCTTGGCATTTCTGCTCCGTACACGTTTGTGTCATGAACAGTTTATGGCCTTGAAAACGCAGAAAAGGCGGGTTTCCCCGCCTTTCGGTATGCTGTGCAAAGAAAATTACTTGTCGCCCTTGCTCTCAATCGCCTTTTCGCGCTGGTAGTAGGTCTTTCTCGCCGCCTCACGGCTGCTGTTGAACCCGTCGATGACGAGGTCAAGGTCTGCCTGCGTGTAGACCTCCTTCTTGTCGTGCTTGATGTAAATCTGACGGCTGAAGTTTTCCACATCTGCTGCAGAAACCTGCGCTTCGACAAGCTTCTCCGCGGTTGTCTCGTAGACTTCGTCGGGAATGTTGTACTTGGACTCGCAGTACCTCTTCAGAAGGATAAGCATGAGCTCCTTGTCCGGGAATCCGACCTCGATGGTCTCGTCGATTCGCCCGCCGCGTTCCATGATGGACTCGTGCACCTTGAGCGGGTCGTTGATGGTTGAGAAGATGATGGTCGGGAACTTGGAGCTGCGAACCTTTGCGAAGAATTCGATGAGCTTGTTCGTTTCGGACGTCTTGGCACTGATTTGGAGAGAATCGAGTTCGTCAAGAAGAATCACTGCCTTCTGGGTCATGTTCACGCAAAACATGATTCTGTCGAGGGTGCTGTCGAGGGTACGGTCGTCGAGCTTGCAGTTAATCATCATGAATCCACGCTGGGCGAGCTCGTCCATGATGTGTTCGCATGTCGAGGTCTTTCCCGTACCGAGCGGGCCGACCAGGGCATAGGAGAGGGACTGCGAAGTTTCGGCTGCGCGGGAGCACCATTCGGAAATCTTCTTCATCGTGTCGGACATCACCCACACGTCGGAATCCGCACGCTTTTCGTTCGGCAATACGTAGATTCTGCTGGCGTCGACGAAGTAGTGGTAGGTCTTCGTGTCGAGTTCGCGATAGATGTAGGTCAGCGCGGCCTGTACGCATTCCTCGTTGGAATACGACGGATGCTCGACAACGTACGCGGCGTGTTCAGTGAGCACCTGTCCGCCGATGAACTTCGACGGGGTGTCCGGAGATGTGAGCGCACCGACCAGTTCCTCGGACTTCTCGTCACCGATGGTGAACTTTTCCATCTTCAACACGTATAGGGTCTCGACAGCGGGGTCGCCGCCCGATGCCTTGAGCCTGCGGCAGCGGAGCAGCACACAGAGCTGTGTAGTGATGATGATGTTGCCGCTGGAGTTGATTGTCGGCGGGTTTCCCTCGATGCCTTCGACGGTGAAGTCGTAGATGCGGTCGTCTACGTTGAACTCGTAGCGGGTCTTCGGCTTCATCTTGAACACGAGGTACATGAGGATTTCACCGATAGGAATCGGGCCAGCGCATGCGCCGGAATAGTTGTTGCAGATAGGAATCTCGACGTTGAACTTGGTGGCGATGTCCTTCCAGAAGATAATCTCGGCGCGGTTCTCCATGGAGTTGGACGGCTGGACGTTGGCGTGGATGTTGTCGAGCAGGTAGTACAGGGCGATGCCGTTTCTCGCGAAAGCGATGAAGTCCTTGATTCCGCGGTTAGCCGACTTCTCGAAGAGCCTCGTCGCAAGGTCTGTCGCCAACGAACAGGCCGGGAGTATGCTCTTGAAGCTTGCGTTCTTTGCCGTCCTCTTCAGGCGTTTCCAGTCAATGCCTTCGGGGGTGATGAAGTCTGTGGAGAATCGAGGTATTTGGTTACCAATCTCCTTCAAAAGTTCCAGAAAATTTGGAGAGTCTGACATTTGATTCCTAGTACGGTTGATTGTTTGTTATCCTAAATATAGCAAAAAATACGCCCCTGTATAAACTTTTTGAAAATTTTTCAATCCCGGTGACGAAAATGCGCGAAAACTACCTGCAATTCATGGCCGAATGCGACCGACTGAAAAAGTATTTCCTCCTCGAGGCCGAGGGGGACGATTCCGACCTCGCCGAAGCCGGGCCCGATGAAGACACCGGCGACACGGAAGGCGGCAAGGATTCCGGAAAAGATAAGGCCGAGAAGAAAAAAGAGTCCGACGACGAGGGGAAACCCGCCGAGAAGGACACCGGCAATGCCGACAAAGCGCAGGAACCCGAAAGGGAACCCCAGCCGGCCCAGAGCCCACAGGCCTCCCCGTCGACTGCCCCTGACCCCTCCAAGGTGAACGCGGCAGGACGCGCACCCGGGGCAATCAGCCCGCAGGCGCTAATCGCCGAGATGAGCTCCGGCAAGGACAATATCTATACAAGGGTGCTCGGCGTACTCAGGACCAGGTTCCCGAAGGGCGAATGCCAGGTCAAGGACATGATTGAGCCAATATCCCATGCGGTGAGCGCCTTCATGAAGAACAAGAACTACGCCCCGCTCCCGAAGGATACCATGAAGGCGGTGTGTCTGAACATCGCCAAGCAGATTTCCGAACGGTCCGCCGCATCGAAGAAGGCCCAGCCCCGCCCGCAACAGGGACAGCAGAAGGTGGAGGCCGCATACTTTAGCAAGCAGCGCCCGTGCATCGAGTCGCTCGGCCTCCTGGAAAGCTGGAAGGAGCTGCTCCTCGCGGGAGGAATAGCCGCCGGTTCGGCAGGAGCGGCAACGGCGCCTTCCGCCCCGGAAAGCACGCTCAGGGGAACGCCGAGATACACCGCTATGCAGGACGGTACCCAAGTCGGCAGGCAGGACAAGCAGGGGCAGCAGCCCGCAGGGATGTCAAGCGTCCCGAAGACGGCAAATTCCGGGAACGTCGCCTTCAGCAAGGACAGCACCTACCAGCTCAGCCCAGACGACTACGTGGATTACAAGACCGCAGGAAATCTCCCGGAGAACTACGTGGTTTCCCGGGGCTCCGGAAGCGGCAAGACCGATACCCCGGTCGAAAAGGGCGGGTCGGTAATGCAGGGTGTCGTGAAGGAGCAGGCCAAGAGCGGCAAGACAACTGGCGAAATTGCCGGGAAATGCAAGGAAAGTACGGGAAACCCGGACGCATTCCGGAAGACTGTTCACGAGACCGGCCACAAGGCGGTGGATGCCGCAATCAAGGGCGGTAGCGCGGTTGTCGGCGGACTCATTGGCGGGGCCAAGGGAATGGTCCGTGGCGCGAAGGAGGCCTGGAACCGGGCATCCCGCGGGATAGAATCCGACCACGACAAAATGGTGAGCGAGCGCGAAACCAAGAAAAAATAGAAAAGGGCCGCGAGAGCGGCCTTTTCCATTACTCCATTCGGCTATTCGCCCAGAAACGGGTTCTTCGAATCACCCGTCCACCAGGTTATCGTGAACGGCACGTACGGGTTGTTCACCATGGGATGAGCGGACATGACCACGTATCCCAGTCCGTCCAGGCACCGAACCACATCATTAAAGACGAACTCGCGGTTCTTGTTGGACACATAGATTGATGCCCCGCGTTCCGCTCCGCCGATTAACGCTGCCAACCGTTCAGCGAGTTCCTTGTGCGTCTCCCTAAACTCGTCACCCGCGGTCTTGAGCGAATTGGTTATCCGCTTCACCGTATCTTCTGCGCTGGGAATGATGCTCTGCACGGTGGCTTTCTTCTTGACCGTGCGCTTCGTCGTAGTTCCTGTCTTAGCCATGTTATACTCCCATGTAAAGTTCCGCGTATCTGTCAGACTGGAGTTCCTTCTCCGGATGGTGGCGCTCGGCGTCTATTACCGCGTCGCTAATCCGGTTACGCTCCATCGCGTACCTGTTCTGCCGCTCGTAGTCAGATGGCTTCGGTGACGGTATGCGGGTCAGGTCCATGTTGTTGTCCAGGTCGACCAGCTTTACCTTCGCTGCCAGATAATTGTCGGCCACTCGGCCAATGTACACGTCGCGGTCCTCCGACTTGTTCCTCGTGAGAATCGCGACCACCTTCCACACCACCGGGGGGAACCACGCTGCGAGGTCCGATATAGTAAAGCCCCCATCCTCCACCACGTCGTGAAGGTAAGCTATCGCGGTCAGGTTATCGTCGGAATAACGCCGCGCGGTGTCGCGCCCAACGCTCCCAACGTGCTCGATATACTTGTGCCCGCCCTTGTCCAGCTGCCCGTCGTGGGCGAACTCGGCAAACCGGATTGCCTTTTCCACCAGGCCGATGCCCGAAGGTATTCCAGTCCTTACAAATTCCTTGATTTCATCCCTTGAACGCATTATCGACATTCCTGTGTTGGATGTTTACCATACATTTACATACACCGGCCATCGCCGGTACATGATGTAAACTAGTCCATTTTTCGAGAAATAATGTAGTTTCGTCTTATCCAACGAGAGCAACCATGAAAATTCCCACAAAAGAAGAGCGCTTCGACATCAATCTCGGAAAGCTCAGGATAATGGATGTCAACATAATCCAGGACCTTACTCAGGAAACCATCGCCCTGTTGTCTCTGGTGACACAGTGCGAATCCAACGTGGTACTGGACACACCCGTGAAGCTCCGCACGGTGGCCGGATTCGACCACTACTTCGTCAAGGGAGAATTCTCGTCCGGGGATGCATACGGCAATATATCCTTCGCGTGGACAGTAAAGACCGAAAACCCCGAGCAATACGACGTGCACAAGATAACGGTCGAATTCCCGAACATGGGTGAATGCGAAATCATCTGGAATTCGAACCAGGCCGTCGTCGACCGAATGTCGCAGGAATACTCATTGTTCCTACAGGCAAGCCGGTTCGTCCCGAAGCGGTACAAGGAAATCGAGGCACTACTGCAGAAAATCCGCACGATGCATCTTGAACAGGACGTGCGTGACAAGATACTACCTATAATTGACCAAGTGAGCGCCCTTCTCGGCAACGCGCTGAAAAAGGACGAACGAGTGGCAACATACGGGAAGGAATAGCATATGGACAACGGATACGAATATTACAGATACTCGGACCCAACCTCAATCGACGCGGTCAAATACATCGACGAGGTCTCGAGTTCGCTCAAACTGGCGGACGCGCTCATAACCAGACTGTCACCAAGATGCTTCCGGATTTCTTACCGGACCAAGGAGCTCGGCGACATATGCCACTACGACGTGTCTCTGAGGCAGTCGGCGCAGCATTTCAACGTGAAATTGAACATCAGCCTGTCCGACGGCACTGCCGCCGGCTCGAAACGCTTCAAGGACATAACGGCCGAATCCCTGGTCTCAACGCTGTCCAAACTTTTCGAGGGCATCAAGAAGTCCCGTTTGACCGCAATGAGTGAACTCGACCAGTTCCAGAAAATAGTGACCGACGGACTAGTGTCCGCCGGCTACACCTGCATCGGGACGTCCCCCGCATCCATGGCTTTCCGTGGTGCCAACAAGAACGTGACAGTGTCCATCTCCGAACTCGGCCGGTTCAGGGCGGTCATCCGTTATACCCACAAGATGAACGGGGAATTTCCGGCATTCGAGACCGGCGCTCTTGTGTCCGTCGATAACGCGGGAAAGCTTCTTGGATGGGTAAACAAACTTTAATGAGATGTAGACCATGAAGGAGAAACAACGCAAAGAAAAGAAGCCAAGACAGTCCACGAAAACCGCTGTCGCAACTCGGACAATAGGCATTCCGCCATGCGATGAAGAAATCCTCGACTCGATAATAACGAAGTTGAGCGAACACTACAACGTGGCCATCGTGGCCAAAGTAAAACAGACCGGGGTATTTCGGAAGAAACTCATCTATTCCATTACCATTAGCGGTCCAGCAAAGCGCGTAAAGCAGTGTGATGATAACCTTCTGTATCTTGCCAACGAACATAACAACGAACCACCCGAGGTAGTTACGGAAACGGTCTCGGGCATTCCTCTATGGGTTGGCGAACCCTCACTCTTCTAACCGGTCAGTTTCAATGGAAACTAAAAACCTCCCTTCCGGGAGGTTTCTTTTTTAGTTCCGAAAGTCCGCTATCGCTTTCCTGTCCAGTACCCGTTGATTCCGGGAACCCCGGAATTTAAGGCCCAGGTCTCGCTGTTCCAGTATGAACGGACCGTCTACCAGGGTATCCACCGCGTCAAGAATCCGGTCGGTTACCACCGGGACATTTTTTCGCTGGCCCGGCAGTAGGTCACGCTCCAGAACATACCCCGTATACATCCACAGGTTCTTTCCCGGAAGTTCCCGGGAAAATCTGGTGATTAACGGGAGAAGGTCCTGCTGATTCTCCGGTTCGAACGGTTCCCCTCCAAGGATGGTCAGCCCTGCAATGTATGACTTCTTGCAGGCCTCGATTACCTCGTTCATCTCGATTTCGGTAAACGGGTTCCCATACTCGAAGTCCCAGGTATCCATGTTGAAGCATCCATTGCAGTGGTTACGGCATCCGGACACGAACAGTGTAACCCGGCAGCCGTCGCCATCCACAATGGACATCGTATCAATCTTGGAATAGTTCATCAGATGTTTACCCTGTCTCCCATTTCGGCAAGCTTGCCGTCACAAAGAGATTTCGTGTAGGAACGCTTGGGTGCTCCGGTAAGGTAACCGGTCACTCGGCGCAGCCTGGCGAAATAGTCCTCGTGGTCGCACCCGCATTTCGGGCAAACGTTGTCGATGATTCCGTGATAGCCGCACTTCAGGCAAGTATCCTGGTTGAACGTTATCGTGAAGAATCCCATATCGGCTTCGTACATGGCATCGATGCATGCCTTTACCGCTTCCGGGTTTTTTGACGGGTCGCCATCCACCTTGTAATAGAAAATATGTCCGGCGTTGGTCAACTTGTGGAACGGCGCCTCGGTCGCAATCTTGTTCTCGAGAGATGTCGGGAGCGAGAAATACATCATGTGGCTGTTCGTGTAATAGCCCTTCCCGAATATGCGCATGATGTCTACGTCTTCCAGACCCTTGACCGGTTTCAGTATACGGCCGGAGGCATTTTCCACCGTAGTCACAGTGAACTTGTTCTTGTCGATGTTTGCGAACCTGCCGGCAACGGCCTCGGCCGGAGTTGCGAAGCACGACCAGTTGAGGTGCGTTTCCTTCTGTGTCTTGTCGCAGAAATCGCGAATATGCTTGACGATAGACAAAGCAAAGTCATCTACGTCGTGGTCGACGCCAAACGTCTTACCCGTAATGAGGGTAACCACCTCGGCGATGCCGATGTAGCCGATGGACAGAGTGGACTGCTTGAGAACTTCCGCCACGGAATCATGGATAGAATGTTCCGTGTCGTCTGAAGTGAGGTAGAGTCCTTCCTGCATAGTGAACGGATAGTTCTCGTACGTCTTTGTCCTGCATATGAACTCGAAACGTTCGAGCAAGCTGCCCTTGGCATCTTCGAGCATTCCATCCAGCTTCTGGAAGAACAGCTCGGTACGCTTTTCGACGCTCTTCGCCTCGATGTGAGCCTCGATGGCGAGTCTCGGGAGGTTTAGCGTATGGAACGCAAAGTTCCCCCTCGCGGTCGTCTGTTCCGGACCGTTCACGTTGCCGATGACGCGGGTGCGGCATCCCATCGTGGCTATTGTCGTATTCGGAATGAGCTTGCGGAGCTTCATCGTAGAGCCGTCGATGCAGACCACTTCCCAATAATCGCCCACGCCCACGTCGAATTCGTATGCACAGGGGGCGATGGCTCTGCCGTTAGCACACAGCTCGCCAAAAGTAAATACGCCCGGTTCACCGCGCAGTTTCAGCTTGGTCAGCGGCGTAACGCTGATTTCCTTCGTCTGGTACTTGACGTATGGAAGGTTGAAACTGGAATCAACCCTCACAAAGTTCGGATAGAACCTACGGGCCAGGCAATCGATTGCCTGCAAGTACAGGTCATAGTTCGGGTCACCCTCATACTTGGTATATCCGCGCATGAGCTTGAATATAAGAATCGGGAAAATTGGGGTGAGCCCATCGCCCATGCCCTCAAATTGTGCCCGCATGAGGTTGCGGCTGACCATGCGGCCGCAGTTGCTGGTGTCCAGGCCGAAGTTCAGCGAACTGAACGGGACCTGGTTACCGGAGCGGCTCTGCAAAGAGTTGAGATTGTGTACAAGCGCTTCCATCGCCTGGTGGGTCTGGCTGTCGGTAACGCAAATCGCGTTGTCTACAAGGGATGGCTTGAAACGCAGATACAGTATATGTGCCGGAGTGTTCATTGACACGTCGGCAAGTGTCTTGGTGATACGCTTGATTACTTCCGGGTCTCCCGGGCACCCAGCATACTGCCGGTATGCATGGTCCTCTGAATACTCCGCGTAACGGTTCAACTCAACCGCCAGGTTTGTCCGGAACGACATGTCCACGAACGGCGCCATGTCGAAATCGAAATTGTCACATGCAATCCCGCCATATTGCTGGTTTGACTGCAGCTGGAAGATGACGGCGGCGAGGGATGCTGCCGTCTGGATTGACTTCGCTGACCGGATGAATCCGGTACCCGAATCAAAACCCCGGGACAGCAACTTGTTGACCGGGGCAAAAAGGCAATTAAATGTAAGGTTGTAGAAGTTCAAGTCGTGGATGTGCATGTAGCCCGACTTGTGCTCGATGGCGTACTTCCGGGATATGTTGTTCAGGAGGTTGAACATCTTGTTCGTCTCCGAAGCAATCTTCCCGTATGTTCCTGCCGGTGTACCGCCGGCCTCGTTCGCGTTGTCGCGCAGGATGTTGGAACTTTTCAGCTTGGATTCGGTAATTTCCTTCAAGGTCTTGATGATTTCGGACTGGGATGTCCTCACCCTGTTACGCTCGTCACGTCTCAGAATGTACGCATCGTAGGCCTTTGGCCATCGGCCGCGCATCGCGTTCTTGACTGCGGTAGCTATCTTCTCCACGGATACCGATGCCGTTCCGTACTCGTACAGCTCGGCCACTATTTCGTCGACCGCGGAATCCAGTTCTTCATCGGTAAATTGCGTCTTCGTCTCAACCAGAGCGTTCTTGATTCCCTGTATGATTTTTGCTGGGGTGAACGGCTGGCTCCCGCCGTCGGTCTTGTTCACACGCTTAAGAACGATTCCGGCGGGCTTGGTCATGGTGTTTTCCATAAATGTCCTTTTTTCTCAAACAGCAAGGGTGGTTTATATGTTTACGGGTGGTCAAAATGCTCCCGAAAATCCCTCCTGTTGTGGTCATTCGGCCATAAGTCCACAATATATTGTGTTTTCGGCAGTTTTGGCAAAACGTTATTTTTTCTTTACATTCAAACCACGGGAGGCGGTATGACCTCGACCTGAACCGGGGAGTTTATCGGTTTATCCTCGGGCAGTTTCGGAATCGACGGGGGAGGCCCGTCAACTAGATGTCCGTCATCCCGGGCCACCATCCGGGCGTACTTTATGGTGGATATGCGCCTGGCGACAAGTTCTCTGAACTTGCCCACCGTAATCTCGTCACGGGAATACCGAACCATGTCGGTGACGACACCGGCGATATATGCGTGGGAAAGGTGGGACTCGAATATCATCTCGCAGGACGCACAGAACTCCTCGTTCCCGGTGCTCACCCAGTCGGGCTTCGGAGAATCGAGGTGCTTGAATGCCTGCTCAACGACGTCGCTGACACGCTCGACCGTATCCGGGTTCTTCACGTAGATGATATCGTCTATCCTTCCCGGTCGCAACTTGATTGTGCTGTGCAACTTCTGAGGCTCGTTGATGATAAGAATCGTAATGCCGCGGTATTTCGGGGATACAGTCTCGTCGATGTAGTCGATAAAGGCGCCTGTCTTCTCGTTCTTCGTGGCCATGTCGTTTCCGTCGAAGTCGTCGAACACAAAGAACGAACCGGGAAACATGTTGAGCACGCGGAACACGTTGCTCATTCCCCTACGGTCGGAAATCGAGTCCGGCGATATCCAGAACACCGGAACGTCCGGGAAATTCATCAGCAGGCGATTGACCGAGATAGTCTTTCCGGTACCCTGGTCTCCCTGGACTATATAACCGCGCCGCCCCTTATTGTCCAGAACGTTCCTTATGAATGCGGTTTCGGACTCCATGGTGCGGATGGGCGTGCCGTCCTCATCGTACAGGTCGAAATTCTTGACATCGAAATCGATGACCGGGCGAGGCTCGACATACAGGTTACCGTACTTTATGCGGATGAGGTTCTTTGATATGTCGATATGGTCGACATATATACCGTAAATTATCGCGGGCAAGGCAAATAGCAGGTCCATGCTGTAATGCCCCATCGGCATACCGAAAGTGATGAACGCATAGCTCTCCTCGCCTATCCGGTCGCCACGGCGTTTCCCGCTGGAGAACGCGAGCTCGAAGCCAACATGGTAAGTGGAGCCTTTGTGCTTGAGCTCGGTGTCGATATGGTACATCGAAGAATGCGTCGTCTCATCACAATGGTCATCTTCATCACGGTGCACCTTGATGAACCGAATGCCGTACTTTTCCTGTTCCTGTTCGCTGAGCGCCAGGAACGTCTCGCAGATGCTGGCGGTCGCGTCCATCGAATCCGATATCATCACGTTCCCGCCAGGGAGGCCCATGAACTTCGCAAGCGCGTCATACGGAGTGTGCACGTCATGCTTCGCGGATATGAAAAGGTTATTCACCACGGTAGTCGCCCGCATCAGGCCGAAGCCCGTCTCCACGAGGCCGAGGTACGCGTTCACGACTGGATTAGAGGTGTTCGCGCGGATGAGCCCGGAAAGCATGTCCACGAATCCGCCTGCCGCGGTGACGAGCTTTTCGGAGTTCTGGCGGAGGGCGCCCACGAGGAGCCTCAGCTTTCCCCTGGCATCTAGCTTGACCCATTCATTCGAGTCAATCTCAATCTTTACAAGAAGGTCCGAGATGGGATTCTTTGAATTTAGGTCACGTTCGTTATTATTCAAAGCTAGCCTCCTTGTCCCACATCGTACATTGCCTTCGGCGCGTCCGGCGGGACGTCGTTGGTCCCTTCGGCACCGCTTCCGTCGTTAAAGGTAAATTTTTTGGTATAAAGACGCTTGGACCCGCCGTACAGCCAAGTACGAACGAATATCCTCGCCAGGTTCACGCCGAACACCACGAACATGGCTATCTTGGCGTATCTGACCACACGCATATGCAAATTCTGTTCCATAGTCCTAACCTGAAATATAGCAAGTGCTATCTTGTACAAATCTGAATCAATTCGTCCATTGTCGCCACCCGGAACCCACCAGATTGAACCCGTTCCACCAGTCGCCGACCGGGCTCGCCCGTATGGTACATCGCAAGCGAGTGGAGATAGCCGCGGGAACAGTCGCCAAGATGGACCACCGTCGGACACGTACGGTACAGTGCAGCGACCCCGGGAAGAGACGGCTCGCTGATTACGGTGACATCGTTGGAGTCACGGAGCAGTGCGGCAACGGCGCCGGCCAGCTCGGCACTTCCACGGGTGGCCACGGCGACCTTCTTGCCTTTTAGCCCCGCCCGTTCCAGCGTATCCTCCATGCCTTCCCGTATCCTCCCGCCGACCACGGCGTCGAACACTGCCGAAGGCGGCATCCGGTGCATGTCGGAAGCACGCAATGGATAGCTGGTAAGGTTGCATGTGCATCCGGGAACGTCTCCCAGGCCGATGCGGAACAGCGCCGTCTTCTTTTCAGGATAGTCGAGCGCATCATGGAATATCGCGCACCTTACCGGGCACTCGTCGGGCACCATGCAGTAGCCGTCGGCAGCCTGCACCACGCAACCGACACCGCGCGTGCCGGGGACCCAGTACGCGCCGCCGATGGCACCGGCAATTCCCAACGACAGCATGTCCAGCTTGGAATCCCATTCCGGCATTATGTCCTTCACGAAACGGAACATGCCTTCTCCTTTCGCCTTGCCAGTTCGACCTCGATGTCTTCCGGGAGCGGAGAGAATCCGGGCATTACGCCATCTATGAATTCCACCAAACCGGCGGGGCCGTCCTCCTTCTCGATTTCGTCCAGCACGTCGGAAAACGATGCGCCTGCCCGGACATCATAAATCGTGGTGTCTATCTTGAGCGACTTCCTGTCGAGATACAGCGGAGGGGTACCTTCGATTACGGGCAATATGAGTTCCGTGCCCAGCCGGCCCATTGCGGAATACTTCTCTACCATTTCTGACAGCGTGCTATTCCCGGAAACATACGAGGCGAAGTCCGCTTCGGACATGCGCCTTACGCAAGCGCACATTACTCGGTTCTTCCGGTATGCGCTCCCCTCGATGTACTCCCTGGTATTCACCTTGGGGTGGAACATGTGATACGCCACGACATCCTTGTCCCGGTTCCTTTCGACCGCAGCCCCAACCCTGCGGCACTTGAAAAGGAAGGAATCGTCCTCCGCGCCCCATCCGAGAAATTCCCTGTCGAATCCGCCTACCGCGTCGAATGTATCCCGGGTAAATGCGTTGCACAGCCCGGTCTGCCTGTTTAGCGTGGCGCCCCTGTCCTTCTGCCCTCCCCACGGCTTGCCTGCGGATACCAGCCGCCTGGTGTCCGTCTCGTCGAGATATGCGGTATCTCCGTACGGGAACAGCAGCTTTCCCGGGCCCGCATTGGCGATGATGTACTCGGCCATGGGGCGCGTCATGTAGAGGTCGGCATCGACCATCACGTACAGGCGATATCCGGGATTGCCGCGCACGGCCGAATCCAGCAGCGAGGCCTTGTGGAAAGGCTCGCCGCACGGCGTCCCATCGCACGAGTGGCGAACCCTCCCGGACAGCCCGCTTTCGCGCAACCACGCGCCATCGCCCTGCTCGGCGACAAGATGGTCCGCCTCCGGGAACACCGCGGCGACGCGGTCGATGCACGCCGCCATGTTCCTCCTGCGGTACCTGTCCCCGGCATCGCGGAAAGCCGTTATTGCGAGAATTTCGTTCATTTTACCTCCGTGATATAAACTAGGTATTTGTGGACACGACAACACCGCGTCCGGGAGATATTTTAGTATGCCATTCAATGGGATTTTCAACCTGCGCGACGCCAACGAGAGCGTCACCCTGGATGCCAAAAAGGTCCAGGAATTGAAGCGCTGCGCGAAAAACCCGATTTACTTCATCAGGAACTACGTGTACATCAACACGAAGGACCACGGGATGCAACTGATGAAGACCTACCCGTTCCAGGACGCCGCAATCCTCCGCTTCATGCGGTACCGCTTCAACATCAACAAGTGGTCCCGCCAGGTGGGTAAGTCGACCGTCGTACGCGCATACATCCTCTGGTACGCACTGTTCCACAAGGACAAGCTGATAGCGATGCTCGCCAACAAGCTGATGCTCGCGAAGGAACAGCTGCAACTTCTGCGCGACTCCTACGTGGCACTCCCGTACTGGCTGCAGCCGGGCGTAAAGCTTTGGAACAAGCTCAGCATCCAGTTCAGCAACGGGTGCCGAATAATGGTCGCCGCGTCGTCGCCGGACGGCATCCGCGGGTTCTCGCCAAACCTCCTCTACCTCGACGAGTTCGCGTTCCTGCGACCCGGCATGGCAGACGAGTTCATGGCCTCCGTGATGCCCACGATTTCTTCCGGGAAAACCACCCGGATAATCATCACGAGCACCCCCAACGGCCTTAACCACTTCTACAGGATGTGGGAGGACGGCGTCGAGGAAGACCAGGCCACTCCTCACGACATGGAGTCCAAGTACATACGTTCGACTGTGCTGTGGAACGACGTGCCCGGACGCGAACCCCAGTGGGGAATCGACGAGGAGGCGCGTATCGGCGAGCAGAGGTTCAGACAGGAATACCTCTGTGAGTTCATCGGTTCTGCCACGACCCTCATCGACTACAAGATATTGCAGGACCTGAAACCGGTTACACCCATGCGCATTCCCGGAGTCCCCGCGCCATACTCGCTGAGGATATACAATACTCCCCTGCCCCGGCAACTCATGGAAAAGGAGGACTGGACGTATGTCGCCGCGCTCGATACTGGATTCGGTATGCGGCAGGACTACCACGTGCTGCAGATTCTGCTCGCGAAGAGCTCCTGCCGCGCCGAGCAGGTCCTCGTATTGTCGTCCAACGAGGTAACGGTCGAGGACTTCTGCTCCATGTCGGCCAGCATCCTGCACATGTACGGAAACCCGCCGCTTACCATCGAGTTCAATGGCGGCTCTGGCATGACGGCCCACAAGACGATGTTCGAGAAACTGGGGTACGACAACCTCATCAACTACGACAAGTATTTCCGCGGCATCTACTCGACAAACCCAATCAAGACGACCGCCGTAATGCTACTGAAACTGTATGTGCAGCGCGGGTACCTCACCCTGAAGGATGAGAATACCATCAACGAGCTCATGAGCTTCACAAAGCTAAACCAGTTCACCTGGGGAGGTTCCGGTGGAAACCACGACGACCACGTGACGTCGCTGTACTGGTGCGTCTACTTCATGGAGTCCGGCTGGTTCCCTGGCAAGCACGAGGACATCAAGTTCCTCGACGCGCTGGAAATCACGTTCGCTGGAGGGGACGTACGGGAAGCCCTGCAGGCCGCGGTCCTCACGGGCGCGGACCCTGTCGCCATAAAGGAACAGCGTGCCCTAGCGGACCTTTCGGCGAAAACCCAATACGCTCCAGCAACGGCAACGGTATAAACTGAGGATTAATCCAAGACGGTTTAATTGCCCATGTCCAGTTTCAATGACCTCGACGAACTGTTGCAGCTCACCAAGATGGTGGAAGCGACCTCGACCAATTCCGACACCGTGAAGGAGGAACCAGACCTTCCGGCCACGGTGCGTGCCTACGACTCCGGCGACTACACCGGGAAGGCCACGTTCCTCCGGACGCATGCCGAGCCGGAACCAACCGCGGCCGACGTTCCGAAGCCACCCAAGGACGGGAAGGCCTACGGCAGCTCCGGGAACGCCACGTTCCGGGACAAGAAGGGCAAGCCGATAGAAAACGGGCCCCTGTTCGAAGAGGATTCTCCGGAAGACACGGTGGGCGAACCGATAACGGACGGCGCCGAGCAGTCCGCCCCCGCAGAAGGGGCCGACCCGGATGCCGACTTCGAGGGCGCTGGAACGTCAATCGGCAAGTCGCTGAAACGCGGCTTGTCGTTCAGCCTGGAATCCGTCCGGACCGGCATGGGCAGCGAGTTCGTGAACAAGTACCTCATGGAGCAGGCGTCGGATTTGCAGGGATGCCGCAACAACCCGTTCCAACTCGGGGATGCGGTCCAGGTCAACGGGATACCCCGTATCTTCATCGTCAAGAACAATGACGGAAACATGATTCGGACGGCCAAGCCGACCAACTGCATTGCCGACTACGCCAAGGGCAAGGACGGGGTGTGGCCCGAATACTGCTTCCAGTGTGACGAGCTATCCAAGATAGACAACGCCAACCTGTCCCAGGCCGACGACATCGCCGAGTTCAACGACCGCGACATCGACACTACCGGTTTCAACGGGCTCACCATCGACCCCAAGCCGATGGAACTTGCGCAGGAGTTCGCGAGAGAACGCAGCATGGACACCGTTGCCGATAACCTCAACGACATTCTCGGTGTATACCGCTCGGCAGCTTCCGGGAACGACAAGGAGTTCAGCTACACCGCCGTGACTCCCAAAACGACGTTCGTGCTTCCGAACGGAGAAATTACCACTCAGGAAATCGCGCACGGATACCGGAGCCTATACTGATGAAACCTACACTGGTATACGACGCAACCTGCGCCCTATGCACTAACTACCAGCGTTTCCTCGAGCGGCGCCTGGGTGACCGGCTCGATTACGAACCTGCCGGGGCCGAAGCAAAGGACGTGAAGTACAAGGCAGCCGACGGGGCAACCTTTTCCGGTACAAAGGCGATAGAGAAACTCACGGCCGATTTCCCTGAAGTAAGGGAACTCAACTTCTTCCTTCCGCAGAAATTACGTGATGCGGGCGTGTCGATTCCGGGAAAACTTCCGGTTGCCGGAGTGAAAGCAGCCTATAAGGTGAGCGGTGCCGTCCGCAAGACCTATCATGCGGTCAGGGGCGGGTGCAACTGCGGTGGTGGGCCACGGAAAAGCAAATAGCTAAGGTTTAGCTTTTCCGTCGTTCCAGCACATGAAATTGCATTCCGGGCAGAACGTGTAGTAGTCCACCAATACATCTGGAATCCAGGTATCTGTACCTTTAATATTCCGTTCGAATGTTACTTCTTTTCTATAGCAATCGGTAATCTTCGTCTTGAACTCGCATCCGCAGCGTTCGCACGTGAAGGCAAAGAACGGATTACCGTGCTTGATAATCTCGGCCGATGACGCGGTAAGACGGTCAATTCCACATATGCCCCTGAAAAGTTGTAATAGCTTCGGCATTCCAATTCTCATGTTGAGCGAAAACGTCTTCTATTATATGGCATCGTTCAGGTCCACTATCTTCTTGCCGAAGTAACTATTTCTGCTGCCCGAGCTTTATCTGGATTCCGCCGGGACCATTTTCCCCTAGGATATCCATCGACACATGGAGCACACCGTTTTGGAGTTCGGGGACGAAACTGTCCTGAACCACTGCACGCGGGAAATAGAAGCTGTAATTGAACTCCTCGACAAACGGCGGGATTGCAACCTGGGCAGCGAATTCTGGTCGTTTACCCTTGTTCCCCTTGCCCTTGAGCTTCGGCGCCATCAGCTTAGCCTGAATCTTGCGGGTGCCGGTGATTACGAGGTTCATGTTGATGTAGTTAATCATGATGTCCTCTTCCTTAACACCCGGCAAGTCGACGAAGAAGTGGTACTTCCCATTGGCAACAATCATTTCATAATTGGGTTCGCCATAGTTGGGTAGCACCCGGACAATCGACTCCCCGGACTGCCCGGATTCGTCCTGCTGAGCCTGCTGTTGCGGCATCTGCTGAGCCGGCATTTGCATCTGCATCTGCATCTGCATTTGCTCCATCGGCTGCATTTGCTGCATCTGCATTTGCGGCTGCATCATGCCCTGTGGCATCATTCCTTGTCCCTGCATCATCATTCCCTGTCCCTGCTGCATATTAATCCACTCCCTTTGCTGTTCCATAAAGTTTCTTCTTTCCGCATCGAGCCGATAGCGTTCCTGATTGAGACGCTGCCGTTCGAGTGCGAGGTTGTTTTGTTCATCTTCCATCTGTCGCTGGAATTCCCACTCTTCTCGGTGGGCAAGCTGTTTCTGCGCCATTGCCTGTTGCTGCATCTGCGCCTGGCGAGTGCGTCCGAGCCGCCTGGGCCCCTGTGGAGGGGCGGCGACCCTGCGACCTGCAGCATCGGTGTCCACCTGGCCAGGTATGCGGTTCTGCCGGTTGATGCGCTGCACTTCCCTCATAGTGATGTCGTTCAGCCGTTCCGGGTTTCCTCCGCCCTTCATCTCTTGCGGCATGACCGGATTTTCGCTGCACAGGAGGGTAGGCTCCTCGTCATAGTCAGGATAATAACGTAATCCCATCGGTTCTTCCTCTTCCTCGTCGCCTAAGTTCCAGTCTTCCGGCACGGCGCGTTCGCCGAAGACGAAATCCTTGATTTTCTTGAAAATGCCCACATTAGTGTATCCCGTCGGTAAAGTCGTCTAGCCCGTGGGCCTCCCGGAGTTTCGCCAGGGCCTTCGCCTTTGTATGGCGAGCCCACTCCTTCGATGTCCCGAACTCTACGGCCGCTTCTTCTAAACTAGATTCTTCTCCGTCAAGTCCATACATGCAGCGCAACAGTTTTCTCTCGTCCGGGGTCAAGGTGACCTTGAGTTCGGAATTTACTCGTTCCCTCAGCAGTTCCATCCCGTACCGGTAATCGGGCATCTTGCTCGGGTCGGTGTCCTGGATGGACTCGCCGACCGTTATGGCCCCGCCGTCGTCATCGTCGGTATCTACTGGAAGGTCCATGGAGAAGGTGTGCATGATGGATGCCTCGGCTTCCTTCCCGTACCTTATCGTATCCACCGGATTTCCCTTACGGAGCGCGTCAAGGACCTTCTTCCTGAGGCGCACGGGTACACGTACCAGGTCGTTCTCCTGCACTGTCCCGCCCATCCGTGTCCTCATGTACCACACGGCGAACGAGCCGAACTTCACCCCTAGCGTGTAGTCGTATCGGTAGAAGGCCTCCATCAAGCCCAGCTTGGCATCAGCGTAGAAATCTTCCACAGGTATGCTAGTGATTCGATGGTAGTCCATCGCGAACTGCAAGGCAAACCTGAGATTTGACTGTATCACCTTGAGTTTCGCGGATTCCCGTATGTGTTTCGGTATCGACTGGTCATGATATATCTTGAAGCACGCGGTCTCGGCGTCCCTTCCGATAATCTCATAAGCGGAGGTCTCCTTTATCAGCAAGGATACATTCTCCCCCATGTCAACTTTTTTAGCCATCTGATAGTTCCACAGTTAATTACCAGTAATATAACCACATATCAACAATTTGTCAACATGTTTTTTACAAAAACTTACTATAAACTGAAAAAATATGGAAGAAAACCGTTCAGACTATACGCTCATGGCCAACCTGGACCAGGCGGCATTCGCGGAACTTGCCGGAAAGGCCGCGAAACAGCTGTGCAAAAGGGTCCAGTCGGTAGCCATGCTCAACTACAGAGGCCCAGGCTATCTGTACCAGGACTTCGTGGTTACCATCCGCCAGGATTCCAAGCGAAAGAAGCTGGAAGTTGTGCGCAACCGTGACGCGGTGGTAGTGCTCGCCGTGGACAACGGGCGCATGATAGCGGTAAACTACGAGTACATCTTCGTCGAACGCCACCTGAATGACAAGGTAAGTACGGGCAATGGCTAAGGAATGCGGAGTAGTAGTCGAGGGCACCGTGAAGGATGCCCGAGGTAGCGGATTCTTCACCGTGGTGCTCGACAACGGTTTCGAGGTACTCGCTCGGCCTAACGGGAAAATGACCAAGAACACAATAAGGATTAACCCGGACGACAGGGTAAAGGTGGAACTCGGCCCATACGACCCGACGCGAGGCCGAATAATCTTCAGATACAAATGACAGAAAGGACCGGGCAAGCCGGTCCTTGTTGTATCGACGTCTGCTATTGAAAACTACTTGTCCGCGGGCTTCGCCTGAGCCTTCGGGGCAGGCTTCTTCGCGGCGGCCTTCCGGGTTGCCGTCTTCTTCGCAGGGGCCTTTTTAACCGGGGCCTTCATCTCCTTCTTGACAGTTACCTTCGGTGCCGTGATTTTCGGCGCCGTTTCGGTCTTTCCCGGATTGCGCTTGGCCTTGGCCATCGCTTTCTTCAGGTCGGCCAGGTTCGCCCTGTATTTCGCCAGGGTGCGGTCGGACGATTCCGGCATGCCGGCGACCTTCAGGACATCGATGCGGCGTGCGATGCGCTGCTCATAGAACTTGACGAGTTCCTCGGCAGTGGCCGGCTTGCTGCGGGTGGCAGGCTTCTTGGGTTCGGCCGGGGTAGCATCATCGCGCTTCGTCAGTGGCTTGCCCTTGGCGCCCGGAAGCTGCACCGTCACGGTATCCTTCCCGACTTTCTCCTCGAACGAGACATCGGCCGTAATGGACACGGGAACGGAAACATCGTAGGCGACTGACTGGTCACCAAGACCTGCTGGGGTTAGCCCGCCGAATACCGAGTCGACCGAAGGGTTTACCCCCACCGGTTCGTGCTGTTCAGCAGGAGCTTCGGTGTCCGGGGTTTCGACTTCTGGCGCATCAGCTTCCGCAGTATCGGCGAACGCCTTGTCGATTGCCGACTTGCGTCGTTTCGCGATTACGCAAAAACCGATGATGAACGCTATGACAATGACCGCCGAAATCACATATTCCAATGTCATCGTATTCTCCTTATTTTGGACTGTTACCCGATGAAACTATTACATTCCGCTATAAACTGGATGTTATGGCGAAACAAAAGTCCAAAAAAGTCAAGACCCTCCCGGAAAATACCGTACCACAGGTAGAAGCCGTACCGGCAAAAGAACAGCCCGCCCGTCCGGCAGTCTCCGGCGAATCATCGGCCCCCGTGGTGCCGAAGAAGCGGGTACGAATACGCAAGAAGGCGACGAAGCATCTCTCCGTCGCCGTACTGTGCACGAACCCGATAACCCGGCGGTTCATCTAGGTTGCCGGGTAGACCACCGGTTCAAGTCCTTCCTCGTCATCGTCATCGTCACTGCGTCCGCCCTCGTTATTGACGGGGGCGTTTCCTATCGTGAACGACTCGCATTCCTCGATTATGATATTGAATCTCTTCGGGAGCATCTTTCCCTTGCGTTCTTCCTTGATGCCGAAGTAGAGTTCCTGGATGTCGTTGTCCGAGTTCTCCCCATTTTTTATGAAGGACATGACCGCCTCTCGGCATCCCTTCTTGACGGAAAACGCGATGTTAATGAGCTGCGCCTTGAAGCATGTTCCGGGCACGTTGGCCGGAATATTGTGGCCAAAATCGATGTCGACGAAGATGCCCTTGTCGGCCAGCGGAATGCTGATTTTCCACGGAACGTTCGCCGTCGGAATCTTCTCGTCAAAATTGGCGAGCTCCGGGATAATGCCGTACGACGCCCACCGGCCGAACGCACCGGCGAATAAGTCTATTTCGCTGTCGTTGTCGTCCGGAATAGTCTTGATTTCAAACTTGCGCACCGAGGAGTTCTTCGGCCCGAACTTGGCCAACCCGCCCATGAAGTTGAGCTTCAGCATACCTTCTTTCGATTTCATAGAAATGCTCCATAGTTTAAAGGTCCGTCACAAATATAGCAAACAATAAACTACACGAACGAGGACCAATCATGAAAAACACACTTCTTCGCTTTACCCGCCAACTTACCCAGTACAGCCCGCTCCTCCGCCAGAGGGTGGAAAACATTTACAGCAAGATATTCGAGGGAATAGGAACCAACGCCGCCCTCAGCAACCTACGGGACAAGGTCGGGGACAATTCCCTTGAAACGGAAGGCGACGGGGTGTTCGGCCTCAGCGGTGCCGCCGGGTTCAAAGACTCCCCGACACCGGAAGCATCACTGGACAAGGCCATCGACGACGGAATCGAGTCCGGGAACCTGGAACAGTTCGGTACCGCCATCCCGACCGAGTCGCTACCGACGGAAGAGGACTTCGGCCTCGGCGCCGACCCCATGGAAACCACGGGCGACCCGCTTGCTGACCTGTTCGGCGACGACAGCGGTTCGGCGAGCGACCTTGGCCTAGACGGCCTGGATGATGAGTTCCCGGAAGAGGAACCCGATATTGCGCCCGAACCCGAGTTGGCAACGGACGACAAGCCGGTAGATTCGCCGGAAGGCGGAGTTGCTCCGGAAGACGGGATTGCGCCCGCGGGTGACGATGAACTGCCAGTCTAAGTACGGGACATGTTGAAACAAAAGAGCCGGCTTCCGCCGGCTTTTTCTAGTTCGGTGTGATTGTGGCGTTGATTTTGGAACGCCGGCGCTTGTCCTCGCGCCTCTCGGCCTTCGCCACGTCCCGCGCGAGTCTTTCGGATTCCTTCTCGCGAATTCGGAGCTTTTTGAGGACGGTCTTGCGCACTTCCTTGTTGTATTCGCGGCGTTCGTCGGAGACGTTACCCTCGCGGACGAACTTGTCGATGTCGCCAATTATACGGCCGACCTTAATCTCTTCGTCGTTCAAGGTATTCAACGCGGTCAACCTGGCAGTCGACTGTTCACGGATGTGCTTCACCTTCTTGTCTATCTTGTCCCATACGCCGTATAGCGAGGCGTAATCGTCGGTGATATATTTCAGCAGGCCCTGCGCCGACATCGGAGACTGGTTAACGTTACCTTCCGGGATGTGGCGGTCGGCTTTCCATGCCTTGCCCTCGACGTATACCGGGACTATCTTAAACCGACCGTCCGCACCTATCTGCACCAGTGTCATGTGTTCGGCATTGGCCGCCCAGGCTATGCACTTGCGACGGTTCACTCCGTTGTCATCGAAACCGAGACTGACGGTTTCCGGGCATTGGAACACCACTCCCCAATAATACCCGGTAGTATCCTTCGGCTTGACTTCGCCTAGCTTGGAAACGTAGATGTATCCGTTACGGCGGCCACCGACTTCCTCGGACTTCGAATCGGTAGAAATTTTCCAAAACGCGTTAAGGTTCGGTGCCCCATGGTACACCTGCTCGGTCACAATCTGACGGGCTTCGACCTCCGACTGCATCATGTCGATGTACCAGCAGGCGTCATCTTCCTGGATAGGATTGTTGGTATGGTAGAAAAGGTTGAGAGTACCGTTCACGAATTCCAGCCAGTCCTTGTCGGTATCATTCTGGAAATCGTACTTGTTGAACCACTCCTCGTACTTCTCCTGGGCCTCGGTAGGCAGCTCGACAACGCGGAACATGTTCCGGAACTGGTACGGCGTATAGCCGCACTCGCCGCACTTCTTCATTATCCAGAAATCCAGGATAATGTCCTTGTGCGACTTCCATGTGATTCCGTCGTTGATATAGTTGAAGAGGCGGATGCCTGCAATTTTACGAGCTTTCATGTGGATATCCCAGTGACAACCCAAGTTTATCGAGTAACCCCCGGGCTCGCGAGGATATAAACTGCAATCAAACTAGTACGAAAGGAACCTCTCATGGACCGTTCAAAATGGATGAACTTCGATATGCCGAACGAAGAAGAGCTCGGGCAAATCATTCTCGAAGCACAAAAGAAGGAAAAGGACAAGTCCGGTAATCTCGACCCGGAGACCTTCTTCCCATTCTGGTCCCCTAATGGACCCCAGTCTGCCGTGAAGCTCAGCGACAAGAGTGGAACGGTCAAGCCAAAGGTGGACTTTAATCCGGCCGAAACCCGCATAGACAAGGTGTGGGAAGACTTCCTCGGAAACAAGAAGGCAAAGGATAAGAAGAATGCCAAGCCGGTCACCGAAGTCGACAACTTCGGTAGCGTTGTGCTGGATTCGTTTGCGCAAAAGCCCGAGCCTAGCAAGCTGGTCGGTTCCATCAAGGCCCTCAAGCGGGTCGCTACGAAGGAAATCAGCGGAATGGCTCACAGCAAGACCGAAGTCCTCGGCGTGCCCACGTTCGTCGAAGTTTCCAAGGCCGCTAACCCATCCAAGAATTCTCTCGTCGGAATCGTAAAGCCGAAAGAATCCATGGGCAAGCAGAACATGCCTGACATGTTCAAGGGCGGGAAGCCAAAAGTCAACGACGTGAGCGGCGCTACCACGACTGTCGTCCACAGCTACGACGCGAAACTCAAGGCAACGCCGAACAACGTCGAAATCAAGAGCGATGCTGCAAAGCCAGGTTCCGGAGACCATACCGGTATCGTGAAGCCGAAGGCATCCATGGGCACGCAGAAGCTGCCCGGGATTTTCAACGTCACCAAGCCGAAGGTGAACGACGTCAGCGGTACGGTCACGACGATTAAGAGCTTCGGCGGCACCATCAAAGCCACGCCGAACAACGTCACCGTGCAATCCAACGCCGCCAAACCGGGTAAGGGAGACCATACCGGCATCGTCAGTCCGAAATCCGCAATGAAGGAAGGGAAGAAAGTCTTTACCCCGATTGACGGATTCAAGGGGTAGCCGATGGCTACACTGGATACAACGCGAGAAAGACCCCGCATAATGCGGAAAGCCCCGGTGCCAGTGCACCAGGGCTTCTGGCGTTGTACAATAGGCCCACTTCCAGTGTCATGGTACGACGCGGCGCACGACGCGGTGGATACGGCTATCCCGCATACCGCCCCGGTGCCGGAAATGGTAAACGCCCTCATCAAGACCTACATCTGCAACGGTCTTACCCAATCGTTCGAGAAGGAAGGGCATTACAAGTTTGTCACCCGCATTCCTACCCAGGAAGACAACCAATACGACGGTGCCCTCACCATAACCATGCTGACCGACCAAGGATACGAGAACTGGTGGGCGATTCACAGATACATGGATACCGTCATGAGCGGCGTAACCGGCGGTGTCCCCATATCGGACACCCGGAGCCGGGTATTCGGTCTCGATGGCAGGTACCGCAACCGTCTTACATACATTCCGTATATCGACATCCACTGCGCGGATGACAACTCGCAGGAAAGGATGATAGTCCGATACCGCAGATGCAGGATAACTAATCTAAGCGACATGCAGCCCAACCCGGGCTCGGTCGACCCCGTGCCTTTCAACCTTACCGTACTGTACGAGCTCAAGGACATAATACGTCTTCCCGACCCGAACAGCTACATGCGGGCGATATGCGTTAGTACGAGTACCAACGCATATAACGACAGAGGATAATGACGATGGCAACAACGCAGGCGAACAACGTAATCCGCGCCGATGCCGACTGGCGCAGCGGGGCTCGCGCCGAGAACATGATGGGCTCGGCGTATTACTCTACGTCCGCCGCGTCGGGCCAGCACATCGGCCTGCTCGACTACTATATGCCTCGCTTTTATGCCATGGCCCGTGGCCACGTAATCAACAAGTACCATGTTGGGCTATACGGGCCATACGTTGACGAGGCCCTTCGCATAATGGACCAGAACTCGTTCGCCGACAAGTATGACCTCGGACGGCACAAGTATTTCCCGGACAGCGGTGACAATTTCCGCAAGACCCTGTTCGACCAGTGGCTCGAAATGTGCTACGAGGAACGCAGTGGGGTCCTCAACATGTACTGGGCAGCCAAGTCCATTACCATCAATTCGCCCACGGCGGAAACAAAGATGGTGATGATGGACAGCACGAAACAAATCCAATATCCCGTAGTCACCGGTATACGGAGCGACAACACGATGACCATCGAGGTTGTCGACGACCCGTACCTGATGTGGTACAACTTCTTCAACGCGCTCTTTAATGTGCAGTTCTCCCCCCTGCTCCTGAAACCGAGGAGCACTCTCCAGAAGATGAACGTGATGGTCGAACTGCTGACCGAAGGCCTGACTGTAGGCAACTCGATGAAAACCATGGATGAGCGCGAGGCGGGGAACCCCTGTATGACCGACCTAGTAATCGGCCAGATGTTCGAATTCAACTCCTGCATAAGCCTGCAGGCCCCCTCCATACAGCCGCGGGCGGAAAGCCCGGCACCGTACACGTTCCAGGTCCAGCTGAAATACCCGAACGCGTTCCAGGGAACCTTCAAGGACCAGATGCGCTACCTTCGCGACAACACCACTCGCGGAATCGACCCTTCGAAGCGCCTAGAATACGGGGAGACCGCGTGCCAGCCGACACTACACCAGGTAAACTGGAGCCCGTACGGAGACTACAACCTCGAGTTCTTCGAGAGGGACTATGGCACGTGGCGCGGCGAATACAACGACGCCACCTACGAAGCGTTCCAGCCGAACGTATACAAGCAGTACGCCGCAACGGGACAGGCGGCTTTCAAGGACACCAACTACAAGTACGACATGCACGGCAGGCGCCGCTAAGGCGTTATGTCGTCTATGGAAAGAGGATGCGCCATGAGATAGCGGCGCAGGTACGAGACTTCGCTGTCAAGAATTTCGGTGAATCCTTTCCCGTATTCCGGAAGAGGCCTAGGGTGGTCCATGTGCTTCACCGCATTGGCGCCCCGGGGCAGGTATGCCATCGGAACGCGATACGACCACGCCAGGTATCCCAGGTAGGCATCCTCGCCACCCCAGTGGCCGTCGAATGCCGGATTGAACAGGCGGTTGGCCTTGCGGACGGAAAGCATCGCGCGGCGCAGTAACCTGACGGCCGGCATGTTGAGACCGAGGTTGCATGACCACGTCGCGAGGCACTTGGTTACCCAGGCCGCGTTCTGTATTACAGTACCGCGCGGCGAGAACATGTTCCACTGGCCGGCCTCGCCAATTTCCCTTGGGTCCTTCCACCCTAGCCCGCGTTCCAGCCTGCGGCCAATAGAAACGACAGGAATCGAACGGAAAAGGGCAGACTCGTGGTCCTTTACCAGGTCATCCTGCGGGATGCAGTCCTCGTCGATGAAGAGCACGCCGTCGGCGAACCCATACTTGTCGAGCACGTAGTCGATGCCAGCGTCCCGGGCGTAACCTGCCATGAACCCGTCGCCCTGCGCCACATCCACGTAGTCGTCAACCCCGTCGCACTCGACCTTGCACCGGTCGCGCACCACGACGACGGTGGCATCGCCAAGTTTAGAGACGACCTCCTGCAGATGGTCGCCCCTGCGGCAGGGGATTATTGCAACCAGCATATCATGCCTTGATTAGGCTTTCGACACGCTGCCTAAGGTCAAGGACCTTGTCGCCGTAGTGGGATATCAGGTCGCAATACTGGCTATGCAGCTTGATGTTCGTCTTGGTGGAGGGGATTTCCGACACGAACGTGTCGTACAGCGTGTTGACCGGCTCGGCCATGAACTTCCGGCATTCCCCGTCGAACGTTGTGACCGCCCAGCATGAATTTAACGGAGTGTAGTATATGCCTTCCCTCGCGTAACGTATTTCCGGAGGCATCTTCTCCTTGACGCACCACATCCGGGTACGGTCGAACTTGCCGGCGATGTAATCCAGGTACTGGTCTACACGGTTGTCCATCACGATTACCTTTCCCGGAATCGTACGGTCGGTTATGTACTTCCTGGCAGTCTCCCGCGTGATAGGGGTGACTGTGACGTTGAACATGTTCGTCAAGGCGGCACATATCTCGTGATAAGTGCGGTTCGGGCGGTAGTAGTATTCGTTGTACGAGTCGTTGCAGAGCTCCTCGAGGGGGAACTCGTAGTCGAACCCGTGCATGGTGAGGTGCGAGAGCTGCGTTCCGCGCCACCGGGTCGTCTGCATCGCCTTGCAGAACGTATCGGCAAACTTCTGCGGCATCATTGCCTTGAATACGCTCACCAGCTTCGACGGAGGATTGGTCTTGTCCATGACGACGGCCTGTATCTCCGGCTTCTTGAACGCCTCCACGCACTCCTTCCATTCGGCATCGTCACAGAACGACTTCTTGCTGAGCGGGTACTGGATGACACCGTTGGTCGTGTTCTTGATTGCCACCTTGTCGAAGGGCATGTAGAAGAACCTTGGGTTCGGGTATTCCCTAAAAGTGAGCTCCCCCGCCTCGATGAGCCCGTGCATCAGGGTCTCGAGCACAGCCTTGTACCTTGAGGAAATGAGGTCGCCGTAGTCATCCAATGGCTGCGCGACCTTCGGGCCAGCCGTGACAAGCAGTTCCACGTCGTTCCCCTGCGTGGCCAGGCTCACCGCCTCCATGACGGCATCCATAGTATATCCGATGATGTAAACCTTGTCGCTCATAATATGTGTGAATCCTTCTGAATAAACGGTAAAATCACCCTGTCGAGCCATTCCTCTCCGGGAAACTCGAATATCTCGTCAATAATCTTCCCCTCGCCGTCAGTGAATATGTTCACCGGGGCGAAATCGATGTGCAGGTCGTCGAGGATGGAGCTGTGCTCGGCATCGTCATCGACCACTATTCGTACGGCGCGGCTCTGGTTTTCAAGGAGCCCGTGCTTCCCGAACCAACCGTACATCTCTTCAAGGCCATGCTTGCATACGGGGCACTCCTTCTTCGCGTCGAAGAAGCTGAACACCCACATCACTACCCTGGGCGTACTGGGAACGTCCTTGTATGCGTCCATCCCGTACTTTACGAGGGTATTGCATAGTGGCCTGTAAATCCCGTCGATGAGAACGGGTTCGCCACAGCATGGCTTTGCCATCGTCGCGCCTCCTTTTGTAGTTAAAACTACAACAATTCACTTTGCCGCGGGGGTGCGGAACAGGCCACGGGTATTATTCTCGTTGAAAATCATCCAGTTTACGCCGTTCTCCTTGCACCACGCCTCTGCAGCCTCCCACTTGGCATAGTTGGTCGCCACGTCCAGACTTTTCCGCTGGTACGCGGCCATGCGCTTCTGGTAGCGGGCATGCTTCTCCGGGTCCTGGCATCCGGGAGGTGGCGGTTTTGGCGGTGTCGGAACCACCGAATAGGCGACCGGTTTGATTTCGATAAGCCATTTCTCGGTTCGCCCGTCAGTATAGCATATCTCAAGGTATACGTCAGGTCGGTACAGCGACTGCTTCATGAGGGCCGGCGAATAGTAGGATATGTCGAACGGCTCATACGCCCATTTCGTCACCAACGGGTTCCCGTCGCACACCTTGAAGAATTCCATCTCCCAGCTAGACTTGTACTTGACGCGGTCAACGCCTTTCGTCATGTACCTCTCCGGGCGCGTAAGGATATAGTATCCCGAGCGGCAGTCCGTATAGTAGCTATGCTTCTTGCGTGCCCTCGTCGTCTTCCGCGAGCGCGGCTTTCTGCTATCCGGGGCATTCCCGTTATTTCCGGGGAGATTCGCCATATCAACCAACGCTCGCGTACATACGGGCATAGTAGCCCGAAAGTGACTCGCCTTCCGACGGGCCATCCCACTTGATGTCCATTATTTTCGCCACGCGCTCGCCATCGAAATCCGAATCTACCCAATAGTTCGACTGTCGGTCTTCCGGGACTGTGCGCGACGGGATTCTCGCCTTGGTCGTCGGGAAATTCGTAGTGTTTCCTCCCCCGTAGTTTCCGCCCATCTTCCCGACATTCTCGCGGGCATTCCGCAATTCATCGACCGTATTCTCGCTTATCGCGTACTGGCCAGCAAAGCGAAGATACTGGTACCATTTCTCGACGAAGTATGTATCCTCGTCGCATCCGGCAGAGACGGAAAGGCCGATTGCCCGAATCAATTCGTCCTCGCGCTGGGTCAACGGGAGCTGCCCGACGTTGATGTCGTTTTCCCGGTCCGGGGAATCGCTGAACTGGGCGGCCATGAGTACGGGGTCGTGCCGCATCTCGATTGCCGCATCCCCGGACGCACCCGTGCGCATCTCCTTGGTGTGCCAGGTAACCGCGCCGGTTCCGTCAAGACCGTAGGTGACCTTGGCGAAGGCGACCCGGTTCTTCGCGCGGCTGTTGCAGGTGCGCAGCCGGTCGAGCAGGTCATCCCACAGCGACTGCATTTCCTTCGGGGACATGTCGGACGCCATGGCCGCATCCGCACGCATACAGCACTGGTAAATGTCCACCTCGTATGCACGGCGCCAGAAATCCCCGGTAAGACGCATGTCCTCGTTGAACTTCTTCACTCGGTTCTTTATCCTCTCGGCGAGAGCGCGGCACGGATATTCGAGACAGTTGACCCACATCTTCATGCTTTCCATCATGTCGAGTATGCTCATCGTGTATACGGTCTTCCCATCCTTCACCTCTTTCGTGTAAATGAGGAGGCAATCCAGGTGTGTACGCCGCAGCGGTTCCACCATGAACGTGACATCCCACTTCTTGCGGAGGAACGTGGCATAGGACTTGATGAGCATGCGGAACGGCTTTATGAATAGCATGAACATGCTGTCTATCGCGAGACTAATCGCGTCAAACATGATGACGATGTAGTTCTTGATATAGTCGTCAAGGATGGCAGTCAGCCCCGTCGCCAGATTGAGTCCGTCTATGAACCAGAACTTGTCCCTTATGCAGTGGAGCACGAGGTCAGGCTGGTCGGATATGTTGTTCCCATCGGAATCCTTGTCGCAACCAGTGACGAACGCGACGAAACGGCAGACGCAGGGGCAGTTCTCGAGGAATTCCTCAAACGCTCCCCACTCGAAGTTGAGCGAAAGTTTCAGCATCCCGGTAAGATATTTCTCAATCATGTCGTATACGTCTAGTATGCAGCGCAGCACGGAGTCGTTGAGCGACTGCAACGCGGCCTGCATGCTTTCCCTTGCCGTATCAATCTTGTCAAAAAGCGCGAAGGCGGACCTGGACAACATTTCGAGCCAGGCATCCACCATGCCGAACACGGTAACCACGGCGGAACACATCGACTGCGTGACGGAATTGTTCTGCACCATCTCGCCGACCGATATCCCGGACGTTATCCCATTGAGCCGGTTCACTATGCTGTCTACACCGTTTCCTACCGTCTTCAATGACGGGCATACGCGGTACATCCATTCCAGCAAGTGCGTTGAACAGTCGTAATTGTAGAGAGCATCGGCGGTGTTTCCAACCTTCCCGGCCGCAGCTATCACGGCGTCAAGGAAATCCCCGTCGCCACCTCCCGGCAGCCCCGCGACTGCAAGGTCGCTGTCGCGCGTGACCCTCTTTCCCTCGCTTCCATCGCCACCGGCATAGGAGGCGCCGTTAATCACTTCCTCGCATGTCTTAACCGCCATATCAGTAACCTCCCTCGTACGTTTTCAACTTGAGGTACGTCACAAAACGGGTGTCTACAGGGGTAGGCGGCCGATAGGCTACAACGGTGACCTCGTCAACGTCCGAAGTACGCTTGATATGATTCACGATGTCCAGGAGCTTTCCTACCTGGTAGTCGTTCAGTTCTCCATTCCCGTAGAACATCACGCCTATCGCGTCCAGGTTCGGCTTGCCCCGCATGTCGGCACCGAGGGTGCAGTCGTACGACACCTCGGCACACTGGATGAACCCGAGGTTCTTTGCCTGGGACGGGCTGCCCAGAGAGGAGAGCACATCGGGCTCCCCGTCGCCCAGCCCGACAAGGTAGTGCGCACAGTTCTTCGCGTTGTCGTCGGTATAGTTCGATAGGAATTCCGCGAGCGGGGACGCGCCCGTAGCCCCGACAATGATACGGCGGTTCCTCTTCCCGGCCCGGCGCTTCGCGGCCGGAGATTCCATGAAGGGTATCTCGTAGGTGGAATCCTTCCCGTATATCTCCTTGGTAGGAAGGCCGTCTGTCTCCTCGTCCTTCACCGGCTTGGCAGTAACGACAGCGGCACTCCCGTTTCCACGAAGCGCATCAATCGTCGCGGAGGAAATGTGCGGGACGCGGAGGTATTCGGAACCCGCGCGGACACCGCTGGCCGGATTGCCTACCGGACGGCAGGTGAATATGTCTATCGTCTGCTCGGTGAGCACGGAAACCTGGTTTGCCGATTCCTCCGACGAGGCACTGTCCGCGGTAAGCGTCATCTCACCCGCGGCATTCCATGTGGCTTCTGAGCCGTTTCCCGGATTCTTCACTGTCGACGTGTGCGTGCGGCGGTTGTGCGTGTAGGTGTACCCGCTCTCGCCCATGTTGAGCACGGCGACGTCCGGGTACTCGGATACATACTTTTCCGGGAGGAACCCCTTGGTCTGGGAGACGCCGTAATACATCCCCTGGTTGATGTCGCCGTCTATGAACTTGACGAGCAGCCACTGCCCCTGCTGGGGAACCTGCTGCATGCCGGTAGTCAACTGCGGGGCGAACCACGGCTGGTCCTTGTCGGCCCACTTGTCCGTGACGCCGCTGATTCTCGCCTGAACGCATCCGGCGCGGTTGGGGTCGACCGACGTGCCGACCACCTGGGCATAGTAATACTCGAACGTTAGGCGGCCCTTCTTCGCGGTACGCCCCGTATAGTCCGGGTGCCACTCGTGGTTGTTATTCGGCAGCGACTCCATCATTTCTTCTCCGAGTTACGTATGTCCTGTGTCATGGCATCGGCAACGGACATGACCGCCTTGAACTCCGCGCCTTCCGCCCCGGAATATCCGGCGTTGCTCACCATGACGAGTTCGGTCACCATATCCGTCGTGGTCGCCATGCGGGCCTTTCCCAGCATGCCGGTGCCTACAGTGGCGTTCTTCGTTATAGTCTTCCCGACAACGATGTACTTGGCGGTATAGTTCTCGTCCGGCAGGAAGTCGCCCGACTTCACGCGAGGGGATGCGGCATAGAAATGTACGCAGGAACCTACGGGAGGTCCGGGATGGTTGTAAATCTTCAATCGGACGGTCTTGGAATATTCGGAGAGCATGAAGCTTCGCACGAACGGGGCTATCGCGTAAGTCTTGTGCGTGTTCGACGGGAACGGCTTCACCACGAACTGCTGCCCGTACGCGGAATCCTCGAAGTATTCTTGCGAGGCGCCCATGGACGAAAGTACAGCCTGCCAGCACTCGTTGTTGCATACACCGGTATCCTTCGTGGTGCCGGACGCCGTGCTGTCTATCACCAGGTTGGGCGAGCGGGGTTCCCGGGTCTCCCCGGCATGGTCCGACGGCAAGTACCCGGAATAATACCAGATTCCAGTGTCCGAACCTTTCAGCTGCTGCATCGCAGAATCGGTAGTCGTCACGGAATCCGTCGTGAACATGAAGAAGTGTTTCTTCTTCGCAGCCTTCGACACGTTGAACGTTCCGATGCGGAATCCCATGCGGCTGTCATCAAAAGCCCAGAAGAGAATGTCTCCCGGAATGGACGCGTGTTCCACGACGCCATCCAGGTGGTCCGAAATGCTTCCTTCCACGAACCGCCAAGTCATGTTGTCGCTGACACCGCCGTTGCCCTTGGCCGGAGAAACCTCGTCGACCACTTCCTCGCCGACGATGGAGAACAGTTTCGCCATCGCCTCGACGCTAGTCCCGTTGATTGCCACGGGCTCCATCACGCCGTGCAGCGCGTTGTCCCCCAGCAGGAAGCTGAGCGCTATGGAATCGGAGTCCTGCGAAATTTCGGTACGGACGGCAGATACCACGTAAATCGGAAGCTCGAAGGATTTCGTGCTGCTACCGAGCCCGGTAATAATCATCTTACCGTAGGTACCGCTTATCGGGTTAGCGGTAGAACCGGACGAACCAACTATGTTCGCCGTGCCGTACGGTAGGCTGTCAAGCGGTATGTTCATGACAAACGCGCTCACGGACGCGTCGTTGTACACGACGGCATCGCCATCACCGTGTCCGGATACGGGAAGCGCGAAACTGACCGAATACCTCTCTCCTACCCTGGATTTTCCCATCAGTCTTCCTCTTCAGCTTCGGCCAGCGTGTTGTAACGTTCGAGAAACGCGACCGAGGTGTTAGGCGACGGGATGAACAGTATCCTTCCCGGCGTCACGTCGGTGATGTTCCCGTTGGCCATGTCGTCGTATGCGAGCCAGTCCATCGAGCCCTGCACCCTGCGGTCATCAATCTCGTCGGCCACGTCCTGCACGTCGGCCGCCTTCACTCCACGTAAAACTAGCTCATTCTCCAATGCTTCCCGGGAAGGACGAATTCCAGGCCGGGTAGCGAACGCATCCACAATTCCGTTAGCCGCGGCGACAGCCTTGTACGCCCGCGGTTCGCCATACTTTTCCTGGACTATGAGGTCGAGACGGCCAGCAAGATAAGACGGCACCGTAATCGTGTCGACGTATTCGAACTGCTTGTTCCGCAGGCGCGGGAATTCTTCTTTCGCCATATCCTACCTCGTCACTTCTTCAATTTAGGGTTCGACGTCGCTGAACCGGCCCCGGGGACGGCCGCGCGTTTCCCGGACGCGAGCGGCTTGGAATCGGTAGGCTTCCCTGCAGGTCTAGTATTACCTGTAGCGGGAGCCGACGTGGACTGCGCGTTAGTGTAACCGATGTTGAACACGTCGTCGCCGAGCCAGCGAACAAATCCCTTGTTCGGGTCGGGAAGCATCCACATCGCGAACTGGATGTCCGCCGTCACGAACAGCGGAATGTTCGTGCCGTCCGTCGTCATGAACTGCTCCTTGCTCCCGCTGACCTTGACGTTGGTAATCACAAGCGGCTCGATATCAAGGATGTGTCCCATCGTCAGGCGAACCGGCATCGGGGCCACCGTGAGGGAACCACCGAAGAACTCGTTGATGTCTATTGCGGTATTCACCAGCTTGTCTATGCTGACCACGCTGTCCACAGCTTCCAGGCCTTCCGACATGAGGTTCATCGCACCGCCGACAACCGTATTGACGACACCGCCCTCCTCGCCGGGCTCGTTGAAACTGTTAAGCTGATTGGTGACCGCACTCAGCGCGTTGGCGACCTTGCGGGCATAATTCGTCCGCATGTTCGGGTCGAGGTTCCTCACATAGCACATTTTCAGGAGGCGCGTGATACCGACGCGGGCCTGCGCCTCCATCTCCGGCATGTACCAGCTGCACTTCACCGTCTTGTTAAAGGCAAACGAGGCCTTGCTGAACGTTTTCATCGTGCAGGAACCGGTGCTTATGTTGTCCAGCCCCATTGCCCGGGTAAGCGCCGTGCCTACCTTGGCGGCTCCGGCACCCCATGAAGCAAGTTTACCGATGCCAGGGAACTTGTTGAATTTCTGGGCCATGCCCTCAAAAGTGGCATCCTTGGATTCCACCCAGTTGGCCTGCAAGTCGAACCCGATGTCCCCATTGGCTGCCGGGTCGAAGAACCCGAGGAACGGCCGGTTTGCGTCGGGTGTCATTATGGAGTTGGCCAGCTCCTGCCGGAATCCGTCCATCATACTATGGAACTTTCCCAGATACCTCGCCTTCACGTGCGGCGAAAGCACCTCAATGCGGACAATGTTCGGGTCCGGTAGAGCCGACGAGTGGTACTGCCGGTTTTCCGGGAGTCCCTTGTTGTCATGCTTCGGGAAAGGCTTGTACCTGGTTATCTTAGTCTTGTCGGCCATGCGCTAATCCCTCCCTACCATGCTCTCGTTAATCTGTCGCCCCTGCAGGCGTGCGTTTTCCTCGTTCTGCCTCTGGACATCCGCGTCGGTAAGGGCACGTTTTGAGCCCATATACATGGCATCCTCCATGCGCTTTGCCTGCTCGGCCGCGGTTTCGACCCGCTCGGGCTCGGCCTTCACCCCCGGTGTTGAGACGGTAGGTGCCGACGTCTGTTCAAGATTACCAGCTGCCAGCTTCGTGTGCCCGGAACGGTATGACTCGGCGAACCGGTTCATGGCATCTTCGTCCTTAGTATCCACGCCAGCTTCCCTGGCGGCCCTCACTACCTCATATCGCTCCGCTTTGAGCCGTCTGGATTTTTCAACTGCGGTATCAAGTTCCGCCTCACGCTTTTCAAGCTCTGTTGTGTAGACTTTCTCCCCGGCGACGTTTTCGGTAACGAAGTTCACAACACCGCCGACCGCCCGGTCGACTATGCCCAATGCCGACGCACTTTCCTTCGCGGCTGCCGCGCGGGCTTCATTCTCAGCCTTGACGGCCTCGATAGACTCGTTGTTCCACCCATGCTTGTAGCGGTCTAGGGAATCGTTGTTCTTCTTCGTCATCTCCTCGATATGACGCTGGGTCTCGTTACCGGATTTTACCAAGTCAGCAACAAGGCCAACGCCTTCGGCTATCTTATTTATAGAAGCCAATGCGGCAACGATGAGCGCACCGGTCGCGCCACCCTTGCCCGCACTCTTAAGATTGACATTGCTTGTAATAGAGTCAAACAAATCCCCGTCGTTGGCCTTCTTGAAGAATTCCGTACCTTCCCGGTAAAACTCAGGGCGAACCTGCGTGTCCAGCTTGCGCTGTATGTCGTGCAGCTCCTTGTCATTGGCCTTCTTGAAGAATTCCATACCTTCCCGGTAAAGGTCAGGGCGAACCTGCGTGTCCAGCTTACGCTGTATGTCGTGCAGCTCCTTGTCATTGGCATTCTTGAAGAATTCCGTACCTTCCCGGTAAAAGTCAGGGTGAACCTGCGTGTCCGGCTTTCGCTGTATGTCGTGCAGCTCCTTGTCATCCGGAGCGGCTCCCGGCCTGCCCGGTGCACGTTCCGGGCGGTCAGCCATATCCTGTGTCCGGACGATGTTGTCATTTGCGGGAGCCGACGCGCCGAGGTTATCCGAAGCGCGGGCATCTCCGATATCCTTGTGGATGCCCGCATTGCGAGAGCCCATGACGTCGGCCATCCGCATCTCGACAAGGTCGTTCATCGGGTCGCGAGAGCGTTCCTCGATACGGTGAGCCGCTTCCTCCATCTTGTCCTGTCGGGCACTGATGGCTTCCAGTATCTCGGTAAGCTCGTCTTCGGTAGCGTTGTCACGTTTAGCCTTGCGGTATTTCGCCCCGAGCCGCTCAATCGCGCGTGATTCCCTCTTTATTTCCCCGCGGTCCTTGGCATCCGCCTTGGCTTCCTTCCTGATGTTACGGTCGGCAATCCAGTTTTTCGCGCTGTTTACGAACCCGAAGCCAAGGCTATCCAGGGCCTTCTCGCCGAATGTTCGCATGTCGGCGTTGCTGGACAACGCGGCCTTTATCGTGTTTCCTCCAAAGGATTCCCGCAAAGTCTTCTGGAAATCAAATTCTTCGAAAGCCTGTTTCAGGGCCCGGGCCTGCGTTTCCGCGGCAGTGGCCGGAGTTACCTCGAACGCCTTTGCCCAGAACCCGGCATCCCCGCGCTGCGGCCCTATTTCTCGGTTAGACTGCTCCAGCGCGGCGCGGTTCTGCGCCATCGCGTCCTCGTAGTAACGACGGTCCGTGTCCACCTGTTTCAGCGACTCGGTCAACTTTGAACCGAGCGCGGCGAAGAAGTTGCTCGACGGGTCGGACAGTGTGTCGTTGAGGTAATTCACCTCCTCGGTCAACGAGCTCGCGACACCGGACATCCCGTCCAGCTTCCTTTCGAGCGACTGCAGGGTATCGACAGTAGCCTGTCCCTGCTTGCTCAGCATTTCAAGATTGGTTAAACCCGCCATCTACTGACCTCAAATCAGCAGTTTATATGGCGGGAGGAGCCTAAATCCGTCTCATGATTTCGGCCAAGGCTGACTTCGGGTCCTTATACAGTATGGCCTGCCCGCCTGCAGCAATGAACCCGTCCACGTTCTTGTCCGTGTCGTCGACAAGCAGGCGGTCGGGCCTGGCGAACTTTGCCTTGTCCTCGCCGTGGCGAACGATTATCAGGTGCTCGTTGTCGATATCGGTATTCCAGTGGGTCCAGAGGGTCTTTCCCTTGACCCCGGCGGGCATCTCGATTGCCGTGAGAATGCCCATCTCTATTCCGGTAGCGTTGCAAAGCTCGCGGCACGCCGCGAAGAAGGCATCGGCGCCGGGCATCCACTTCATGTTGGCCCAGAAATCCGGTCCTATCCGTCGGGGAATGTCCCAGTCGATTGCGCTAGGGCTCTTCCCCGCAAACTTGCGGCATCCGAACTCCTCGACTCGGGAGTCGAAGTCGACCAGAACGCCATCCATGTCAAGATACAGCCGGTTAATGTTACCCATAGGATTCCAAATATAGCAAAAACAAAAGTTTATGCCAGCTCAGCGGTAAGTTCGGAACCACGGTCCGGGGTATAGTACATCGCGTTGAACCGCATGTTGGCATAACGGGCAAGTTCGAGGAACTCCGGTATGAACATGTGGTCACAGTCTTCGAATGTGTTGCTAGTCATCTCGGAGATTATGCACTTGTCCTGCACAATCTCCTTCTTGCTAAAGCGAGGCCACAAACTCAAAATATCGAAACGGATACGGCACGGATGCCGCACCTCCGCACCTTGGGCACTTCAACGTAACCATGGTCTTCACCGTCATCTGCGCATCGAGAACGGCCTGCATGAAGTCGCGCTTAGCATACAGGGGGTACTTCTCGATGTAGTCAATTTTGTCGCTTATGGTTTCGCAGTCCTCAATCTCGACGATGACGGCCAGGTTGAGCGCCTTGCGCTTCCATTTCGGGAAAGCCATGCGGTTGGCATTCTCCCATCCATGCACGTATTCCTCGCTGATGCGGTCATGCTTCCTGCGGCGGAGGTATATGTTACAGACGCGTCCGTCGCACAGGTCGTACGTCACGCATCCGTTCTGCATGTGCTTGGCCGCGACTTCCTCGGGGGAGCCGTCCATGATGAAGGACATGTAGCTGAACGACGGCGACTCCACCATAGACAGCGATTCGGCGTCGTGGTACTTGCGATGGCAATGCGGGCACTCGAACCGCACTCTCGGAAGCCCATAGTTCTGTTCCGGGTATGATGACGCGCGGAGCCAGTACATGAGGAACTCCTCGTCGCAAGTGAGGATATCTTCCGGGGACACTCCGCGCACCCTGCGCGAAATAACGGTGGAAAGCACGCTAGTTATGTCGTCCTCGTCCACTTCGCTGAGCATGAACGCGTCGACAGTCTGCAACGCCTGGGCGAACACCTTTCCCGTATAGAACAGGCCGTGAGACGGCCATCCGCTCACCTCGGTGAACACTTCGAAGTTCCGGTCCGGGCGGCACGGGTCGAATCCCATTACCCGGGGGAGGACTAGTCCTGCCTGCGCCCTGTTCGGCGCGGCCGGTGTCTGTACTGCCTGCGGCTCCTGCGCAGGATGGTCCGGTTCGGCCGGGACGGGTTCTGCCGGATACTCCGCACGCATTTCGGCCTCGGGCAATTCCGGGAATTCCCTCGGGGCAGGCATGGCACCCGGCTCGATTGCCGCTGGACGGTATGCCGGGAATTCCTGCGCCAGATGTGGCGGAAGGGGTCTGGCCGCAATGGGACCCTGCGCCTGGAGCCGAGATTGGTTCATCGACTGCTGAATGGGCAAGTTCGATTGCATGGGAGCATTCATAGAGGAAACCGGCTCGCGCTGCCGGAGGGGGGAATTGGCGGCGAAATCGGATGGCCGTAGTTCCGGCCCCACCATGTATGGTGCGGGTTCCTGTATTGGTTGCGGCATCCTACGCATGTCGACCGCTCCCGGATGTATTGTATCGTGATGCTCAAGGAAAGTATCCCTGGACCGTTCGCGTGAATTCTTGACCATGTTGATGAGCTCTATGTCGCCCGCCGTCAACGAAAGTGACGAATCCTGCCCCGGGGCCGATGGCTCCGGCTGTTCGGGCAACGGTATGGCCGGCGCTATCGGGCGAAAGTCGGTATGCGGGGTTTCCGGGAGGTTCACCTGTGCAGGCTCCTGCCGTACCATCCCGCGCTTCCCGCGTCGTTTCACCGGCTTCTGCTCAACTTCCGAGGGTGGAACCCGAATATCGCCGGTAGGTTCGCCAGCAAGAAGCCGGGCCCGGCGCTTCTGCACCTCCGCGTTCTTCCGCGTCATGTCGTCCGCAAGCTCTTTCTGCTCCCGGAGCATGGTTTCCCGTAACTGAGGGTCTACCCCGTTGGCCAGCCCCATCGATGCCTGGGCGGCAGCCGCGCTCATTCCCTGGGCGAGAAGCTGCTTCGTCTTGCTATCGTATTCCTCGAGATTCGTAGAATCACTCATCGTGACACCTCCCCTACTACAAATGTGTAACGTGGACCTTTGTATTGCATCCCGTTCGCCAGGGTTATTTCAATGATTTCTCCACCAGAAGTTTTGTTCAACGAGCTGGCGACGTTCTTGGCGTCTTCCAAGGTCGGGTACTTTGTTTCAAGCGGAAGAGGCGCCGATACTTCGCGGTCTTCATATGAACGGGAACGACCCGGGCGGTCCGGGTCCGGGTCGGCTTCGAGACTCAAGTTGTCATACTTGACAACGCAGAATCTTCCCTCGTCTTCCATTACTTCTCCGTGTCACCGGTCGTCGCTGTACCGTCGGCCAGTGGGCTAGTTTGTTCCGCTTCTTTCGACTTTTTGAGCTTGGCCATGCCTTCGTCGAACCTTGCCTTGAGAGCGAGGCTCACGCGGCGACCGAGCATCGAGTGGAAGTAGCCGGACAGGACGGCCGGGTCGGACACCAGACGGTGTTCCATCAGGGTACGCTGCTTGGTGTAGGCCTCGTCCCAGTTGACCGTGATGCGCCACTTCTCGATGATGGCATGAAGCTCGGCGGGCCTGATGTTATTGCCGAACACGAAATTAGGGCCGCACTCGTTGCAGAGATGCACGCCCTTGTCGAAATGCGCGTCGGCAATCTGGGCGAACACAACCGAGCCGGAAGCTACCGCGAGAAGAGCGTCCGTGTCGGTAATGGTAATGTTGTAGATGTCGCTCTCCACCGTTTCCGGTTCCGTCAGGATGACAAAGTCGAACCCGGCGTCACGTTCCATGGCCATCGTCTCGGTGATGTTCTTTTCGGTGACGTACGGGTTGGCCCAGTGCATGACATGGCGGACAATCGGAGGGAGCTTCTTCCCGCCAACCGACATGCGCGGGGCAAGAAGCTTCATGAGGCGCGGGTCGAGGTCACAGACAGTGGAAAGTGTGAACTCGTACTCGTTGCACGAGTGGATGATGAAGTTCTGGACACCTTGCGGTATGTCGGTACCCTTGACGAGAATCTTCGGCTTGCTGATGGATGTGTATCCATCGCTTGCCTTGAGGAAGACCTTGTGAGTCGGGTAGAAGAAGCTGGAGACATATGTCGGGATGACCACGATGTCCTTGTCCATTGGCGTAAGTTTCAGCTGTTCGAGCGCGATACGGAGCTCGTTATTCGGAACGACAACCGTGTCGGCGTAGCTCAGGCAGTCCGTAACAATCTTGGCCTCGACTATCGACTTGTTGCGGGCAACCGGGGCATCCCACACGAACTCATCGAGCGTGTATACGACGCGGAGTGTCAAGGAACGGTACTCGTTCGCCTGCGCCATGTACTTGTCATAGACGGTACCGGCCTCGCGCAATTCGGTAAGTTTCTTGTCGACGCTAGCGAGGTATTCCTCGATGGCCTTCTCATCGTCCCCAAGTGCGGCGACCCTGCTGTCCACCGCGTCCTGGAATTCCTCGTACGCCTTCTGGGCGGGCTCGTTTTCCACGCGCACCCGTTCGGCATCTTCCTTCCAACCCGGCGCCACGCGTTCGAAAGCGTTACGCATGCTTTCGACGATGATGTCGTTGAACTCGCGACTGATGATATTGTCGACCCAGACCACGCTGTACACTGAGAGGTCGGGCTTTGTCCGGCAGAATGTCTTGCTGTCCATCGTGGTCATCGTGACTTCGGCGATGGTACTGTAGAACTGCTTGAACTGCTGCATCGCGTCGTAACCGCGAACGCAGGACAGACGGGATTTCCCGTCGGTGATAAAGAGGACGTTGAACTCGCGCTTCGTTTCCAGAATTTGGTTGAGGCGCTCCTCGATTTTCTTGGTGTAATCCATCTCGCTAGTTTCCTTGGTAAGAGTGTCCCGGGCAGGATTATCCCGGGTCGGAAGTTCCTTTGCAAGGAAAACTAGTGCATTTCGGTCTTACTATGTCGGATAAGTGGCCAAAATTCCGAGAATCTTCTCTTTTGGGTCCTCCCCGGACCAGAAAGTGGGCAGGGACTCCGGGTAACGGTCCATGTACATGGCGGCCATGGATATGCTGTCCGACCCGAGTATCCGGCGGGTCTCCTCGTCGTCGAGCCGGCGGGCCTCATCCACGGTGGACACCTCGCCACCATACGGGACCGGCTTTACGTACAGCGGGTTGGCCGCGTTCAGCTTCTTCTTGCGCTCGCACGAATCGTCGAACGCCCGGCTGTTGAGGAAGCAGTAGCGAACAAAACAGTTCGACAGGTCACCCAGGCCGTCAAGGTGTTCGTCATCCACATCCACGAAACGCGGGGACATGGTGTTCTCGACGAACTCCACCTGGCCGTCATCGTCCATCACATAGTACCCGCACTTGGTTCCAACGTGCGCGAACGAAAGCTGGTACGGGGTCCCGAGATACATGATGTATGAATTCGGGTCCTTCCCCTTGTTCAGGGACTTGCAATGGTAGTGCCCGCTTATCACGCGGGTAGCCGCCTTGTAGAACTTTTCCGGGGGGAGGCCGACGTCGGATATCCTCCCGCCCTCCATCAGGCAGTCCATGATGTCGAAATGCCCGAACAGGACGGTCTTCTCCCGGACAGCCTTGGGTTTCTTGGCCAGCGCGGATAGCCAGTCGCTGAACGCGGGGAGCTTGTCCGGGAATATCCACGGTACCATGTACCAGGTCAGCCCGTTGAGCTCGAGCTTCTCTATCCCGGAACGGTACACATGAACGTTCGGCAGGAGTTCGAGCAGCGCGAGGGAGCTCAGCGATTCCTTGTTCTCGTAGAGATAGTCGTGGTTGCCGGCTATGACGTGCACGTCGAAGTCGCGCATCATGTCCCGGAAGAGGTGTATGGCGTATGTCATCACCTCGATTGTCATGAACGGGCGGATTGTGAACACGTCGCCGCTCAGCAGGATGGTCTTAATGCCCCTCGCGCGGAACTCGTCGAGCATCGCCTGGTGCAGCTTCGGGTACCAGGAAACAACATGCTCCTTGATGGTGTTCTGTTCGCATTTGGGGCCAAGATGTAGGTCTCCGACGATTCCTATCGGCATCTGTCATTCTCCGTGGTTTTATCGCGACCGCTAACGATACGGTCGAAAAGTTCCTTGATTGGAAGACGGGTTTCCTCGGTCCTCCCGTCCGCGGTGTGCACAGTGGTGCGGATGTCGGGAAATTCCGGCGTAAAGGAACGCTCATCCGGGTCCATCGCCTTTTTCTTCCACTCCGTCCAGCATTCCTTGCACAGGGGAAGTATGTACCCGCGGGTCATCATTACAGGATAAGCGCCGCACTTGGCACAGAACGCCTGCGACACACCCTCGTAGAGCCGGGTGACCTCGGCCAGTCGTCTGGAATTCCCCGTACGCCCCCAGTACCACCTTAGGCCACCGAACTTTTCCTTGACGTCGATTACGCGCAAGTCGTCGAGCTTTTGCCCGTCCTCCTTGGCGGCATTGGCGAAGTCATTCAGCATCTGGCTCCCGAAAGCGGCCATCCATCCCTTTGGGATGCCGGACAGGTAGGTCTGCCCCGGTATGACGGTATCGTCGACCCGGCGGACCTGGATAAAGGGATAACGTTCGAGAAGTTCTGATTCCTGGTTAGTCATTGGAGTTCCTCGTTGCTATCCGGCAAATATAGCAAAACTACTGCGCGGCATCCCCGTCCTGGTCCCGTGGACCGTCCAGCAGACGCTCGTTGTACTTAGTATGCAAGTCGGCCATGACATCGGCCTCGCCCTCTTCCGCCCATTTTGCAAGCCAACTGTTCGTGTCCTGCGGAGTGACGACGATGGCGTCCTCGGCGACGACTTCCCCTCCGGGAACGAGCGTGGTTCCGCCCGGGCCCTTGCCGGGTGCCGCCCCAGTCTGCTGCCTGTGGGCTTCCTCCTCCTTACGAAGCATGACCAGCGCCTCCCGGATGCTGTCGAGCATCTTCAGCATAAGGGCCATCTGGTGCTGGTAGCTCGCCCAGTCTGCCGGTTCTGGGTTCACCAGGTCGTTGATGTCGTTCTCTATCCTAGTGAGCATGACCTTTCCGCGGCGGAACAGCTCCATGTACTGGTCCCTGAGCGCGTGGCGGTCCTCCGCGAGGGTTTCTATGCTGAACCCGGCGGACAGCTCCTCCTCCCCGGAAAGCGCGAGCTTCTCCTTTGAGTCGATAATGTCCTTTTTCGACTTCAGCGCCTTGGCCTCGTTAGAAATCTCCTTGACTTCCTTCTTGGTCGCGGCGAGCCCCTGCTTGGTCGAGCCTCGGGGAAGCCCAAGAGCATCCTCGACCCCCTCGAACGGGTTGGCCTTGTTTTTCGCGGGCGGTTCCGGAGCGGCAGTGTCCGGCTTTTCTACCGACATGGGATTGGAGGTAAAGTCCACGTCAAAAACGGATTCCGCGTCCACGGTGTCGTTTCCATGGTACTCGCTCATCCAAGGACCGCCTTTTTCTTTTCAAGTGGTATCCCGTCCACAATCGGGGGCTTACCCTCAGCCAACTGGCGCGTGGTTTGCTCCGGGATGTCGCCATCGTGCTGGTACAGCTTTTTCACCGCATCAGCCAGGCTCAACTGCTCGCCAGTATCCTCGTCGACAGCCGGCGCGTCCATTGGTGGATACACGTGGCCGGAATCCGGAGATGGTTTCTCTTCGGTTAAAGCGTTATTCTCTTCACTCATCTTGGCATCCTCGGGTTGCGAACCACTATAATTTTTCCGATTTCGGTACCGAAATTGTGCACTCGCACCATAGCGTCGGCATTCCTGGCATAATAGCGTATGTTGTCCTGCATATTTTCGAGAAACTTGACGAAATCCTCCTGGCATTCGAGACGCTCCTTGATGTCAACCAGGTCAGGGTCACCTTCCAGCATTATGGTTTCGCCTTCCTTGGACGGAATCCACTTGTGCTTTGTCGTAGCTATCCGCACGTATACGTCGCGTTTCGCCTTGTTGTACTGCTTGCGAAGGGCGTTGAGTTTCAGCTTGTTTTTGAATGCCAGCATGGCTATATGTATAGCGTTCTCGCCCATGTTGTAGTTGCCCTGACGGTAGACTACATTCGGGTCGGGTTCACCGTTATCGTCGGTTGTCCGGAGCGCCTCGGCACACCATTGCCTCAGACGCGCTATCTGCACATTCACCGGGTCATTCTGGTTTCCCACCATCTCGTTGATGGCGTCTTCATCTATAGAAAAGGGCATATTCGTTCCTCTCCAATGAAAACTAACAATTTTTTATCGGAAATGCAACAAGAAAGGGGGCCGAAGCCCCCTTGCCTGCAAGTTTTTCACGGTTAACGTTACTGGCCGACCTTGATAACCTTGTAGTCCGGGTTGAACCAGATGTTCCACCTGTCATAGGTAATATCAAAGTTGAACTTCATGAGCGTCGCGTTGTTGTAGTTCAGGGTCTGACCCACACCAACCTTAGACGGCCATGCGTTGATGTAACGAATGCCCATGATGACGTTCCCGTACTGCCAGTCGTACAGTTCGAGAGTGACATGGGAGTTACGCAGGAGCACCGCCGTCGGGTTGAGGTAGTTCTCCTGCTGGCCGGTACCGAGGTATAGCTTGTTGGCGCCTTCCTCGATTCGGTTGGTCTCGCTGTTCGTGTCACCCGTACCCTCCTTGTTGAGGATACCGCTGTTGAGGCAGCTCTGGTTCCAGATGAGCATGGACTCGTAGCAGCGCCCGTCTTCCAGCAGCAACGCGTTGAGCGTCGTCGTGCCGGCGAGGTTCATCTGCTGGACAGGGTACTTCTTCTCGTAACCCATGTACCAAATGGAGTCAGACTTGATTGCCGCATCAGGAATCTTCGCGCCATCAGAAATGTGGATGCTGAACTCCTTGGCCGTCTCGTTGTTGGTCCCGAAGCTCTCGCCGTTGGTAGGCGCGAGCCCGCAGGCCTTGAAGATGGCTGAACTGCAGCAGAAACGCCAACGGGTGCTTCGCACCGGGTCTGACAAGTGGTCAACGTTCGAGCCGAAGAATATCTTCTTCTTGTCGGTAACTTGTACTCCAAACGGATTGCTAGCCATGTTTTCCTCCTTTTATTAACGTTCGCCCGTTCTGATGTCGGTGGTTACGATGTTCCCGTTAGCCCGGCTGAGAACGTTAGTGGTCAAGAAGATGTACCGGGTACTGAGCGTCGGGTACAGCATCAAGTCCACGTTAAGGCGCTTGGCCGCGACAACTTCCGGCGGGTTGTTGCTATCGTCGCACACGACCTTGCTGCCAGTTTCCAGACCGCCGGGGTTGGCAGCAATAATCTGGTCGAGCTTGGACTGGAGGTCTTCCGTGATATCGGAACGAAGGCCCGGAGTGTTGAGCTGGAACACCTTGGCGTCGAGGTAGTCGTAGAACATTTTGTGGATTCCAGCGACAAGCATCGTCACGTTAATCGCGTCGAACGCGCTGTCCTCCATCTGCATCGTGAAGTCGCCGAAGTAGTAGATTCCCTTCTTGTTGGAACGGATTGCGTTCACGTGAAGGTCGGACAGCTTCGCGATTTCGGATTCAGCATCCTCAGGAATGTTGTACTTCCTCTTGTACTTCAAGCGGTCACACCATGCGCCAGGAACCCTACCAGTATCCACGCCGGCAGGAACATGCCAGAATATCGACTTGCGGTTCGAAGTGATGAGCGAAGCCATCGCCACGGACGGAGCCAGTTCGACATTGGTTTTGGTAATGATGGTATCGTGGAATACGAGTCGTCCATCGAAAATCGCGCCCCAGCGTCCAAGGGTCGAACCGAACTGGCTCGCCGGGGAATCCAGCTTGAGCACCTTCTCGATTTTCTTCTCATCCACGCCGTCAAACAGCGCGAAGCAGTCTTTACGAAGTTCGCAAACATTCAGGACGGCCTGCATGAACTGCGTATCCAGGGTTTCGTATCCGCGGAGCCCGAAATTCTTGACACCGAGACCGGCACTCACGAAGAACGTAAGGTCGGACTCATCCTTATCCAAGAAGAGGTTGACCGCGTTGGAAAGCGTGCTGGTCGACATGTTGTTCTTCGGGTCATATTTCCACACCGCATTCTTGATTATTGCCGGGTCATCGATGTTGAAGGCCGGGCAAATCATCGTTCCGGACGGAGCGGGCTTGATACCATGAGGCGTAGAAACACCGGCAACCGTAGAGGAAAGGTCGTAGGAGTTGTCCTCCCTGAACATTTCCATCACGCCGCTGTCATTCAAGATGAACGTCACGCCGGAACCTTCCAGCTCCCTTTCTGCAGTGTCGCCGATGTAAAGCTGGCGGTCGTTGTACACATACTGCACGACAGTACCGTCAAATTCATACCGGACACCCTTGTAGCTGTAGGCGATGGACATGTACAGCCGAGATACCGCCTCGCCGTCATCGGTGAGGTCATACACTCGTTCAGACTTTCCGGTGAAGTTGACATCCATGTACCTGATGTTTGCCAACCCGAGGCCGACAAAGGTCGCGCCGATAGTTGAATCGGTCAAAACCTTCTCCGAATGGTCGATAACGCATCCGTTGCTCGGTTCAGCGTACTTGAATGCGGCACCCGCCGATATACCAACCGTAGTTTCGTCCAAGGCAGCAGCCGTTGTCGAATTCTGAATCGCTTCCGGCACATACACCGTGAAGTTACCGATGAAATAGATGTCGGCAACCTGCTTGGACGTGTCGTCGGCAGCAACATGCACCTTTAATGTAGTGCTGGTTGGCGTAGGGGCAACATCCTGGTCGCTATCCCGGGTACCCGGGACTTCCTGGTTGATGTTGTCGCAGCGAATAACCACGGAAGATGCATCGACCGTCTTGACGATACCCGTAACCGGGTCGGTGAGTTCGTCACATTCGAACGTGACAGTATCACCAGCAGCGATGCCCTCCGGCATATCGGAAATATCCGCAGTAATTTCGACCGCCTGAACGAGATACACCGGGTCAACCGATTCCCCGCCCACAGACACTTGCTTCAGGTCGAATTCCGCAGTATATCCGCTTGCCACGGTCTTATCGGCAGAATGATTCGAGACCGTCGAGATTGAGGCATACACCGTCTTGTTTGTTTGGGTAAGATTCAGCAACTGGAATTCACCGTAATCGGTTTCAATCCCATCGCCGAAAGCTTCGACCAACTCAACCGTATCGGTTATCGGGTCAGAATTCTTTACCATACCGAAGTACAGTATATTCGAATTGTCGAAATCGCCAAGGTCAACGTTCTCGGCTTCCTGAACCGTTTCCGAACTGGCTCGCGTGATGGCCACGCGGTCACCCGGCATAAAGTCGATGGCGCCGCCCGGGGCAAGCGTTATTGTCTTGCCGTCCTCGGACTTGACTATCGAGCCTTCCTTCTTGAGAAGGTCACCGACTATCATGCTGTTGCCATACGCAAGGTCTTCACCATGCAAAATATCAAGCAACGCGTTTACCGTACTAGATACGGTAGATTCGCTGTCCAGGTACAGTGTATGGGTATGTTCCGTATCCGCCCATCCGGTGCTTTCGTTGAGAACGTTGACGGATGCGCTTTCAGCAAGTTCAGCGATTGAATCGCCGGATTCTGCCTTTAACGTGAATTCCGTCCCATTGATTGCCGTAACGGCGACGGTTGCTACCTTATCGCTCCATTTCACCAATACGGTATCGCCAACCCAGATAGAGTTCTTTGCGGTCGGGATGTCAACCACCAACGACGTATCGTTCTCGTGAACCGTGCCGGGGCTTGGCACATCCGTAGACAGGCGAACATACACTTCACCCCCGTCCTGGCTGCTAAACACCATCGGAGTACCGGATGGCAGCGCAGCGAGTTTTTCCAGTCCTTCCGGCGACAGGAACAGGGAGCTAAATGTCTTCGCGCCCTTCCCGGAAACGGCGGTCTTGATGCTCAGATAATCCGAACCGTCATCGACGATGCCGGCCGTATCGGAGTACATCAGCACTGAAGGGATGTAGCGGTACGTGTCGACATTCAGCTTCGTCTGGTCGTCAGCGGCTTCAAGATAGACGGTCTTGTCGACTATCTGGGTAACCCTGAACGTACTCATCGTAGAAACGCGGCCTTCTGCAGGGCCGTAAACGATATCGTCTACCGCAAACCCTACCTTGCTCTTGGAAAGTACGGTAAGCTCGCCCGAACCGGTACGTGCACTCATCGCAGTATCGACGGGGTACGAACTGTACGCCCTGTTAGCGCCGCTCGGGTCGGCATTCATCAGGGCAAACATGACCATGTCGGTTTCTCCGCGGGCCACGCCACCTGCAGAAATCCAGTTATTCCTGCTCGTGAAGTCCTCGGCGGCATCGACATTGAAGTCGACGTTGCTGTTGTTGACTATCGTCTCGGCAATGTTGTTGATTTTACGGGTGACGCCGAACTTCGCCGCGCCATCCACCTTGTAACGGGTAGATGCGAAATGATGCACCCCGATGGATGTGCAGTCAGCGTTTTCCGGGTTGTTTGCCGCGTTGCGGTCGTAGGTCACGACGAACGTATCGGTTTTCAAGTCGCGCTTGTAGTCGCTGGTCTTGTCGATTTCCTCGCCGTAAGGCCTGACAAACTCAACATGACCACCCGAGCTGAGAACGGCGCGTGCACCGTACATGCCCTGGTTGTACCGGGGGTTGTTGAACCCGAGACCGAAATAGTCTTCCTGCTGGGCAGTATTCGTCAGGAGGCAAATCTTGTTCAGCTCTCCCTTGGGGGCAAAGCCGACCACCGCGCCTATAGCCCTTGGAGATTCGACCAGGCTGTAACCGGAACTGTCATTTATCCCAGTGCGGACGCCGGCCGCTCCCATCCTTGTTGCCATATCCCACCTCACATGGTTTTATATGTTTGTTCTGGCGGGAAGTTTATCCGGTGGTCACATTTTTTTCTGATTTTGCCCCCTCTAGCGATAAACTTGGCTTAAACCGAGCAAAACACGGAAATTACTATGGATAAAAGGGAACTGAACCGCCGAATCAACGGGCTGAAGGAGGCCTATCCAGACGAACTGGCCCTAATCGAGGGTATCCAGGACCTGATGAACCGTAAAGTGGAGGTCATTTCCGCACAGGAACGGCACGCGCTCCGCCAGTTCCCAATGCAGTTCACCCGCAAGGTCAACCTCCCGGACGGGGAGTGGACGACGAAGCTGCACCAGTGGGCCGACAACATGGAGGAAACCCTCCTCGATATCGACCCGTTAATCCTTACAAGGTCCAACTCGCGAGGGGAGTCCGTGCTCCACGCCCTCGTGTTCGCCGCGACAGGGCGGTTCACGCAAATGGTGAACTACGAACTGATTCAGAAGATGCTCAACAAGAACATGAGCTATATCGAGATGGTCATACCCAACAACGTGAACTCCAAGATGGAGGGAAACGCGTGGATGGCCAAAGATAGCCTGCAGAAGACCCCGATGGACTACCTGGTCGAGTTCGCCAACGGGGACGGCGAGGTGGCCCCGGACGAGCAACTGAAGCAGATGCTGTACAATTTCGGCACGACCCCGGCCGTGGAGGCCCCGGTCGACAACACTCCCAACATCGAGGAAATCACCGAAATCGACCCGACCGGCAATGCCGGACCGACCGACTCCGCCCAGGCAGAGGGGCCCGGGCAGCCACAGGCAAATCCCGGACAACCACAGGAAAATCCATCGCAGCCTCAGGGAACCCCGGGCCAGCAGCAGGAACCTCCGGGACAGCAGGGGCAGGACGGGGAAGACGACCAGAACATCAACGCCACCGAAGACGAAATACGCGCGGCCGAGTCGGTCGCGCGGGCTGGCGCTCAGGAAAAACACGAAGAGAACCCTATTCTCGAGACTTTGCTCGGGATGACTCCTTGATTGAATCGACCTCCCGTTCCATACGGGATACCCTGGGGCCTATCCCGGAATCATCCATGAACTTGCGGCTGGCCGTCCCGTCCCGTAGCTCGTCTACCCGGAGCCCGTTCGATATCGCCATGCGAGCCTCGCGCTCCCCTATCCTGAACTTCTCCATGACGTAGCGGACCTCCGCCGGGATTTCCGGGATTTCCTGCCCGTATTCTTCCTGGAACCGCTTCTCGTCCATCTCCGGCCAGACGTAGCCTCCATCGCATGCCGCATTATTTTCCATTTCCGTTCACCTTCGCCGCGTGCACCTTGCGTGCCGGGGCCTTCTTTTTCTTGGTGAGAAGCGCAAGCAGCTTCTCCGGTTCATATATCCGGGCATACCGTTCCTCGATGGCGTCGAGGTCGAACAATCCGTAGCGCAACGTGTGCACCACGTCGTTATTGCTGAGCCCGGTTACCTTCATGATGTGGTCAATCTGCTCCTTCTTCGCGCGGACGACTTCCCCCTTGGCGATGTTCCAGCGGTTGGACCAGTGGACGTTGTTTAGCCCGTTGAATGTCATCGCCTGGATGTCCCTGGGGAGATGGGCGAAAGAGAGCTCGTTCAACTCGTGGGTAATCTTCCGGAGGGACGGGTCCATCGACAGCGCCTGCACGACGTTGTACAGCTGGAACTCGTCCTTGTCCAGTTCGCTTACGGGAAGTCCCCGGCGCCGGTCGTCGAGAAACTTGAAGAAGTTGAACGCGGCCATCAGGACACCGCCTTTGGCACGGCAACCTCTTCCAGCGGCATCTTCCCCACCATCTGGTACTGGGCGAGGAGGAGCTGCACGTCGGCGAGGAACTCCTCGAGGGTGACCATTTGGTTGACCTGCGACTGGGTGGCACGGAGCGCCTTTCCGAGCAAGGAGGCAAACGAGATGGACAGGTAGTCAATCTGCCCGTTCGTCGGGAGCGGGATGCGTTTCTGGAAGTATACACCAAAGGGGACGTACACGCTTCGGTAGTCCTGGACATGGGTCGACAGGTAATACTGCAGCTTGCGGAAATCCATCGCAATGGTCAGCTTGTATATGTCGGCGATGGTCTGTTCCCTGATGACGTTCGGGTGGCCAACTATGCTCCCGCCGTTTTCGAGGAACGTGAGGTGCATCGCGTTAATCATCGCGCGGATGTCCGGGTAGCAAGCCGATATGGTCTCCGCCAGGGTGTCCTTGCTCCACGTCCCCTTGCTGATGTCGGTCTCGGTCTTCGCAATGTAGCGAAGCCTCTTGTATATGCGGCGCCTGTACTCGACATCGTCCTCCGAGTGGTCGAATGAAATCGGCTGGCAGCGGGAACGGATGGCCTCACGAATCTGCCAGATTGAGTTGCAGGTAAGTATAAAACGAAGGTTGGACGAGGTTGCCTCGATGAGACTCTGTAGCTTCGTGTAGAAGGAATCGGGATTGGACGGGTTGTCCGCCTCGTCGATGACGTAGTATTTCGGAAGACCGTTCCCGGACCTGTACATGCCGCCCTCCTCGATTGACTGCAGAATCTCGGAGTCGCGCCTGGCATAGATTACCTCGCGCTCGGCGCCAAGCATCAGGGGGAACGCCATGGCCAGGCTCGTCTTCCCTGTACCGGGGGAGCCGGAATGGAATATGTAGTTGTTGTACCCGCCAAGCTTGATGGCGTTGCGTATGATGTTGTCGAGCCTTGTCGGGAGTATGATTTCGTCCAGGTTCACACCCCGATACTTCTCCACCCAGGCACGCGTACGGTCGTCGGACACATTTACCGTTGACTGGTCGTTCTGTAAGGGCTGACCCGTTATAAGGTCCACTTCTTGTTCCATAGGTTATACCTCGCTACCAAATATAGCAAAGACCGGCATAAACTGTCGGATATGAGCGTCATTCTCAACTTCATGAACAAGGTCACCGAGAAGGACCCCGAACTCCGGGGCAAGGTCGCCGGCATGTACCGGAACATCTTCGAAAGCTCGGCCACCGACATCAACGCAAAGCAGATTGCCGCACAACCGGGAACTTGCCAGCAGGGAATAGCCCCGAACGGGCGCCTTGACCGGAACACGGAAATGCCTACGGACGAAACAGTGGCGCGACTGATGAAGAACTCGTACGCGGCCCGGTTCGGCCAATGGTGCGGCTCGGTTTCTCCGGGAAGGACTTCACTCGGAATGTGGGGTGGTACCGGCCCTCAGAACGTTAACGCGTCCACGGATTCCGGGACCACTAAGTAATCAAACGACGGCGTCTAAATCGACATCGACCCGTTTCGCTTTGGGAGCCATATCATTGATTTCGCCAGCATCGTCCTGGACCTGGGCGCTAGGTACTTTGTTCACGTGAACAGAAAAATCTACCGATACGTTGTATCTCCCCGTCTCGCGCGTCATGACGCTCGACTCTAGCGCTGCCATAATCTCCTTTGCAATGCCGTCCGCGAGCTTGCACGATAGTGGCTGAGACACATACTCGCGAAACTCCTCTTTACTGAGAAGAGTAATCATGGGCATACTAAGCGACAATGAGATAGTCGGAGATTTCGATTCGGACGTCCCCATAAGAATTTCCTATTGATGGTTTCCTGGGGCAAATATAGCAATTAATACACCGGCTGCATCAAATCAGTTCCAGCATAGCGTCGCTCTCGTCATATTCCAGCTCTTCGGGCCAGCCAACGGCGGTGAAGAGTCGCCCGATGACCTGGGCGACAGACACCTTCCACTGTTCATCCCAGTCAATATAGAACATGTCTATCAGACGCTGTGGGCAATGGTCCCCGGTATAGCAAATGATACTCACGCCGAAATCATCGTCAGCCTTCTTGATGAATTTCATCTTTTCACCGGCGACGACCGGCTCGTACGTTTCCTGCGATAGCACGGGGTCGGTTTCGATAAGGTAGTTCCAGACCGATGCCGCCCGGCGACGCCAATCCAACTTGGCCAGCTGCTCTTGCGGAAGACGGAGTTGAATCGGGTACGGAATCGGTTCCTCCTTCATGCCGGACGGAATGGAAATCTTCGTGTAGTCGCCCTTGTCAAGGGCATCGTAGAACTCGCGCTTGATATCGAGCAATCTTTCCCGCACCGCCTTACGGTCCATGGTCTTGAGCATGAGCTTCACCATGTCCATCATGCGTTCACGCGAGAAAAGCGTAGTGGAGCTGCGAACGATTTCCAGGCCGGTCACGGCGAAATCCGGAGTGAGCTCCATAGTACCCGTACGTACGATGTTCCCGTCCTCGTCCTTCACCGGGTCCTTGTCAAGGTACACAATGTCTTCGTTGGATTCCGCTTCGCAGATGTACTTCTTCTTTGCCGTGACGATGGCCTTGTATATGCACTTCTCGCGTTTCAGGAAAAGCTCGTTCTTCAGGTATCCCCAGCGGTTCGCGTAGGCGAGCATGAACTCGTCCAGTTTTTCTTCCAGTATGACGGCATCCATCATTCGGCAGAAATCCGTCAGGCGGTAGCGGTTATAGATGATGCGGTACCCGTCTCCCCACACGATACCGTCATGGAACATAATCTTCACCTTGGTAAGACCGCTCTTCGGGTCAACAACGCGGTTTTCCGGGTCATGCCATGTATCGTGGGCATAGCGGTTGCACATGCGATTAAAGCACTTCTTCGATGCGAGTTCTTCATCATCGGAGTTGCCAAAAGTGTACCGCTCAACTTGCTCATGCCCCTTGTACACGATGACCTCTGTGCCCGTGCCCTGTTTCTGCCGGAAATTCTCGAACAGGTCCCCGACTTTACAGTAGAATGAGTCGGTGTCGCCATGTGACATGCGCTTGTAGAGAATCTGATTGTCAACGTCCTGCACCGTTCCAAGGTAGTCCGGGTTGATTGTCGGAACGTACCCGAAAGCGTTGATGAACCGCTGGTCCGAGACGACCTCCTCGTTCAAGTAATGGGCCAGCTGCTCGATGGTGAACTTGATTAGATTGCGTCCATATGCCGTGATTGACGCGGCGTTGTCCACGTCGTAAAGCGGGAAGATGTTGGCGCCGAGCAGGCCGTATAGCGAGTTTCCAAGGACCTTGTACACCTTCTGCATCATGTCATAGATGTTGGTCATCTCGTGGTCGCCGGCCTTCTTCGCGGCCTTCATCTTATTCTTCAAGTTCGCACGGCCGTCAAAAAGGAGACGGGTAACCTTCGGGACGATTCCTTCCTTGTCCTTCCGGAAGTATACCTTGTACCGGCCGTTGTGCGTCCACGGACTCTCTATGAGAGTAGCACGCTCTTCCGCAGTCATTATGTAGTCGAGAGGCTTAATGACCTTGGTCTCCGGGCTGGTATTGAATGTCATCATTATGGACGGGTAAAGCGAACGGTAGTCATACGAGACGAGCCACTCGTAGAAACCTGGGATGGAGTAGACAAATGCTCCGGGATACTCCTCCTTCTCCTTCAGCTTGTATGCCGGGAACACCATGTTGTTCTGGTGGAGGTAGTTCATGACGAACCCCACCAGCATCTTCTTGGACTCGAAAACGAAAGAGAACGGGACGTGGGCCTCGGCAGCAGCGGCAACGCAGAGCTGGAACATGCGCTCGTGGAGCTCGATTTTCTTCAGAAGCCTGACGTCCTGCCAGTTATACAGGATGAACTGTGACCAGTAGTTCTTCCACGACCGATAGCCATCCGGGAGCGGGGCCTTGTGTTCGCCGCACACCTTGTTGCCGATGTAGTCGAGCTTGTACGAAGGCTCCTCGGTAAAGGTGTACTTGCGGTATAGCGCAAGGAAGTCGATAACTTCGGTACCCGCTATCTGCAGCTCGCCCTTATCTGTCATCCAGGCCTTCTTGAACTGAGCCGGGAGCCTGGACAACTGCTTGAGTTCTACGCCGAGCTGCTCGGCGCGGTTCGCCATGTACGTAGTATCGTAAGAGAAGTTCCAGCCGGAGAGTATCGCTACCTCGTTGCGGCCTATTTCAGAGAAAAGCTGGTTGAGGAGGTCTTTCTCGGTGGCGCACAGGACGTACTTTCCGTTCTCCTTGGCCATCTCCTCCTTGACGTAATCCTCGACATCCTTCCCGACCCCGTAGGTTATGTAGTTGTCGGTAGTCGAGAAGTAAATCGTCACACAATTAATTGGGTATTCGGCGCGGTGGGCCGCTGGAAAGCGGCCTGTAGTCTCCACCTCTATATCGAGGAAGCATATGTTGATTTTCTTCATGTCCGGCTTCAACATGCCGGTATGTTCGTAATGCTTCTGGAGGAACCTGGCCCGGGGGTCAATGTCTATCTCCGCAATCTCGTTGTGCGGCCCGCGATTGTTGTTCCAAATGTCACGTTCCTTCCTTGTATGGGCACGAGCGACATACATGGGTTTCCCGTATATGTCAGTCATACCACATGGTATAGCGCCATACTGCCCGCGGTTTGGCGTATAGAACGTGTTAACGATGCGCTGCTGCTCCATCGTCCCGTCATCATACCACAGAAACAGGTTGTCTGTATCCCTGTCGTGGTATATGGCCGACCACATCCTGTACTGCTTCGGTGGCTCGTTAGCGGAGTATAGGCTTGCCGAGCCGATGGCAGTCTGCCAGGTGGTCTGCACCGGGTCACTAGCTGTCATTAACTGTTCCATAGGTCTTTATGGAATAAATATAGCACATAGTGGGCGGGGATGCTAGAGAAAATCCCGGAAAATCCGGGATTTATTAAATGTGTGCTGATGTTCGGATAATCCGATTCGTTAAGAATTAATCTTTTTTAGCATCGGATTTTCCCGACTTATTTGCGCCGGGCATTTTCTTGCCAAGGTAAGGTGACAGCTCGTCGATTTTCTTCAAAACCTTCGCTGCATCGGACTTGGTTTTCTCGTCGACCCCAAGGCCCTTCACGAATCCTTTGAGCATCTCGATTTTTCTTTGCCGGCGGCTTTCCTCGGAAAACTTCTTGTTGGACTCGGCACCGGAACGCTGGGTAGCGGCTGCATTCTTGGCGGCAGTGTCGAAACTCCCGGACTTGGGCTTGGGTTCCCCCTTGGCCTCATGGGAAGCATCCTCGGTCACCAGTTGCGTGACCTGCTTGTCTTCCTTCTTCTCGGTGACGGTGACGTTTTCGGTGACCTGGTCCTTGGTCTGTTTAGTCGGCACCTCGGTGCCCTTGGCTGCCTTAGAGCCCTTGCTCATGTCAGGGTTCGTTGCCGTCTTGGCCTTGCCGACCTTCTTGGAATCGGCCGTCCAGGTACCGAAGTCCACCTTCTTTCCTTCGAAAATGCCGATGGACTCGACAATGGGACGGGGGTTCCGGACCTCGTTGTACGGTAGCTGTTCTTCGATTGGCTGATTTGCAATGCTTTCAAACAATGCAAGAGTGCGGTCTTCTTCTTCGAGGCTGTAGTAACCAATACCCATGTCGATACCTGCCTAAGGAAATGCGTTTTGTGAACAGTTTATAATCCGAGTCTTCTTTTTTATCGCTAAAAGTCCCAATCGAGCAACAACCCGACACGCCCTCGCCATGGTTCGGTGTATTTTGCGGTCATTCCTCTCTTTTTGCAGGCATTGATAAATTCGTTTGCGGCAACCGGGTCAAATTCTTCCTCATGGAACCATATACCGGTATGGCCGTGTGCCCAGTGAACCTGTCCACTGCTTATCTGCGACTTTATGCCATCAAGGCCCGGTATTGCCTTGCCGACTTCCTTTTCGGCCGCATCAATCTCGCCAACGAGAAGCTTGTCCTTTTCCTTTTCCAAGGCCTCGTCGGTGAAGTTTACCCTCATCATGATATCCGTCGCGTTCATTGTCCAGAAGTTTGACCGGATACCGGCATCGGCTAGCATTTGGACCAGTTCCGCCATGGTTGACTGCACCACGGGATTGTTTGCCTCGTTCTGTACATTTAAAGCGGATAACTGTATTCTTCCGGTAGGCTCGCGCTCGGACAGTATATCGTTAAGCCCGGCCAGTATTTTTCTACCGAATGTCCCAAGGACCCTGAGATGATATTTTGCACTTGCAGGACCTTCTGCAGTCGGGGCCTCGTTGGCCAGACCGGAAATCTTCTCGTCCAGACGTGCAGAAAAATTCTTAATTCTGTCGCCCACCGGCTGCAGCGTGTATTTTGTTGACTCCATGAGCGCACACTCAGCGAACGCTCGTTCCGCCGACTCGAAATTGGGACACAACAAGCTCAAATCCATTACCGGCATATCATCCTCCATGTTATTCCATAGTTTATGCTCCAGTCGATAAACTGCATTTCACGGAGATACCGCAATGAACAAACCGAGGATTACCACAATGTCGTCTCCCCTTTGGAAAGCACTGGCGACTGGATACCAGGTTTGCCTGGAAAGCGAGTCATACAATCCCGGACAAGTCCGGGAGGCTACCCGCGAAGAATACGACCGAGTATGCACAGCAATAGCCGAGAACGAGGTAACCGAGTATTATCCCGGACTTACCCCGGAAGAACACGCGGCCAAGGTGCAGAGCTTCCTTTCCGACAACGACCGGGTGTGGAACTGCCATCTGCACGCCTATACCTATGACGGGAACCAGATGCTCGTAACCGTCCCGAACAAGGACGGCAGCTCGTACATCTTCCTGGCATACATCGAGCCGACCAAGCGCGGTACTGGCCTGGCAACGATGGTCCTGAAGAAGTGCATAGCCGACCACCCGGAAGGCCTGTCCTTGCATACAAACAAGGAGAACCGTCTAGTACGTGGCCTGTGCAAGCATTTCGGGTTCGCCGAATACCCGTCCAGAATCCCCGACGAGGTATTCATGGCAAACAAGCCCGGTATCGGAGGCGAGGAATGGTGGGACGACCCGGAACAGGAGAAGAGCAATGGACCTGAACTTACCTAAGACTTCCACGGCCAGCCACGAGCTGCCCATATTCAACGAATTGAGCAAGGAATCCGGACTCCCGGTAAGCGAGATAAAGGCCAGGTTCCGCAACAAGATGCTCGAACTCCATCAGGAGGCGCTCGACGACCCATCCACGCAGGTGATGGGCGGGGATTCTCAAGAAATGGTGCACAACGCAATCAACGAGTTGCGCAAGGAACTCCAGCACCCCGAAGAAACATCCAGCGACTCCGAAGAATACGATTCCATCATGGGTTTCGACCCGTCGCAGCCGGTGCCCGGTGCAGACATCTTCTCATCCGATGGCGGAGGTTTCGGAGGTGGCGGATTCGGTGGAGGGTTCGGTGGCGACATTGGCGGAACCGGTGGTGACATTGGCGGGTCTGCCGGCGGTGGATTCGGCGGAGGCATAGACAATATGGACCTCGGGTTCTCTGATGAAGGCATGGACGCCGTAAACTCCGTAGCCAGCGAAGGATACGAAGACCCGAACATGTCCCCGGCCGAGTCGGCTGGAGAAGTAAACGCCATGTCGGAGCTCGAACCGGACATCCCGGACGGGACCGACAATACTGAAAACGGCGGTTCCGAAGAACCGCCGCCAGAAAATCCGGAACCCACCGAAGACAACGGCTAGCCGCCGAAATACATGCACTTCCTTGAGAACTTTTTGTCCCTGAACATAAGGAAGAGCCTGCCGTCCTCGCCGTAGAGCATTTCAAGGACGGCCTGTCCGGCATTCCTCACCATCATGGTGCTCACGTCCATCGGGAACATGATGCGCTTGGACGTGTCCTTCATCAGCACGCCGCTCATGGTAATCGTACCGGAATACCTGTTTTCGTGCTTGTAATGAATCTCCACCGTCTTCTCGTCAAGCGGGACGAGTTCGACCGGCGCAATCGGGTCCTTGTAGTTCAGGCCGTATATCATGTTGATGGTGGCCATCATACCGATTGTATCGAACTTCATGTATGAAGTCATCCCTTCCGAGCTTTCCGAACGCAACGTTCCTTCGCTGTACTTGTAGTTGACAGCGTACAGCTTTCCAGCAGAGCGCACCCTGCCCCGGCTCCAGTCGATGTCGAATGTGCACAGCGGCTCGGTATTCACGAGCGGCATGATGCGGAACACGTTGACCGGTATGGATATGGCGAAATCCTTGCGGTCGGCTTCGTTCTCGGTTCCAAGCATCTTGACGAGGGAAGGCAGCGTGGCGATGCAGACCCTCTCGTTACCGGTACGGAACGAGAGCGTGCCGCCGATACGGACCAGCTCGACCCGTTCGAACTCGTAGCAGCTCTCGAGAATCGAGGCGATGACCATCTGCTCGACCTGGATTGTCTCGTCGGTGCAGAAAGTCTCGTCCAGCTCGAACGGCTCGACGAATGGCATGCTGGCCTCGACCTCGAAGCATTGAAGCTGTTCGTTGTAGGAAGAACCGATATAGAGACGGTCGTTCGCAATCCAAAGGGACACCAGGCCTTCCTGGACACCCTTGTCGCATGCAATATAGAAATCCTGCAGGTTCACGTACACATCGTGCTCGAGGCATTCCGACTTCAACGTAGTGTCCACCAACGCCGTCACGCCCTTCTCGGTGGTCATCTTCATGTAGACCATCCCGTCGTCATCGTTGACGAACGTCTCGAGATGAAGCCTGTTGTCCTCGGACTCGCTAGAAAAACCAATGAACGATACCGCCTCGCGGAAACCGGTTACCGTGCTGAACGTGGTAAGTTTTGGCCCCTCATCCTCTTCCTGGACAGGTTCTTCCGCCGGGGCCGTCGAGGCCTCCTGCACCGGTTCTTCCACTGGGTTGATTTCGGTTTCCTGGGTAACATCTGATTCGGCCATAAAATTCGCTCCTTTTCCGTTAAAACTATGACATTTCAAGGCAACGAAAAAACGCGGGCTTTCGCCCGCGTCTCGAATATCTGTCAGCTAGAACAGGTTGTCCAGCGACTCGATTGCCAAGTCGGTCTTGTCCTTCCCACCGCCTTCCGCGGCATTCCCGTTCTCGGACATGTCTATCCCGGCGTTCATCTCGCCGGCATCCATCCCGCCCATGGGGCCGAACTTCTCTTGGGCGGAATCCATCAGGTCGCCCATTTCGCCGGCCCCGCCGAAATTCACGGTAGAGTCCATGTCGAGGCCTCCGTTTCCGGCAGGAGCGAAGTCGTCTTCGGGGAAAGTCATCGCGGCGGCTTCCTTGGCCACGTCGTGCATGGCGGTGCCGTCAGTATTGTAGACTTCAGGGAACCACTTCCCGAGGTCCGTCTTGAACTTGGTGACGTCGACCTTCCCGCCTTCGAGGGCGTGAGCGAACTGCTGCAGGCCCTTGATTGGAAGCACCGTGTCGAGGGCCTTGTAGTCGTCGAATGAAAGGAACTGCTCGAGAATCTCGTCAGGAATCATGTTCTTGACACCCGGGAAGCCCTCATACCACTCGGTCGCGGATGGCTTGACACCGCCGGACTGGTTGTCGTTGATGTAGTTGATTGCGTCGGCCACAATCTGCGCCAGGTTGTCCCAGGCAGCCTGTGAAAGACCGGAGCCGTTGTCCGGGTCGCTCGGAAGGACAAACTCACGGAATTCCATCATGTTGTCGCCATCGCCGTTGCCATCGGTCACGCCGTTTACGTCGCCCGCATTCTGCGGGTGCTCGGTACCGTCGGCCCCGTTCGGAACCTGTGGCGCGTTCGGGTCAGTGGTTGCGCCCGGTGCGGTGCTCCCGTCGGGAGGTGCGCTGAAGTCGTCCGGCCCGAAGTCTCCCCCGGCCTCGAACATGGCCACCGTGTCATTGCACACGTCAAGCAGCTTCTGCAGGCGCCAGTCAACCGATTCGTAAGCGGTGATGTTGTTTGGGTCGGAATTAGCCACGCCGAGCGTATCGTTGAAGTCGTTTCCCGGAGTCTTCACGGCGCCTATACCGTAAGACAGGTCGTCGAGCGATGTCTCGTTCTCCTGCTGGATGAGGTTCTTCGCGTTTTCCCGGATAGACTGGGCGAAGTTCCCCTGGAACTGGTCGGAATCAAGCGCCACGTCATACAGCATGGAACGCCCGCCCTTCAAGCTCAGCTCGACGCTGATGGCGTTGTGCGCGTTGGGATATTTGAGGTTGATTGTTACCGGAACCCCGTTGCACGAGAACTCGCCGTTCAGCGAGGCCTGGTCCATGTCCATCCCGGAAAGGTTGAGCCGCATCGGGGAATACGATGTAGACGAAGTGGCCTCGGTCATAATCTTGATGCCGATGTCTTTCAGGGACAGGTAGTTCCTGTCCATGAGCAGACTCTTGTTCTCGTACGTCCGATGGTCCCAGTTCTTCCTGGTCTGGTCGCCTACGGGACCGAGAGTCCCCTTCATCATCTTCACCGTAGTGGTACGGGCCGGCTTGACCGGGCCGCTTTCCGTCTTGGTATATGCGAAAGCCTTCTGGAAGTCTTTCAGTGAAATGCCATTGCTCACGGGAACCTCGCCATCGTGGAAAAATTTCCCGTAAGTTTATATTCCGAGGCTATTCCACCAGGCTTTCGTGGTTGATTTCGCCACCGTCGCTCTCCATGCCGGCAACGTACATGGAAATCGGGTCGGCTGGGTCGGCGCCCGGTATGTTGGAAAACGCCTTCACGGTCACCTTGTCGCGCTGGGCAGACTTGATGTGGCGAACCTCCACCTCGTAGTCCGTGTCGATGCCTTTCAGGATGTTGAAGTAGATTGCCGGAATCTTGCGGAACTTGTCGTGCGAGCTGGCGTAAGCGGCATCTATGTTGGCCGCGGCCCCCATCTTGGTGCAGTTCCTCGGGATGACGTTGGTAATCTGCTGTCCGGTTCGTCCCTTCATGTAAATGCTGACCTTGGTGTGGGTGAGCACGACGGAGACAAACTGGCAACCTGGGACCATCTTCAGCTCGTCGCACATCGTCTTCAACTCGTTGCGGTCCAGTATGACGGTAGACAGCAGGTTCATGGGGTCCTTGTCGCGGTCGCAGGGGCAGTGCCTGGACTTGGCGTCGAAACGGGTCGGGTCGGCGCATATGCTACGCGCGACCTTCGTCGCGGCCCCATCCGCGTCGTTCATGAACCTGACCATAGGGTATACGTGACCGTTCGTCAGGGTCTCGTCGAGTACGCTGACGTTTGCGACAGGATTTCCGGGAAAGCCGACGAGTTCGCAGAACCTGATGAATTCCATCATCGAGGCGACACATACCTCGTTCCCGGAAAAGTTAAGGTCGCTCGGACCAGCCGAGATGTGCAGGAAGGTCGCGGTTGTCGGCACCGTTATGCGGCACCGCCCGTTTCCCTTGAAGAACACGGTGGCCTTGGACTTGCTTACCATCGTGAGTTTTTTCAGCAGGGCAAAAAACTGCGGGCTCATTGTAATTATTTGAGGTTCCATAGGTCCATCCTTTAAATGTCTTCCATAGCTTTAGACTCAAAAGTAGCAATTCTGTCGATTGCCAGATTCATCTCGGTAGTTCCCGGCCGCACGTAATACTCCATCCCGGCCCAGCTGTCGACCGGTATCTGCATCATGGGCACTCCAGTCTTGCGGCATATCCCGGACAACACAGGTCCCAGCAAGCCGCGCTGGTCCCCGAGCTGCTGGAAGAACCGCATGTTATCCAGTTCCCTTATGAAGTCGCCGCGGATGGCGACGAACGGGCCGTCCATTACCTGGACCGCGTGCGGGCCATGCCCGGAAATTCCGCGCACCTTCCGGTGCTCCCCGGTAATCTCGCTGTACAGCCCGTATTCTCCGTAGGATTCCGGGCAGCGGTCCCAGGAACCGTCCGGGAGAAGATAGCCGTACCCGAACGGGGCTACCGCGCCGACGTTGGGAGGAACCTCCTCGAGCTGCCGGTGGAACGAGGGGTCGGTTATGAACGAAGTGGCCGCGACTATGACGACCCACGATGGAGTGACCTTCACCGACTGCTGCCCGTATATCTTCAGTGCGTTGTATATCGCTCGGGCGAATGACGGCGGAATCTGCCTGCGGCCGAACGAAATGCCGCACCCGACCCTGAACAGGCACTCGTCCTTCGCGTTTGGATACTCGTCGTACCGGCCGCGGTATCCGTTCGAGCTGAACACGAAGGTCACTATCTGCGGGTCGTCGGAAAGCCGGAGCACGTCGTTACGGCTAGGACGGCTCTGCCTGGTGGCGGGTCCCCCGGAAAGCACGTTGCGTATCGCGTCAAGCCTGGCCTTCTCGGCGTGAACCTTGGCGAGTACATCTTTGCGGTGCGTGTTCCTGGCTTCCTCCGATGCCTTGAACGCCCCCGCGATTGCCGCCTCCATCTGTTCGACAGGGTTGGAGAACACCACTTCCGGCGTGGCCGACTGCACTATGCTGGAATATTTGCGGCTGGTCCTCGAGGGCTTGTGCTTGCGCACTATCTTGACATCCACGCCGGATGCGTATACCGCGTCGACATCGGACTGCAGCCATCCGCGAGGGGGTACTTTCGTGCTCCCGGTAGGCGGCACAATCTCCCCGGTCGGCAGAACTCGGCGGCATTTCCCGGATATGAACTCGTCGACCCAGCGCTCGCTCTTCATGAACTTGTATCGGATGGCACGCCTGGTGTAGTGCTGGAATCCCTCGCAGTAGAACAGGCGCATGTTCTCCTTCTCTATCGCCTCCTCTATCTCCATGCGGGAATAGCACCACTTCGCCGACCCGGAACCTACGGGATTGGATTGAACCTTCACTATCCCGAGCATGCGCATGTTCTCGAACTTCGCATCCCCGAATCCGGCATATACGGAAGCCACGTACGGAGAGAGGTAATCCGGGAGTGGCTCCTTCCGGTATCTCCGGCGGTCGGATTTCCGCAGGTAGGCAAGGAGCTGGGCCTTGCTGTAGAGGTATGGGCAGCGTGGCTTGCGCGGTTCGGCGGAAATAAGGCCCTTCCGGGTCTGCTCCCTGAGGTACTTGGGGGACATGTCGATGAGCAGCGCGGCGACACGGCGGGGGACCGGGTGGGTAAGCTGCCCTACAAGATACTCGGGGAACCATTCCCGGTTGAACCGCTCGATGTCCTTGCGGTATACCGCGTTGTGCCCGGTTCGCGCCGATATGTGGGTTATCAGTTTCCCCTGCCTGACATAGCGGGTGAACTGGCGCGGAACCATGTGAAGTTCGAGCATCGCGTCCGCCAACGTAAACTCGTGGAGAGGATGCAGGGTGTCGGGAGGCGAGACACGATACTTGGCGATGGCGTCCATCGCGGCAGCATACCGGAACATCTTCTTCCTGGCCTTGTTGTACCTGTACGGCAGGTCGGCGAATATGCCGCTGGAACGGAGCTTATGTCCGGGAATTCCTAGGTATTTTGACAGGAATTCGAACCCGATGAATTCCGGTACAGTGCCGCGGCGCCGGTATGCATTTTTTAGTATCGCGGGCATCAGAACAAGACCTCCGCCTTGCGAGAATTGGCGTGATTCTCCTTGTATTTCTTGATTCCCTCGAATCGCTTTGCTGCAGCTGTCTTGCTCATGTTGCCATATTTCAGCGCGAACAGCACCGCTGACCCTTCCGGTTCGCGGACCCTGGCCTCGATTACGTCGCGGCGGACGAATCCGTCCTCGTCAAGCGGGAATTCCCCGGCCGTCACGGCAGCATTCACGTCCTTGCTGTGTATTCCTTCCCAGGTGAACCACTTGAAGCCGAGCTTGCACGTCTTCTCCCTCGCTTCCCTGGCCTTATCATCGTTGTCCCATATGACTACCACGCGGTCCTTGTGCTGCATGATGTCCGGATTCTTCATAACAAGGCTGTCGAAATGCTCGATACCGCCTATCGCTATCGCGTTATGGACGAACAGCGAGTCAACTGTACCTTCAAGGACATAGAGGGGTTCATCAAAATTAACGAAGCCGATATTGTACGCCTCCCGGTGAACCCCGGCAAAGTTCAGGTACCTCAGAGGATTCCTCTTATCAATCGCTCGAGCGTCAAACTGGCTCCACCCGCCTCCAAACCGGTAAAACGGGATAATTAGACGGTTTTTGTACTTGTTCCCGGTTGGGCGCCCATTCGCGTCAAGAATGTAATTGCCGTTGGCATCGCGGTCGAGAAATTGGTCACCCTGAAGACATACGAACCAGTCGGAATATACTTCCTCTCGTATCATACGTTCTCGGCAATAGGCCAGTGCCGCCTCGGCGAGTGGATGATTCGCCGTTATCGGGATAATCTCCCCTTCCTTGAACGGCAATGTAGTGGGAACTTCGATTCTTGCGGTCGGCGCGTTCCGGACCTCCTTGGGTTGCTTGCCCTCGTTTGGGCCAAACGCCTGAAACATTAACTGATGGTACGCAGTCTCATCACGCTCCTTCAGCCATTTTGCATAAGGAATTTTGGGCGTACACTTGTAACATACATATAACCAGGTGTCGGTATATATGTATGCCTTCTTCTTGTTTGGCTGGTCCGGGCTGCCGCATTGCGGACATACGAAGTTATAGAACCTAGGGTTCGTGTCGTCTAAATTATAGCTCCCCAGCTGTTCCCTAATTGACGTATCGTACACCGAGGCCGGTATGTCATCAAAACTAAATGCCATGCTTTAAATATAGCAACTGCGGGTCGACTGGTAGCCGGCCCGCAGTTATTTTCCGATGTCAATTAGAACGGGAGGTCGTCGTCGCTATCGGTCTCGACAATCGGACCATTCGGGTCCACTGCCGGAGCCCCGTTGTGCGTGAACTGCACAGGGTTGGACAGTGGTGGCGCACTTTGCGGTACGTATCCCGTGGACGCCGGCTGACCCATCGGCGCAGCGGGTGCTGCTGGCGAAGGTGTGGCAGGGGCAACGCCCATCCCGAAGTTGGGCATAGCTGCGGGCTGTGCGGTAGGCATGGCTGCTGGCTGTGCGGTAGGCATGGCTGCGGGCTGTGCGGAAGGCATAGCGGCGGGCATAGCTCCAGGCATTCCAAACCCTGCACCAGGAACGGCATTCTGTGCGGAGATACCGGCAGCGAAACCTGGGGTTGCAGGAGCCTGAGCCGGGGTGGCAGGTGCAGACGGAATGCCGACATTCATCGCATTCGGTGTCTGGGCATATGCCGTGGTCACCGGGGCAGCGGATTCAGGAATCGGATTGGGCATAGCGCAATTCGGGATTGCTGCTTCCGCCTGACCCATAAACGCAGCGGGATTGCTATTAGTAACAATCTTTGCGTTTGCCGGAACACTCGGGATGCTGTTTTGCGGCATGGCGGCACCACCGGTGGGGAACGGCTGCGAAGCGAATGACGGAGACAGCGGAGAGACCTGAGCCGGCTGACCAAACTGTGGCTGCTGTCCGAACTGGGGCTGCTGGCCATACTGTGGCTGCTGGCCGAACTGCTGCTGGCCGTACTGCTGCCGACCGTATCCACCTTTAGCGGCCATCTTCTGCTGAGCGAGCTTGTTGGCTTCCTGCCAGAATTCGGCAAGGTCCTGGATAGCCTGGTCAGGTGTCGGGATGTCGTCGAAAACGAACCTCAAGTCATGGCACTGGTCAAGAAGAGCCATGATAGCATTCTCATCCGCGGCAATACCGATTGGTGCACCAGTATTCGGGTCGGTCACCTGCTTGAATGCAAGCGGGTACGACTTTTCAACGAACTTGCTGCCCTTGTATGTCGGAGCGCCCTGGCGGCCGTCGCCGTAAGTCTTGGTGGCATCCCATGCGCCAACAAGGAAGTAATCCTTTCCGTTCACGGGGTCATACGGGATGAATGCGTCGCCAGTATCAACATTGATTGTTCCCTGCTGCTGAGGCTGCTGGGCCTGCTTCTGCTTTTCCATATAATTGTCGACAGGGGTCTGGAACTGCTCGTGCTGGTACTTGGAATGGGCCCAAACCTTCACCTGGTTATTGAGTTCGGGGTGGTTTTCGTCCTGACGAATGAGGAAGTTCCCGTACCATTCTTCTTCTGCAAGCTGGCGGAGGAATTTCTTGAGCTCCTCCTTACTGGCTCCCCGCTCCTTTGCAGCATTGTATCGAGCCCATACATCCTCGCAGTAAGGGCATGAGATAACACCGGGGATATTCTTGCAGCATTTCTTAACAAGCATCTTCCCGGAACCCAGGTCCTTGATGCGGTGCACCAAGACGGAGGTGTAGGGGTAGGCCCTCATGTCGTGGCCAAGAGGCATTGGACGGAGAAGGGCCTTGTATGAGGGATTGTTCTTTGTTACTCTTGCACGGTAGATTCGCGGGTCTTCTGCTACGCCGCCTTGGGGTGAGACCGTCGGCATTGCTGCCGGCATCTGCACTGTGAGCATACCCATGTTGGGTACCTGAGTATTCTGTTCCATAGGAGATTTCCTTATAATGTGTCCGGTTTAACTTGCCGGCATTAATAAATATAGTAAAATCCAAAGACAAAAAGTGTCATCCGGATGATTTTTCTTCGCTCGGGGTATCTTTTTTCGCCTTCAGGTGCGGAATAGCGAGTTTCGGACCCAGGTCGTGCCCGAGCAATTTCATCTGTTCCGCCTTTTCCAGGGACGCCTCAACAAGCTGTTCGAAGTCATCGGGCACGGTATATTCCTCACCAAAGTCCGACATGGCCTTCTCCAGCTCGGCCGCACACTCGCTAAGGATGTCCTCGAACTTCCAGTCAATGCACTTGGCAACCGTATTGTCGATGGTGCACGCCTCGACGAACCGCTTGGAAATCTCGTCGTGGCTAAGCGCCTCCTCGGTAACGTTCGGGTTGTACTCGTCATCCACGTGCATGACGCCCTCGTGTTTCTCGTCCTTGACCGTGAGAATCTTCTTCGCTTCGGTATCGGCCATGTATTCGGCGCCGGTGACTTCCTCGGTCTCGCGCTCGAACTCGGGCGCACGCATCATGTAGTCCTTCCCGAGGAACTCGTTCTTTCGCGCCTTGCGCAGGTCGACCAGCCATTTCTGGCAGGCTTCGGTTTTGACGAGCTGCCCGTGGGATGACTTTTCCAGGTCGGCATTGACGATGAGCGCCGACGTACGCGCGATTTCCTTCTCGCGCGGTGCGAACTTCTTGTCGAATTCCTCGTTTTCTTCCTGGACACGCTTTCCATATCTCGGGAATTTAAACTCAGCCATTGTTGCTCATCTCCTGCATGATTTCGTCGATTTGGTCCATATCGATGTCGATGTTGGACAGGTCCGGCTCGATTGACGGCACATCCTCTACCACACGGCGTACTTTCCCCTCGCCAAGGCACAGACGGCACGGTTTCCCGTTCACTTCGCCGGTACCGCCGCATTCGGGACACTCCACTATGTCCGGTTGTTCCTCGAGCCGCTTCTCCCCTACCTTGACGGGATGCTTGGCCACGTAATCTAGTTCGCTGTCGGTAATCTTGATATTCTTTTCCGCCGCCATCTTCTGCTTGATGTCGTTCTCGAGGATGAGGGTGAACTTGTTCGCATCTACATGGGGGGCCAGTGCTAGCACAATGTCAACCATGCCGAAGCCCGGAACTTTCGTGGAATCTTCCATTATCCTCTCCGGGCGAGCATACTTGTTGTAGACCTGCCAGATGGCCAGGTTCACCTTGTCCTTCGCTTTCTTGAGATAGGAATCCGGCATCTTCAGCGTGATACAGATATCTCCAGGGAACCTCGACGTCTGAAGGAAAGCATTAATTTCCCCCACTATATCGTCTACCCCGAACTTCCTCTGCGCTTCCGAGCCGCTGGGCCCCATCTCGTCGCCACGATTGATGCCGTCAGTCTCTTGCGGGTCCCCGCTCAGACCGTCGTTGTCAGCATATTCTTCACCGTACCTCATGTATATTCCGCCATAGGTGTATTCCGGTGTTGAAACTATGCTTTTTTCTTTCTCACCGGTTTCTTGCGGCGGGCCAATGCTTCCAGGTCGATGGGCCAGTCATCGCGATGCACCACCTTGTAGTCGGCCAGGGCCTTTGTGCGGGAATCCGAGCGGAACAGAAGCAGTGCACGGGTGTCTTCCGGGATACTGTCGGGCCCAAGGAGTTCCAGCTTGATATGGTTACGGAGAATCTCGCACATCCAGAAGGCATCGCAAAGGTCGGCGTGAGGACTCTCGTACTGCTTAGGGAATTGCTCGAACTCAGGAAAATAGAACTGGGGATACAGCGCCTTGACTGCCTCGCACATGGCCGGTTTACCGGCATTACCGTTCCCCGTGGCGAAATGCTTAATCTGGGTAATCCCGTATGTGATTATCCCCTTCCCCTTTAGATAGAAGTGCCTGCGGTATATCCCACAATACTCCCCTATTTGGAAAATCGCATTACTGTTACCCTTGTTGGCTTCCTCGTATGCATAATCCTCGAAAGCGATATACTTCACGTCATCCATGTCGCGGTCGAGAATGGCGAGTGCCCGTTCCTGCCTAACCAGGTGAGGAATCTTGTCGTAATCCGTGCCGATACACATGATGTGTACGTGGTCGGTTTCCAAGATAGCGTTCAGATGCGCCTGGAAACCGTAATAGTGGATGTCCTTGATGTCGAAGGTCTTGTCGTCGAGGTCCATTATGACCTTTCCGGTAGAGTCCATCGACGGGTCTATGCCTGCTATCTTCATGCGTTAAACCTACATCAGATATAGTCCGACACGGTATCGTGCACGGTCGTTTCCGCGGTATTCGATACCTCAACTCCAAGCTTGCTTACTCCGCCGGGAATGCTGGCGTTCTCCTGCTTGGAAATGGCGCGTTTCGGTCCCTGTTTCTGCCCTCGTTGTGGAGAATTGATTTGCGGTTCGACCTCGGCCATAGCCGTATTGTATGCGTTGACCTCGTCGGCCGTCGGGCTGAACCACCGCATCTTTCGGAAATCGCACCGGGTAAGGAACATGACTAGAGCCTGTCCGAGACGGGATTTCAGGATGTAATGGCAGAACATGCCCATTGAGCGGAGTACGTCGTTCGCCGCGATGGAAATCATGAGGTCCGCCGTTTCGGCATACCCCGAGGAACCCTCGACCGACTCTATACCAGCTTCCACGTTGTGGTAGCCGCTCCTGTTGAACTGCACGGCAGACACGCAGGCAAAGTTGCGCTCTATTGCAATGTCCCTCAACTGCTCGGCCTTCATCACGCCGTCGTTGTACATGCTGCTCTCGGTAAGCCGACCGCGGCTGGCCGGCTTCATGATTCCGATATAGTCGACGACCAGGAGGTCGAGCTTTCCATGGGCGAGTTCGAATGAATCTATCACCGCCTCGATTTCCACCGGGGTGGTCGTGGTCTTCATGTAGCGAACGTGCAGCTGGCCCGGCTTGGCGCCGACCGTTCCTGTGGCAGCGGCCGCTGCATCGATGCGTTCGCGTATTACGTCACCGGTAAGGTTGACGACATCATACATATCAACGCCGCATATGTTGGCCGCGAGACGCTGCCATACGTAATCTTCTGCAAGTTCCAGTGTAATGTAAAGTACGTTGAACCCGCTCTTGTATGCAAAGGCCGCCTCGCTACATAGAGTAAGCGACTTACCGATGTTTGGCTGACCGACGAAGAGGGTCAGCGTCTTGCGGTAATAACCGCCACCGGCCATCATCCCGTTCTGGTCCGGTCTACCTGTATAGTAACGTATTTCGTTGATGCCAGACGGTATGCACTGCTTCTGCTCGCGGAGCTTCGCCAGCGCCAGTTCGGCATCGCTGTACATGTTCAGGCCGAGGTCAGTATGCAAACTGAAATTAACGGAAGCCTGCAAACGAGGAATAAGGTCTCGTATGCCGTCCACTCGCTTGTCGTGGATGGACTCCGCCGCACTTACGAGAACTTCCTCGGAAAGACGCTCCTTGAAGAACGATTCCACCATCAGGACAACGTAGTCCTGGTGCATCGTCTGAATCGGGGTGTTGTATATGAAAATCAGCTTGTCGCGGGCCTGCAACGCGTATTCGTTGGCGCCCATCCCGGTAATCAGCTCCTGTGCAGTGGGAATCCGGTCATGTTTCTTCTCGAACATGCGCACGATTTCCACGATTGTCCTGTTTATCGGGTCCCGGAACAGTTCCGGGCGCAGCGTATCCCTCAGCTTCGGCCCAACGGCGGCATCCTGGAAGAATACCCGTATTACCAGGTCTTCCTGAGTGAGTGCATACACCTGCTGAGGAGGCTGCAAGTAACCGGGCTGCTGCCCGTTCAACTGAGCCTGCACTACCTGATTGGCTGCCTGCACAGCGGCCAACTGGGTATTCATCGCAGGATATATCGCCTGCTGTTGTACCATAGGCGCATACGCACCCTGCATAGTTGGTTGTGGCTGCGCATACGACGGGTTAGCTAATTGTTCCATAGGTCCACAAGTCCGTCAGTTATCTGTCGTAAATATAGCAAAGGCGAGAACCTCGATTCTCGCCTTTTTTAATGTTTTTGAGCAAGAAATTACTGGGCGCCTTCGCTGTCCAGTTCCTTCTCCGCATCGAGCCCGAGGGCCTCGGCCTGTTGGATTGCCTTCTGCAGAAGAGCACCATTTGTGGCAGCATCGGCCATGTCCAGCATCTTCTCGTCGACATCCGCCAATTCCATTTCGGTTTCGTTCTCGGTTTGGTCGTCCCCGAATATGCCGAGCTTCTGGTTCTTGTACTTCTCCTTGACATAGTCGTTGATTGGGTCAAGAATAGAACCGATGTAGCGGGCAGTGTGCAACTGAGGTTCCGGCGCGACGAGCCATTCGCTCTCGGGTTTCCTCGGGTCACGGATGACCCACTTGTTGCCTCGGAACGGAACGCCGTCTACCTTTGGGATTTCAAGGTTAGGCCAGTCGGTCTTATTGGTGTACGGAACGATAAGTCCGGCTTCCTGTGCCCAAACGTGCAAGCCGTAGTATCGGCTGAGCCCGTTCTTGTAACTGAGATACAAACGGGTCCCGAAACCTTCGTGAACCATGCGGTTCTTGATGTTCCCGACCTGGATGAATATGCCCTTGACTTCCTTCTTCTTCGCTTCGCCCTCGCCGGTCGCCTTGTCCGCTCGGTCGAGATACTTGTACACGGAGAGAATGACTGACGCGGAATACTTCGCGCCTTCGCCGCCAGCCACCTTCTTCGGGTCGGTACGAGTCCTGGCGGCATTCGGGTCGATATACATGTGGTTCGTGACATACATCGGAACACCGAGTTCGCCAAGGCGGAACGTAATATCCCTGTACATGGCGGCCAATTTCTTGGCCTTGGTAAGGTCGACCTTGTCTTCACCGGATAGAACGTCGTTGATGGCCTTCTCGGTGCTGAGCATACCCTGGGAATCCAGAACAATGGCGAGCTTGTTCGGGTTAATCAGCGTCTTGTGCTCAGTCATGTAATTTTCCATCTGATGCAAGATGGTCGAAATACCGCCATGGCAGCGTTCAACCGTATGGAAATGAAGAACCTTGAACTGCTGAGGGGGGAACCCGGCATAATTGATGAGGTCCTCGCGGGTGGTTTCGTTCTCGGTGTCAATGTAGAACACGAAATACTGGTCGGCGAACAAAGCGGGGCAGAAATTGTATTTCCCAATGAGGGACTTGCCCGAACCGTAAAGGCCGGCGGCCTGTACCACCTTGTTCTTCGGGAATCCGCCGTAGCAATCCCCGCAAATTATCGCGTTCAACGCATAGCACCCGGAGTCGGCAAATCCGTATGTCGGGCGTTCAACCCCGGCGTCGACGTAAGGGTCGGTTGTTGTAATGTTATCCCAGAACCCCCATGGGTTCTGAAGGGTCGCGGCCGTAACGTCGGCCTTCTTCCTTGCAGCCATATGTCCTCTTTATCCAAAAAACCCTGATGGACGCTAGTCCTTCAGGATACTGTAACAGTGAAACACTCGTTTCTTGCGAGCATCCTTGAACGTTGAATGCTCGATTTTGCGGCCGGCATCTTTAAGTGCCCTATACAGGCGTGCTGCCGGATTATCGCTTTTTGATGAGCGTGTGTCCAGGTTGCATGCTGAGATGAACCCGAAATCGGCGTCACCTAGGTAAACGCCTTGCCGTTTGAGCTCGCCTGTACTCAGGCCACTAAAACGGCTGATGCCATAGGCATCCCGATAAATTAAGATTGCTTCTTCCATAGTCCATTAATCAATATAATCATCAAAAAATAAAAAAGCAAGCACATCGAACCGAAAAAAATGAAGAAAAATCATTTTTATTGCCGCGGGGAGAGCAAGTCTATCATGCTCTTCATGTTAGTCCACGTCCCGCGCAGACTCATAACCGGAATCAGGAATACTGAATGATTCTGGAACTCGACCTTGCTCCAGTGGAACTTGACATCCTGCCTGAGTTCGAATGGACGATTCGCCACGAGAACGTACGGGCGGAACTGCTTATCCTTCTCACGGTCAATCACGATGACATCGTTGAGCGAAAGTACGGCCTGCCCGGTCGTCGGCTCGATGGATGTAACCGAAACGGTCGGATTCTTCCCCAGTTCGACATTAATCAGCGCGTCCCCGGACTGGCGGCTAAACATGTGGCGCCTTTCGTCGCGGACCACGCACAGGTAGTCATGAAGGTCGAGATACCCTACCGGCTGAAACCGAGCCGGACGTTTTCCCAGGTGCCATATAAGCGACATGTACCTGGCTATCACGGGCTCGAAGAGTGCCCCATTGTTCTCGTCAAGGTGCGCCATTAGGGTGTATATGCCGGGAAAGTCCTTGGTAAGTTCGGAACAGGTTGTAATCTTCCTCCCCGCCTTGTCCTGGAACGTGTATCGTCCGGGCTCTCCCGTAAATTTCCCGGTAAACACGTATTTTCCAAAGCGATATAACGGGGAATTGAACGAATTTAGCGCCTTCGCGAAATCCAACCCATTCCCGGTGGGTATCTTGACCCGGTCAGGAAGAACGTATACCTCGACGGTCTCTCCGACCATCTTCCAGGCGTCCACGACCACGCCGCAATCGGTCGTGTACTTCACCTTGGCTATGTGCGCGTGGAATTCCGGATGCCCGTGTATGTCGCACAGCCCCATCGACTCGCCGAGAACGATATGCCCGGCGTCAATATCGGGCATGTACACTACCTGCGTATTTCCCCGGTGCTGCAGAATCATCAGGCGCGTCCCCTATTCTTGAAGGGTATGCTGATTGTCTCGACATTTCCTGACGGCAGGATTACCCCGAGCGTGAGGTATATGCCGTGCGGGCCCATGTCGGTAATCTTGCAGTGCTCGTAGACGAGGGTGATGCGGGGCTCGTACGTCTCGAGAACGGATATGCATTCCTTCAGGATGGTTTCCGCGGAGCCTCCCGTACGTATACTGTAGATACGGTCCTCTATTGTCGTTCCAAAATCCGGGTTGAACATGCGCTCTCCCCGACGGGTGAGGAGGCATGAGTACAGGTTCTGAATCATGCTGTTCTCGTCGGTAATCTCGCAGAATCCGTTGAATGCAAAATCGCGGTTGTACGCCGCGCTGCGGCTGACCTTCTTGTCTATTACCCCCGGCTTCATCCGGTCGTTCAGCTTGACGACCCGCGTGACCTCGGCGACCGCATATATGTCCACTGGTTCGGAACATTCGAACGCTTCCCCGGACGACCAGTCGGCGTGAGGCGGCTTTTCCATGACGGTGAGCGATACGTCTCCCGAATAGCCGGACGGCATGACGAACGATAGCGACTCCCCGGTATTGGAAATCACCTGGGACCATTCGTCCGGGTTGGCGGATTCACCCACGCGCACCCTGTAGTTTCCGGTCATAGCGTCAAACGTACCCGCGTTGTTCGTGTACACGGTAACCCGGTCGCCCGCGGACGCCCTTCCAGGCACCACGGTAACAGGAAGGGGTACATGTTCCCCGCCATCGACCATGTGCTGCAGCTCTATCCTGAACGCCGACGGGTCCACTCCAGGTCCGGGCATGGAAAGGGTGACTTCCGCACCTTCCCGGCCGCGAAGAATGAACATCATCGAGACCGGTACGCCGGCCCGGCAAAGATTCTCGCTTACCGATACGGGTAGCTCAAAAGTGAATACCCTCGGCTCGATATCGTAGTTGCATGACTGCTCCGCGCCCTGGTCACTCTGTATGACCACGCTGGAAAGAGGCGACCTCTCCGCCATGCGGTAGACTTCCGCGGTCGTGCTTCCCTCAGTCCACGATGTCCCGGACAGCGCCGAGAGGTACATGACGGCGGAAACTTCCGTGCTGGCCCTTGCGACGACACTTATGCGAAAACAGTTTCCCTCGATTCCGCCCTCCGTTACCGGGGGCATGAAGGAAATCACGGCGAATTTCCGGTTAGAAACGGTTATCTTCCCATCCTGTACCGTACCACTCTTCCCGAACCTGTAGTCGCCGAACTGGTAGTCGGGAGCCAGCTCGAACGCCCCATAAGCATACGGGTATATCGGGTCGGGAGACATGTTCATGAGTGTCGACGAGTTGTCCAGCGACACCGAGCCGGCCTTCGCACCAGACACCATCGGAATATAGTTGGCGGGGACGTTCGCTACGGGCGTGCGCGGCGCATATAGCACGGTGTCCACCTCGTCGGTAATGTCCAAGTTCCCCGAACGGCAGACGAACGAGTTCGGCGCGACCGAACATACCACTGCGTTCTCGGCAACGACGGAATTCCCCTTCATAAGGGTCACGCGGTCCCCCGGTACAAAGGTGTGCGATTCCCATATTACGATTGCTTCGGACGCCCCGAGCATCGGCGAACGCCGAGCACTATACGTGCATACGCGCCATTTCGAAACGGTCATCCGGGAAACGTCGAGTTCCTCGGAACCAGAGAAGTCAGGCCTAGCCTCGGTGACATAATAGAAGCTGTCTGGAGATAACCGGGTTATCCGGTATGTCCCGTTAAACCGCTCCCCTGAAACACCGTACGAGTGGTCGGTTACCTGGTATCCGGTAACGGTAACTGCATCCCCATCAGAAAACCCGTGGTCGCCACGGGTGACGACGGTCACCCTTCCGGATACCGGGTCGAAGGCAGCCGATTCAACGGAAACCTCGGAAACCAGCTTCTCGAAGAGGATGTTTACCGGGAGGGAATCTCCCGTATAATCCCCGTCCAGTACGGATTCTCCAGTCAATTTCGCCGGGCTACCCGCGTGATTGCAGAACTCGAACGAGTGCTCCACTGTGTCATCAGAAAACTCGCACACGACCTCGGTATTGAAAGACGAATCATGGTAGCGGGGGGACATGTCATAGTACGGTTTGCGGAACTTCCCATCCCAACTCTCATAAGACACGGTGTCGCACGGATTGGATGGTACCGCATACAGACCTAACCCGGAATCCCCGCTCAAGTCGTTCACCGCAGAATAGAGAAAGAAGAGTCGAGCGCGGTACTTTCCGCTCTTTCCAAAATCCTTCGCCAGCTCGAACGAGCACCGATACTTACCGGAGCCGTCAATGCCGCCCGACACCCTCTCCACGATATCATCCACAACAGCCATCCTCACCTTCCATTACTCTACGCTTGGGAACAGCAGGAACTCGTACGACGTAACGACGTTGTATATCTCGTCGAAACGCTCGATTATCTCGTTCCTACGCTCGGTTTCCTCCGGTTGACCCGGGATTTCTTCACCGAACGGAACATCTGTACCCAGAATGTAAACTAGGTCGGAGAACGCGGCCCCGCCATCCTGTGAAATCGCCCCAACCAAAGAAACGACGCGCTCCGCGCCATATTTGACTAGGAATTCCACCAGTGACTGGTTCTTTGCGGTGAGCGCGGTGACCGACTGCTCGCTCGAAGTCTTCTGCGAATCGGCGATATCCTCGTCACGACGACGGAGAACCACGTAAATAAGCCCGAGTACCAGCATGAACATCTCGCAAGGGTCGCCCTTGTGGAGGTATTCGTCCGAGAGCCATCCGGAAATTTCACCCGGGGACATGTCAATAGCACGAACGTCGCCCCGTGATTCGGATTTCAGGTACTCGTAATCGTTCATGTTCAAGCCGTTACGAGCCAACCATGCGGAGGCCTTCATGAAAGAGGGCTTCTTCGCAAGCACGGCGTCATACTTGGCAATCAGTCTCTGGGTCAGCGGGTCGACGTTACCCGCTCCCGATGCCACATCCTCGGGTGGTATCAGGTGTCCCGGCTCGCTGTAGGAAATTCCCGACATCGCGAACCGCAGTACGCACCAGGGGAGAAGTTCATCGGGGTTCTCCGAGGGTGTGACACTCGCCTTGCGAAGCATCTCCTCCTGCTCATCCCCATAAATCATGCGAATCCCATCGAACACGTCCTCTATCGCGCCCGGGGAGAATACATCCACGCGGTTGTCCTTCATTACACCGGACACCACTCGCTTAATGAAGTCGAACGCCTCCTTCGCACTGCAACGCTCCCCGGCCCCGTGGTGCAGAACGTCGCTCTCGATGAGCGCCTTCACGAAATCGAACTCGTTGATATACGGGTTGAGGCACCTCTTGGCGTGCTCGAATTCCTCCATGCTTCCGCAGAGGCCTACCTTGAGCTCGTCGTTGTTCATACCAAACACGGAGTACGTGTTCAGCCATGCGAGAGAAGTCTTGAGGAAGCGCCACATGCCGTAACCCTTGTGGGTAGGGCTAAGGGAACAGCTACGGAGCACCGCTCGGGCGTTCACATCATGCTGGCTGTCCCCCTTCATGCCGACTGCAGTCACGCCCGGATGTTCCTCGGAGTAACGCCGGATGAAGTCCCGCCATACATGCACGATGCTATCGCCTGAAACATCAGAATCTTCCGAACTGATTTCTTCCACGATTTTGCCGTCCGGCCCTGTGACAAGTCTGGACGTAGAACCCAGCGTGGTAAACCCATCGGATATGCGCAACAGCATGTCCTTGATGAAGCGAACCTTCTCCTTCTCGGAACTTTGGCTACGCGGAATACTGTCCGTGGTAAAGCCGAACATAGTACACATCGTTCGGTAGCTTCCGGTGTCCAATAGCGTATCGACCCTAGTATCGTGCACGTCATGCATCACGCTTCCGGAATCAACGTCAGCCATATCCTTCGTTTCGTTGGAAAGATATTCGCGGCCGGCACCGATTTCCTCGCCATCCCGGTCCACGCCGGTCATTGTGGTATTTGTCTCGCTGTAATTGTCGATAAAGAAATCGAACAGCGGCTCGTCGGAGCCCGGCATGAGCTTCAAGGACCCGTTCACCATCATGCGACGGGGAGGCGTCTTGTAGGTGGCGTTCTCAACCCCGAGCCGGTAGAGTGCAGGGGATACGAACTCGTACACCCCGCGAGTCTTAGACTTGGCCTTAGACATGTCATTCAGTACCGTTGTCAGCAATGACTTATCGGCACTCTTCCCGTCAAGGTTCAGCGTACTCGCGGTCTTGACGGCCTTCTCGATGATTTCCTTCAAGTTGTATATGACGGCCTGGGTGGCACGGAATTTCCCTTCCTCAGTATTGGGGAACTGGATATATGAAGAGCCACTCGTCATCCGTCCCGGTGACGAATACACCGCATGCGCGGCCACGCCGTACTTTTCACTGAACCGCGCGACACCGATAAAGGCTAGCTCCGCAGCCAAGTCCTCCACCGAATAGCCCAGCTTCTTGATGGCATCTATGCCGGCACGGGTAACCTTCCGGCTTCCCGTACTGTTTCGCATTTCAAGCGCGTCTATGATATCGGTGAACAGCTTGTGGGGTATGGCAAACACTGAACCACGGGTGACACGGGGATACGTCGTCCCCATATAACGTATGTTGATGTTCTTACTGAACCCGCCAGAACTCTTTACTTGCGTACTGCCTGGAACTGAGCGGGTATCGTTGTACTGGCGGTCGCTCTTGCGGACGGCGTTCGTATAGTAAAGAGCGCGGTCCCCCTCGCCGTCATTTCCCCTGTACGGAGCGAGTCTCGGTTCGCCGCCAGTCTTTCCGGCGATATGCGAGTTGATTATGCCCGCAGCCAGGCGAACGGCATCCTTGTCCCGCAAGTCGATGCCAAAGAACGTACCGCCCGAATAGAAATCCTTCATGGCGCGGCGGTAATGCATCGTGAGATAGAAAAGCGACACCAGGGTTTCCTGCGTAAGGACCCCGTCAGGCAATCCCGGAGGGACAAAGTCGTTGTCATGGGCAGCGATGCCCAGGGATTCCATGCACCACCATACGTGCTGGGCTACCCTAGCCGGATTCATCTCATCACTCGGGCTTTCGTTCGGTTCACGCGCCATGGCCTCGGCCAGAGCATCCATCCCCTTCTGGACAGCTTCCGGTGTTTCCCCTCGCTCCCCGGAAAACTCGCGATACTTTTCCAGGATGTCCCCCGCGATTTTCAGCGTATTCCGAAGGAGGTCGCGCCGTTCGTAGTTCAGACGGGCCAGGTAGAGCGAGCGGTCGGCCTTCGATTGAGGCTCGTCGATTCCGGTATCGGTTTCCTCGGCCGTCCCGTCGACCACATTCATACCGAGCCTGTCAGTGTCGCTATCGAGGGAACTGTCCGCGGATGGCTCGGAATAGCCCATCTCGTCCTCACCCTCGTAGTCCACAATGCGACCGTAATCCCCTATGCCACCAGAGATGTCCTCGCTCCGGTCGACCTGTTCGTCGGATTCAGCTTCGAGCGCGGCACGCGGCTTGGAGGGCTTCCGAACGACGGCGCCCCATGATTCCACCAAATTGCGATTGTAAAGATTGAGCGGCATAAATATGGATTCCAGCTAAGATATCCATAGTTTATGGTGTTCAGGTGGGTTCGTTACCGCCGGATTCTTCGGAATAGTATTCCTCGTAGTCGAAATTGGGGACGTCGGAATCGTCCGGCAAACCTTCGCCGTCCTCCTCCATGCTATCCGCCCGCAGTTTCTCGTCGTACATAACGAATGCCTGCTCCAGCTCGAGCTCGTCCACGAACAACACGTCATGGGGAATGTCATCCTGTTGGAGCATATGAATGGCACAGTCGACCAAGGAAGCCTCGTTGGGTACCCATACGTTGAACAGCCACCCATCTATCCCGGCGATTGCCCCAACGCACACGATGTCCGGATTTCCACCGCAGAGTATCACTTCCACGCGGCCGCGGATTCCATCCGTGTCGTTTTCAGCGTCAGGCTCCCCGCCCATGAAATCCTTGTTCGGCCGGAACATGGCCGACTCGGTGGCGTTTACGGCATATACCTCGAACAGTGTTCCCCCCATGCGCTGTATCGTGCCGACGTGGTTCATCCTGTACGGGTTGGATGCGAGGTACCCGTTCACTATTTCAGGGTCTATCCCGCTATCCTCCGATGGCACGTGCTTGCTGGTGAACTCCACCGCATAAGCGTACGCCTCGCACGGGTCGTCCACGTATCCGATACTGTACACGTTGGAATTGTCCCTGGAATACAGGTCAGTTATGAACCGACCCGGCTTGTCTGTCATGTACATGTCCCCGCCGCCACGGCCCTCGACAGAAATGCCCGGTTCGAGAATGAGGGGCACTCCCCCGAGCATATAGATGTACAGTATCTCGGTGGTTATCATACCGATAGAGCCACCGACAATGTATATGGGAACAGGACGGCCCTGGCATTCGGGGTCGTCCGACAACTTGTCCAGTTCCCCCATGAGCTCCATGTACTGGTCAACACCGTCATAGTCCGCCTGCACTACTGCAAAAGGCGGCCGAACGGATGAAAGGCCATTCATGTAGCTCAACGACGGCATCTACTTATCTCTTGGTAATCCTGAACACAGGAGTCCGCGGCGCAGGCTGCGGGGCGACCTTCTTGGGCTCAGTCTCGGCCAGTTCCTCTTCCGTGAGGAACACCTTCAACGTTTCCACCATGTTGACGAAAAGCGGCGGGTCGGTATATGACGGATTGGCCTTGTTGGCCTCGCGCAGCTTATGCATCTCGTCCTTGTAGTCGGTGATGCGCATCTTGATGGCGTCGTGGATTCCTTCCGGGATGTCCGAAATGTCGATGTCGAACTTCTTCTCGGGGAAGTCGCATGTCGCCTCACCGTCCACAATCCTGATTCCGAGTTCGGCCTGTTCTTCCGGGCTGAACTCGAACTTCGGGAGGAAAACCCTGAAGAATGGAAAGTACGTCTGCAACGTGCTAGGGAGGTTGTAAGCGTACTTGACGATGTTGTAGCGGTCTTTGACAGTCAAATGAAGAATCTTTTCCATATTATCCTCGGCGGGGATACACCCCTGGTTCCAAAATTATGTCTTTTCTGCTTTCCTGGCGGTCTTTCTCGCATCGCGCAATGCCGAATAGGCCTTCTTGACCCATTCCCCATCCTCTTCCGGGGCAAGTTCGATGTTAACCATGGCCCGCAACCCGGTGCCGCAAAGGTTGTCTACGGGATATCCGTACGTGAAGTCGAGCGTCTTGGGTGGGACGGATACCACGAGCAGCCTCCCGTATACGTCGAAATCTAGCGTTGTGCCCAAAATGAAGTCCTCCGGAGGTATCCGGCGGGTAAAACTGATGAACGGGAACCCGTCGGGGGACATGAACGCCTCCATCCCGCGTTCCTCGTCGATGAGGGGGTTGATTGAAACCCGGAGGTCACCGTTCGCGCCACCCTTTATGCCCTCGTTGCCATGTCCCGGAGCCACAATTTCGGTCATTCCCGGCATCAGGTCAAACTGATAGGTGCATTCCTTGACAAATTTGCCCTCCCCATGGCATATTGGGCATTCTCCAGTGGCAATATAGCTAGCCCCGTTGCATTTCGGGCACGTTTTTTCCTTTTTTCGGAAGACAATCTTTCCCGTCGCCCCGCATCTCGGGCAGTTTACTACCTTTTCAGCACCCCGCCCGGAGCACATCAAGCACTCGGTAGTCTTCTCGTATTTCAACTCGTACCCGTACTTGCCGAAAATGAACGTCTCCAGAGGAACATTCTCGGTAACTTCGATGTCACTTCCCCTATCGGCGCATCGGTCATCAACGGGAGGCTTTCCGAAATTGGCCGCCACATCAGATTTCCCGAAAACTTTCTCCGTCCACTTGAACATTACGGTAAAGTCGTTGCCGTTCACGTACTTCTTGCGCAGTTCCGGAGTCTTGATGAGGGCGTAGGCCTCGTTTATCTTCGCCATCTCGTCAGCGCTGCCGCCTATGTCCGGGTGATTCTTGCGGGCAAGCTCTTTGTACCGGGCCAAAATCTCTTCGTCAGTGGCCGATGGACTGACCCCGAGTATCCCATATGCGTCTATCATCGAAAACCTCCGCCCTATAAACTACGATTAAATTCCCGAACGCGCGAGGGCCATCGATGACACCGGAAGAATTAGTCAACCTGTATTACCAGAAACCGCCAAAAAAGCCGGAAGACCCGAAAATTCCGTCCGGGCTCAACGAATCCAGCGAAACATCCGACTCCGACGGGGTCGGCAAGGTAAAGGTAACCCACCCGGTCGACGGCACAAAGAAGCACCCGAAAAACGGTTGCGCCTGGGATGCCATGGGTCCCCTGGCCGGTTCCGGGGAATCCGGGCCGTTTGACGGCCTCAATGATGGAGAGGGGGCACAAATAGGCGAAAGCTCCGTTCCTGCAGCTCCGGCCGCACCGGCATCCGGTGGCGCAATGGGTGAATCGATGCTGACACGCAAGGAGTTCAACGCCATCCTGGAAGGCTTGATGGAAAAGTACCCGAACTCCTCGGCGCCAGCCCAAATTCGGGCGATGTTCAACAGCATGCAGTCCGGCGGCAACGGCCAGCTTTATTGTGGAGCGGACGGATGCGAATCGTTGGGCAACCCAATGAAGGAACAGATAACCGAAGGGAATCAGTTAATCAGCGCTGCTACGGCCACAGTCGAAGCCGCCCTCATGACATACCGCATCCTGACCGGGCAGGACTATCCCGGAGTAGTCAACTAATCTTTGCATTAATCAATATAAAAGGGGCGGCCTTGGCCGCCCCTTCTTCTTAGTCTTCCTGGTCCTCCGGCTCACCGGGTTCCCCTTCGGGTTCCGGCTCCGCCTCGGGATTGGCACCCCGGCCAGTGTCCCCGGGAAGACGGACCGGGAGACTCACCTCATCCCGAGTGTTGTTGTACAATGCACTCGAGATGTCACCCTGCGCGATGTTGCTGCGGCGAACATATATGCCGTCGCCCAGTTCAACAGTCTGCCCCTGGTTGAGCGTGTCGAACTCATCGGCCGGCATATCCTTCATCATGTTATTCAACCGGGCACATATGCCCTTGTCGACAATCTGGCGGAAGAGCGACCAGAGCTGGTTGCGCAACATACTGTTCTCCACACGGGAATCCAGCTTGCGGTTTCCTGCACTGGTGTACCTGGAAATCTCGTCCGCGAACTCCTTCCAGTCGTTCACGCTACCGCTAAGCTCGCTGGAACCGACCACATCGTTCGTAATGTCGCGAATGATGGACACTGGGATATCGAATGTGTACCAGAAATTATTTCCGCGGTAACGGTTGAAGCGATGCCTGAACCTGACATAACCCGGGCGAGAGCTAATCGATATAGCCTTGCGGTCGCGCAGGGTATTCAGGAGCAGGGACACGATACCGTCCGTAGAAATCGGGATATCCTTGTTCATGGAAGCGCACATGCGGATGCAACGGTAGAAGTCCTCGTTCAGGAGTTCATCCGAATCAGATGGGACACCCTCGCCTTCCTCCACCGTTTCGCTGTATTTGTCAAGGGCATCACTTATGATAGCCATGCACTCGTTGCGGTCGACCGGCTCACCGTTGATGTAGTAGTCCACACCTTCGCGGAACATGTCGGAATCCGCAACCTTGACCGGAGATTCCGGGATGGTCGCAAGCGCTTTCAAGAGTTCATCGAGCATTTCCCTGCTCGGGACGTTATCGGCAGCGACACCACGTGCGGCAGACGCCACACCGGCAGCCGGGACAACATCCTTGAGGTAGAACTTCTTGCAACGGGCGAACGCGGAAGCGATATCGTTCCTCAAAGCAACGTAGTCTTCGGCGGTCTCCGCATTACCTTCGGCACTTGCCCGTTCAGCACGGGTCATTTCGTCTAAACTCGCCGAGTCGTTCCAGTAGCAATGTGCCTCGGCAAATTCGTCGACGGAATTCTCGAACTGGCGTTTGCTGTCCTTCGAACCCTCACCGAACAACGAATCTATGCCATCCATCACTTCATTCAACATCTTCAGAGCATAGGCTCGCCGAGTACCCGCACCATCCTCGTCATTCCATTCACTGCCGCATTTGTTGGCAAGAGCTTTCGCACGGAGTACCTCGCGCTTTGCATCCGTCAAGTTATCGGCAGACGCCTTCATTGTAGCGACAATACCATCGTGTGTCGTCTTCATGAGGACGGCAAGCTTGGACTTCAATGACGCGATGTACTTGTTGAACTGTGCAATAGCCGCACTTCCGGTACATCCGTTAATCTTGAACTGGACTGACTGCAACGCTTCGGCGGCCTCATCAGCAGAAACCTTTCCGGAGAGTGCATCGGCAACCTTGTCATAAAGCTTGTCGAGACCGTTGGCGTTGTTAATCGTCTCGGTACCGAGAATAGGAACCGTCCCGTGCATGACCTTGCGAGCCTGCAGCTCGCGGTTCTTTGCAGTCGGATACGCTTCAAGATACAACGTACGGAACTCACCGTTGCGGTTTACCGCGGCATCGACCGTCTCGTTAGCCACGTTACGCAGCTTGCCCTGGCTGTTACGGCTTGCTATTTCCAGGCTAGTGGCACCCAGACGTTTCATGTAATCACGAACAAGAGTAACAGCAACCGTATTGCTTTCTGCCCCAAGCGTCTCGCTGATTTTCCCGACCGCAGCAGCAGCATCAACCTTCTGGCTAGCAAGGTCAACCAGAGCGTCAGAAATCTGCGCCAACGGCTTTCCGGTATCGGTAACCGTATTCTTGGCAATCATGCGGTCAACGAAATCGATGATAAGTTCGGATAACGCAGAGTCTTCAATATCAACGAGTTGGTCCATCGGAATCTGATGTGACAGAACTTCAAGACATTCCTTCGCCGTTTTCTCACCCAAAATATCGCGCAGGCTGGAATTCGGGATTTCCTCACCATTTATCTCACGGTTCGCAGAAATGGAATTCCTAAGCCAAGTTGCCTTAGGTGTATCGGGGTGTGCCCGCAAATTCTGCAATGCTTTACCGAGAGCAATCTTGATATTCATCGAATGAGCTTCCATCCGTTCAGGGATTTCGGGTAAGTTACCGTATTCTTCGCCATAAACACTGCGCATCAGTTCGTCGGACATCGTCTCCTGCTGCTTTCCGCGCAGAATCGATGCGGCCTGGTCTATGACATGGTGCATCGCGCTGTTAAGCGCAGAATCATCCATGCACATGTACAAGACAGAAAGCGGAACGAAGAGAGCGCCGTCGGAAACGGTAGTCCTAGAAGCAACAATCATCGTATTGGTAAACCGCTTCACGGTATCCGCATACAGCTTGATGTTGGTATCAGAATCGCGACGGCGTAGCGTACGGAGAGCCGAACTCGACTCGAGCTTCCTGGTAACTACTGCCTCTCTCATCTTCCTGGCCACATCGACAGCGCTGTCGCCATTTTCAAGCGGAACATTGATTGCCTTACCAATTTCCTCCAACGACGAGAATGCGGGGGAGCCTGCATCATCGAACCTCGCCTCAGTGGTACTGTTGCTGACTATTGCCGAACCATTCTGGTCAAAAATGACCCAGGTCATCGTATCATAGTCCAACTGGCCATCGTTTGTAAGAAGACCTTTAACGACGTACGCGGGAACGGCAACCGGTATCTGGTCAGTACCCTGCTGGGCAGCATCCTGTTCAGCACCACGGCCCATGACATAATCAAGCGCGGTATTCAGGTTTTCGTAGCCAGCGGACCCATTACGTTCGTCAGTCATAAGCTCGTAAAGGAGAACCGCGCCGAGGTCATTGACGGCCTCACCACTATAGATGTTACGGTAGCTACTCTCGTGCTTAGTCTTGCTCTTTTCCACTAGGTCGTTAAACGGAACGATTGCACCCATGAAACCACGGGTATCACCCATGCCAAGCTCATCATAAATTGTTGCGAGAGTGTTAGCGTAGCGTTCGCTACTGCTCATCCCAGCAAGCGTTGAGTCCTTGAACTTGGAATACGCTTCCTTGGTCAAGGCTGTCTTCGCGCGGGACAGAACGCCCGCGCCCTTGCCGGAGCGACCATTGTTTGAGCCCGCACTGCCCAAGGCGACGCTGGCGTACCTGTCCGCAGGGGACGTGTCCTCGGTATACCCGTACTGCCCGAACGCCCGTTGACCGTAGACTTCAAGGCCTTCCGGACTGTCACTCAGCATCTCGTTCTTGTTGTAGGACTCGATGTTGAGGATGATGTTTGCTATCGCAGTCGCTATCGTTCGGGCTGCACGGATGGCTACGTATTCCGGATTGGCCTCCGGATTTCCGCGGTCGGTCTCCAACTGGGAATTGACTCCGGAAAGCACTCGGTTGAACGCATCAACCATTTCTCGAAGCATCGGAAGGACAGTAAGGTCCTTGCAACGCTTGGCCACCTTCCCGAAAGCCAACCGGACATCCTTGGCCTCAGCAAGCACGTTGCGTTGGTAAAACGGCTTCTTAGAAGCCATGAAATTGTAGAACGCGTCGATTGCCATATCGAGGGGATACGTCTTGCTGTTGATGTATTCCCTGATTGCCATGTTCTTACCGACAACGCCATCCGATATGCGGGACAGGGTATCATGTGCCGAGTCGAGCGCCAAGGCTACCTTCTTGAACTCGGTCGGGCTGATTCCAGACGCGACATTGAAGTTGCCCTGACCGCTGTGCATACCCGATGGGTCACAGAGAATCATCCCCAGCATTGTACAGTCGGTAACGTCACTGAACGTTGATATATCACCCGATGCGTCGAACTCGTCGAGCTGTTGCTCGTTGACAGAGGACATCACGTAATCACCTGTATGGTCATCGCGTTCACCCGTCACATCCGGTCTAACCAGTTCGGCAGCTTCCGGGTCGTCGGATGCTGCGATACGGGTCGGCGAACCCTCGCCCACCTCGTCATTGTAGTCATTTTTAACCTTCCTCAACGAGCGGTTTTCGTCAATCATGTCCATGGCAGCTTGAGTTGCCATCATAACATCGACCACGGAACGGCTCATTACTTCCGGGGAAAGCCGGACTGCCGGCATAATAGCCTCAATACGGTCGGCCAGGCATTTCACCGCGGCAGGAGACACCATCACGTCACGGAAAGACGAAATCTTTCCATCAAGATTCAGTTCGCCTCGCGAATTCCTGTGTTCCTCGGATGAGAAGTCATACTTGACGGCCGTACAATACAGCTTGTACAGCCTGTTCAGGACTTCCATCCCTTCCGTATAGAGGTCATCCCCCGCGCCTTCCTGGCCTACCAGTTGGGCGATGCGCTCGTTGCATTCGGCATATTCGTCCTCGATACCGTATTTGGAGAAGTATTCCTCGGAGCTCCACTCTTCACCGGTATTCGCGAGCGTGACGGTGTCGCCTTCCATACCGCCGACCTCGAATGGGTTGGCATAGACCTGGAGATAGGATTCCATGGCTGACCGAATCCTCGCGGCCTTCGACTCCGGCGTCTGCGCGGATGAACAGAATTCCATAACACTCCGCAGCGCCAGCATAGAAGATATGTCGGTAACAAAGTCCGGATTCTTATCGAGCTTTGTAGCGTAAAGGGAGTTAGCCACACCGTCCATGATGTCGGTCGCGGCCTTTAATGGAGTCTTTCCCTTTATGTTCCTGAACTGAATGGCGTCGTTGAACATATTGTCGCGAATGACCTTGCCATTGTTCACAAACGCCAGAAGGTCCTTCACCCGGTTATAGGTGCCGTCGCTCATGTTCCAGAGTATATCGCCGGCACGCTTGACCGCGGTAAGCGCCGGCTGGCTGGCAGTACCAAGGAACCCGGCTGCGGCCCTCATGCTAGGAGTAGAATCCATGGGGTTGGTGCGGCCACCGGCGATATCGGCCTCTGCATTGGAAGCATCGATAACATCCTGTGGACGCTCGAACGTGTTCATGCCGCCCTCGTCGGTCTGGATGGTCACGAAATTCACACCACGCCAGATGGCATACTGGAAATGGGCGGTGTCGCTGTCGGAAATCTTGATGATACTGCCCGGAGTCCAGTCATTCAGACGCGATTCCGGAATATCCGACGCGATAATACCGCTACCCGGCGCAAACCGGACACGGAAAGAACGCTCGCCGTTACTTCCGGTGACAGCATATACCTTACCCATCGTGCTACGGAGCAGCTGCTTGCCATCAGACGTTACCGTACCCTCGGCACCGCCAGTCAGACGGAGACGGCCGTTAGCCTCGGTGTTGACCGGGGAAATCGGGAGCACCTTGGAAGCTTCAAGTTCACCGCTCAACTCGTAGTCATAAGAACCGCTCTTGATGTTGAAGATGTAACGCTCAACGTAATACCGGGTATCCCGTATGATATCCGCCAGAGTATCGGCGAACTTGCGGAGTTTTGTTCCTCCTCGCTGGATACGGGCATCGAGGTAGTCAAGGATGGCACGTCCTATGCTCATCCAGCTGTCCTCGTTGGTAATGGCGTCCACCCACTCGTTGCGCAGCATGACCGCGTTGGCCGGGTTGCTGCTTCCGGCAATCTTGCGGAAATATTCGTTGACAATCTCGTTGACTTCCTCGGCATTGATATCCGCATCTTCGGCGATGCCAATCTTTACGATAGAGGTTTCGTCCTCCCCTGCTTCCGTTTCCCTGGAAAGCCATGGAAGGGGCGGGATGTTGCTGTCCCCATATGCAATGGAGAGGTACGTCACCAACGCCGTCGTCAATCGGTAAAGCTGCCGTTCTACAGGGTCATCAGCATCGGGTGATTCCACCTTGACGGCGAAAAGCGGGATAGAAATCTTCGGAAGAACGTACGAACCTTTGACATCGACCTGGGTCGGGTCAAGAACGCTCACCTCATATTCGGCACCGGTTAACCGGTCTCTGGTATCCGGGGCCTGGGAACGATTAAGCAGTGCATCAGAACGGTCAATCGCCGGGTCCACCTCGGCAAGCTGTTCCGGCGTCTTAAATTTCGGCTTCGCGGCATTTTCCTCCGCCGTAGTCACCCCAACCAGAGGGTCAACCCCCTCGGGTTCCTCAAGCAAGCCGGTTTCCAGGTTTTCTGCCGGGTTTTCCGGGTTGTATTGGGAGAGGATGAGCGCAATAACTCTAACCAGGCTGAGGCGCCGCTCCTTCACTTCTTCGCTCAGTAAAGGCTTCAATACCGACAGTGCGTTGCTGTCCCTCAATTTACCGCCCAACTGGCGGGCCAAGAGCTCGGCAGACGGGTTATTCCCGGAATCCGCAACCTTCTGCGCAGTATCCTTTATTGCCGACTCCTTCCAATTACTGATAGGAGTTTTCAAAACCCGGGGGCGTCCTCCATTTCCTTCCTCATCAGCGCCGGTGACACCAAAAGGAGCGCGGCTGAACTTCGCCAACTTGTCGACTCCGGCCTCGTCACCGAACCCGTCAAGGGTTCCCCTGACGAAGTCGAACAGCGTAACCTTTTGGTCGCCGGGGACTCTTACGGAGGTGTTGCCGAACATGCCGAGCAACGCGCCAAGCTGGAAAATGTCACGGTCGACCTTCAGTTCCCCCGCATGGGTTTCCGGGATATTCCCGAGATTGGGGTTGCTCAGCTTCATGTCGAGGTCACGAAGCATCTTGTTCACGTCTGGGTCGAGAATCATGTTACGCAATGCCGTTACGTAACTGAAAACGCTCTTTCCGAGGAACTCGTTGTTAACGTCATTTGCCCCCACGTTGATATATACCATCGCATAGTACCAGCGTTCGAGTACCTCGAGCTTTTCCCATGCCTCAGGAGTAAGGTCTTCCCTCGCAAAACCGAAAAGCGTATTGTAGTCAACCAACTCGGAAATTTCTTCGCTTCCCGAGCCACCCGCCTTCGAGTTACGGGAAAGCACGCTTTCGGTAGTCATGTTCCCGTTTTCGTTAATGGTCCTGCGAAGCGCATCCGCGTTCTGGGCAGCCTGCTCGCTCGCGAACGAAGATGACGATTCCGTCTCGTTGGCACTCCGCGGGTTGCTGTCCATCGCGAACATAATGAAGCCGGCCCGAGCATCTTCAAGGAGCCGCACCATCGGGTGGGCCATTAGCCGGTCCTCGTCAACCTGTCCTTCCCCGGACGGAGGAACGACAACCGCATATTCTCTCAGCATGGAATCGGCAGTGCCGGTATATCCGCCCCTGGCCACCTTGTTAGGGGTGATGGTCAGATGCTTAACTTCCGGGTGCACGAAAGAAACCATGTAAGCCAGCCCAGCGGCGGCTGAGTTGTTAGACGTTACCTGGTTGGCAATGAATTGGAGTACACCGTAAGCATCGTTGAACTTGCTAACGATTTCCCGCCGGTTCAGGTTTCCCGAACCCGCGCCGGCTTCAATCAACAGTCTTTCCATCTGAGACCCCTGGTCGTAAAAAAACGATTTGCCCCAAGTTTATACCCAGTGACAGTTTTGGTGGGCTTTGTATCCTTGAAATGCGTTCGACTTACCCGCATAAACCATAAACTCCGTGTTTAGAGGTTAACTATGCCATCATTATTTTCCCCAGCCGCGGGAGCGCTGGTATCCACGATTGACCGAGCAGTATTGAAGCACTCTTCCAATTCTCGGAAGACGGCGTTCAATTTTATCGTGCTGTCGACGTTTGGCGGCATCTACCTCTCGTCCAAGGCGGCCAACGAGGGAAACCTCGCATCCATCATACCGGCACTAGCCAAACAGCTCGACGAGACCAGCCTCAACAACCCACTGATGATGGGCCAGTGGAGAAATGCCCAGGGCTGCGAGAAGGTATGCTCGGACTGCATACAGTTCATGCGTAAGTACGCTATACCGTTGGGTGGGCTTGAATCCAGCCAACGGCTGGTTGACCTGATTTCCGGTGCCATAGTTGCCGGTAACAACTGGATGTACGGGACCAATATCAAGGAATTCTACAATTTCAGCAAGACTATTTGCGTAAAGAACCTCCTCAGCGGACTCGCGACGAACGTTCTCGGGTATATCCCGGCTTCTACCGCGTCCCGTCCGATACTGGACGGGGTCTCTGCCGCCGGAAAGGTGATTTTCCCGGACGACGAGACAATGGCGGCCCGGGCCGCCGGCTACATCCTCCAATCGAGCTACGTCTCCCAGTGGGGTAACGGGCCCGCGGCCAACTTCGACGTACCCGACGACATCCTGCAGAAGTCCATCGACGAGACACAGTCCTTCTTCGAGTCACAGGGGCAGGACCAGGAAAATGTTCGCGAGTACATACGGAACTCGTACAATAACCTAGATATCGATTCGCTGAGACAAGAACCGGAGCAGGCGGCACCGGACAATACGGTTCCCGAGTTCGACCTCGGGTCGCCGTCCGTCGGAGAGACAACAGTCCAGGAACCCCAGGCGGCACCTGTACCCCAAACCACCGTCCAGCCGCAGGCCACCCAACAGCCTCAACCAGTCCAGACCCCCCAGGCTCCGGTGAAAAAGCCGGCCGCGCCAAAGATTGGGAAACCCGCCCAGACCGCACCGGCCACCGCCACCACGGCGCAACCCGCGCAGCAAGAAAGGCCAGGCGGTCTCCACCCGACGTCTTTCGACATCCTGTCGCACATGGCGGTTGACGAGGACCAGCTCAGACAGGCGTTCGACGTACTGACCGCGGGGTCCTACGCGCTAACGCCCTACCTCACCACGTACCAGCCAGGTCTTACGGAGAAGGCCGCGGCCCAGTTACTCGACAAGTACACAGACAAGGCATCCCACCGTCCATACAAGGTCACCCCCGGAGACCCCCACGAGCGCAGGAGCGTGATGACGCCTCCCATTTTCAAGATTGACCCGTCCACCGGGATATGGTCGAAAGTGGTAGTCACCAGCATGGGCTTCCCGTTCATCAACTTCCGGTCCCCGGTCGTCATGGAACTGGTTCGCGGTACCAAGGGAAGGGAAATCCGCCGGGCCTACAGGCAGCTAAAGAAAATTTTCCGTCAATGCCGCATGAGGAACCCGATATCCACGCTGAAGGCATTCGCGCAGGAGAAGTACAGGGACTGCTCGCTGAACTCTCTCGTGGTCAATGCCGAGGAACTCCTTGTCGCCCGTCCGGGAATGCCGGTCTCGGCATCGGTAGTCGACCCGTACAGCACGGGAACGGTTACCAAGGGAGCGGCCAGCATACCGACCGAATTCCTCATGTCCTTCTATAACGTGCTGTCACCGGTTTCGGCTTCAAGAGAATACGCCGCCCTCAGCGGGATGGATGAGCAATCGTACATGAACTACCTCTCCGAGAAGGGACAGCCACCTGTCTACATACTGACCCCTAAACGCTGCGTATTCAAGCGAGGCGCAAGAAAGGGCCTACTGCGTTCGATTCTCGGTAACCCGGGCGCGGGAATCCTGATACGTGCCCACCTGGGCTCTCATGACGGCGGGTTCATCATGCCCGAACGTATCGCAAACCTCCTTTTCGGAGACTAAATTGGCTCGAACAGCCGGAGACTGTCAAATGGATTACATCTGGGAAAAGAAAAACACCGGAAACGACCTGCACGAGATGGCATTCATCAAGAGGAAGATGCTTATCGAAAGCGGGGAGAACATCGCTGCCGGACAGCAACCGGAAGAAATCGTGCTCGCCGTCCCGAAGAACCAGGCGGGGGTCGTTGAAGGATTCCTCAAAGACAAGGGGGTCGAACACCGTCTCGACACGGAACAAGGCCGGCTGGTCGTATCCGCCAAGGCGCTGGCAAACCCTTCAGCCAAGGCCGCTATAGACGAACTGAAGAAACGCGGCATCGTCTCCGACGGCACGCCGAATGACGACGAGCGGGCCATTGACGAGAACCGGCAGAAGGTGATAACGGAGATTCTGTCGAGGTTCCCGAAGGAAATCCACGATACCGTCGGGTTCGGTATAAGGCAGATGCTCGCGGGCAACTGGTTCGACGGGTCCACCCCGAACGAAGCGCAGCAGAAGATGATTGCGCTCTGCAGGGGATTGGTTTCCAAGGGAAGCACGGATGACCTTGAAAAACTCCTGAACCACCTGGGATTCCTCGTAAAATCCGGGAAATTCCGGCTCGACAGCAAGAACCAAGGCCTCTACCGGGAAACCGCGGAAAAGAAGGCGATTACGACCCATGTCCGCATGCCGGCATTCTTCGAAAGCGAACCGGATGACTCCATGTGGGACGACATCGTGGTAAACGCGTTCGGCATCGGCATGGTCAACCTGAACCACCCGGTAGTCAACAAGATAATCCATTCAGAAAACCCGGAGGATGAATGCCCCGGCGACCTTAAAACGTTCAAGAAAGCCATATACGGCGACAAGCGCATGACAGCCGTTTTCGGCGAAGGCGGCATAGCGCGGATGCTCGGCAAGCTGGCCAATCTCTGCACCCTCGGAATCGCCGGAAAAACCGTCGATGCCGGAAAGCGGGCCGACCGGATAATCAAGGAACTTGCCGAGAAGGGCGGGCGAATCGTCCACCGGAACCTGCTCCTGGTGGACTACGACGATATCGTAAACGCCGACCCCGACAATGACGAACTGGCAATCGAGGTGGATGCATACAACCGCAGCAAAAGGACATACATCCCCGGAACGTTTAGCGTACCGGCTGCCGCACTGGCGAACTTCTATAGCGTGGTCGACCCCATCGAGTCCTCGAAAATTTACGTGGAAATGTACATGAACCACGACACGGCAAAGCGGTCGCTGCACGAGGCGGAGGAAAGCGACGACAACGCCCTTCTCGAAGGCAGAGGCGTGTTCGGACGAATCGCGCAGGGCGCACGTAACGTACAGGACAAGTTCACCCGCGGAGAAAACAAGGCCACGGCACCGGCCAAGCACGGTAACGACGAATTGGCGGCTGTGAAGGAACGGTTCATCGCCACGGTGCAGAAACTCGGCCACCCCCCGTTCTACGTACTCAAGGGAAAGAGCGCCAACCGGGAAGTCGACGTCATCTCCACTTCGGCTACTGGCCAGGCCGGGACAACCGGAGGGAAGGTCTACATGGTCACCATGAGCATAGGTTCCCACAAGGCCGCCATGTTCATGACACCGAACGAAATCAAGCACTACTTCTCGGCATAACCTGATGAAACTTGAGACGTTCCTAAATAACGCCGGCACTTTGCTGGAAAATAACATGGCCTTCTACTCGAAGAAGGCCGATTCCGGCCGCAAACTACGGGCAAAGTCCACCAAGCGATTCTTCAAGGGCATATCCCGTAACCAGCAGGGGCAGGCCGTCCTTGAATTCGCAGTCCCGTCAGCCTCCAACCCAGGGCGCCGGTATCAATGCTACATATCGGTCGAACCGCCTCAGGAAACACTCTTCGTGCTTGCCCATGCGGACGGCAATACGGCGGAAAAGATGGCCATGATAAAGAACGCTGACGTAAAATGCTTTTGTACGTGTCCGGATTTCAACTGGTCCGGAATGAAATACAACATGAAGCACCGATACGACGGATACGAGGAAGGCCACACATCTATGAGCGGTGTGCCCGACGGTTCGGACATCCGGCCGAAGGTTCGGGACCCGCGAGGAAAGAACACCGTGTGCAAACACCTCCTGGCATGCTTCAACGGGATTCTACTCTCCGCCCCGACCATCATGAAGGCCGCACGCAACGCGAAATTCCCAAAAGAGTATACCGCGCCGGAAGAAACCCCGGAGATACTCGGTAAAGAAGCTCCCGAGACCCAAACGGGAGGCGAAATACAGGCAATGAACGGAAGCAAGAAGTCCAGGGGTGCCGAACGGACATCCGGGCAAATACAGATGGCGAACTCAAACCCGAAGGCCCCCGTCATGGATTATCCGTCCGAGGAGGACGCCATAACGATGCTGGGCGAATCGGCCCCGGTCAAGATACCTGAAGCACAGGATGCGCTGGATGCGCTGGCCGGCACGCTTGGCCCGAGCGAGGAATCCGGGAATGCGCCGGTGGCTTCCGGGGAAGTATCCGTTATGAACTCCGGAGAATCCGGGGACGAACACGATTCAGGTACGGGCGGTATCCAAATGTTCAACGGGAGCGATACCGAATTCAACCCGTTGAGCGACATAGAAGACGCTGCGCAGATGCCCATGTTCAATCCGGGTCAACTACCCACCGTCTAAAGAACGGTGGGCTTGAGGGAGCCCGGTTTCCCGGTAGTTCCCTCGATTGGCCAGTTGACGGTGGCCTGCCAAGTAGATTCAGCTTGCCATATATGGGCATAGTGAATGTACTTGGGTGGTAACGGCTAGCTATATTGATGCTCGCATT